AAGGCGTTCAAGGCCCTAAAGGTGTTCAAGGTGGAGTAGGTGATGAAGGTGCAGTAGGTGAATCACCTAAAGGTCAAAAAGGTGAAACGGGTGCTCAAGGACCATCAGGTATTTCAGGTGATAGTGGAAATAAAGGTATTCAAGGTTCTAAAGGTGTTCAAGGTCCTAAAGGTATAAAAGGTATAATTGGATTATCACCTAAAGGTCAAAAAGGTGAAACTGGCGGTCAAGGTCCTAAAGGTGTTCAAGGTCCTAAAGGCGTTCAAGGCCCTAAAGGTGTTCAAGGTGGAGTAGGTGATGAAGGTGCAGTAGGTGAATCACCTAAAGGTCAAAAAGGTGAAACGGGTGCTCAAGGACCATCAGGTATTTCAGGTGATAGTGGTGATAAGGGTGTTCAAGGTTCTAAAGGTATTCAAGGTCCTAAAGGTATAAAGGGTATAATTGGATTATCACCTAAAGGTCAAAAAGGTGAAACTGGTGGTCAAGGTCCTAAAGGTGTTCAAGGTCCTAAAGGCGTTCAAGGCCCTAAAGGTGTTCAAGGTGGAGTAGGTGATGAAGGTGCAGTAGGTGAATCACCTAAAGGTCAAAAAGGTGAAACGGGTGCTCAAGGACCATCAGGTATTTCAGGTGATAGTGGTGATAAAGGTATTCAAGGTTCTAAAGGTATTCAAGGTCCTAAAGGTATAAAAGGTATAATTGGATTATCACCTAAAGGTCAAAAAGGTGAAACTGGCGGTCAAGGTCCTAAAGGTGTTCAAGGTCATAAAGGTGCTCAAGGTCCTAAAGGTATACAAGGCAATACTGGTGGTGAGGGTCAAAAAGGCCAGACTGGCGCTTCACCACTTGGTGAAACTGGTTCTAAAGGTCAACAAGGTGGTGTTGGTGATAAAGGTAACCAGTTATCGGGTGGATATTTTGAATGGGATGAGTCTTTAGATAAGTTGGTATTCAAAGAATATGGTTATTCAAGTGGTGACCCTCTTTATGTAGTAGAAACTTACTTCAGTGGTTCATCTTATTAAATAAATTTTCATATTTATAGTAAATAAGTTTAGTTATGGAAAAGAATTTTAATTTTAGTGATAGTTCACGTAGCTTTGTAGACTACTCAAATTACTACTGGTTTAAAGATGGGTTTACTACTACCGAACTCGTTGATATAGAATCCCTCACAACTAATTTGGATTGGGTAGACGCTCAAACTGGTCAAGATGTTAAATCCAAAATCACCGATTATAGAAAATCAAAAATTAAATGGTGTCCACAATCAGACGAGTGGTATTGGGTATACGAAAAGTTGTCTGATATGATTAAGACCGCTAATAAAACCATGTGGGACTTTGAATTAACTCAAATGAGAGAGCAAATTCAATATACCGAATATTATAGTGGTGGTGGTCAGTACGACTGGCATATGGATTGTGGTATTGGTATACAAAACCAACGGAAGGTCTCAGTAACTGTTCAATTATCCGACCCATCTGAATATGAGGGTGGTGATTTACAATTTAATATTGGTGGTAGTTGGATTACAGCACCACGTATAAAGGGAGCTGCTGTTATTTTTCCATCATTCTTTCTACACAGAGTAACACCTATAACTAAAGGTACACGAAAGTCCTTTGTATTGTGGGTGGGTGGTGAACCATTTAAATAAATAAAATATGAAGGTATTATTTGTATCAGGTTATCAAAAATCTAAATGGTCATTAGATACTTGGATTAACGAAGGTGCTGGTGGCACTGAGTATATGGTACTCAAATTAGCACACTTCTTCAAGTTAAACGGCCATGACGTTGTAGTTACTGGTGAAGTTGACACGGCCAACATCGATGGTGTTGACTATGTAGATTACGAGATACTTTCCAAAAAATATAAAAATAATAAATTTGATATTGTAATATGTACTAACTATATTCATTATATATTAGAGTTAGCTGAACATAATATTACATACGACAAATCTTACTTTTGGATTCATAATAATGAATACTATCCGTGGTGGAATGGTATGACATTAGACAACGATGGTTATGATTTCTTCTTAGATGATAGAATGACCAATATCGTATTGGTATCGAATTACCAAAAGGAAATATTCTTAAAAAAATATCCTGAGTTAGAACACAAAGTCTTAGTAATCCCAAATGGTATAGACTTATCAGATTGGAGTGGTATATCTAACGAAAAGATACCAAATAGATTTATATACTCATCAGCTCCAGATAGAGGATTAAAAACCCTACTAAGAATGTGGCCGAAGATAAAGGCGTTGTACTCAGACGCTACATTGATAGTAACCTCACCACCATATGCACTTGAGTGGTATGATTCGTATAAAGATGATTTAGATGGTGTTACATTTTACGATGGGTTATCTCCAAAAAAATTATACAATGAGATTTCTAAATCCGAATATTGGCTGTACCCATCCAAGTATGATGAGACATTTTGTATAACGGCATTAGAAATGATGCAAGGTGGTGTTAAGATATTAACAACTGATACTGGTAATCTTTTATCACTAATACAGGGGTGTGGTATAATCGAACCATCATCTAAAAAAGATAGTGATTTAGAAAGTTCACTTATACAACAAATTGGTAGGTTGAAAAATTCACCATCACTATCTTCTAAAATATTAGATAATTCTAAAAATAAAGTAAAGCAATTTGACTTTCCAAAGATATATAAGAAATGGATAGATACAATAGAGTTTAAAGTTATGCCTGATAAACTACATCCAGAATTGTATACATATTATGATAACGCTCATTCTTGGAAAGAACGATTCATAACATACTCAGCTAAAACTAAAGAATGGGATTTGATTGTAGATGAACCATTTACAAATACATTCTCATTTCCATTATTTACTCCTGAGTTTTGTAAAATGATTAGGGAAGAAGCTGAGTATGCAGATGCTTGGACAGTTGATAGGCATGAAAATTATCCAACCACTGATATGATATTAGAAACTATTGGAATGCAGGACATTTATATGGATGTTCTAAAAGAGTATGTCATGCCACTTTCGATTCATATGTGGGAATTGGAAGGTAAGGGTTGGGATAACCTAACATCAGAAAACTTTTTAGCCAGATACACGCCAAATGCTCAAGGTCATTTATCAATACACCATGATATGTCTGACATTACGTGTTTAGTACAATTATCAAACCTCACTGAATATGAGGGTGGTGGTACATGGTTCAGACGACAAAAACAATTATTAAAAAATGATATAGGGTATGTAACTTTACATCCTGGAAATATAACCCATAAACATGGGGCAAGAGCGGTATCGTCAGGTAAAAGATATATCATAGTTTCCTTTATGAGAAATACGGAAAGATAACCTACATACTATTTATATAATGACTAATAGTATTTAGGAGCATAAATGTCAGTAAACATTCCAATTTGGCCAGGTTCAGGCTCATTCGCAAGTGGTTCATCAACTCCATTTGGGTATTTTGATAGTGATACACAATTCCAATCAGATGCCCCCAAAGTGGCTGAGTGGTGTGCTAAACGTTTGGGTTACCCTATAATCGATATTGAATTACAAGATATCAATATGTTCGCTTGCCTCGAAGAAGCTGTAAGTGAGTATTCATCTCAAGTAAACCAATATAGAGCAAAAGAGAATATGTTATCTATTCAAGGTTCTGACTTGGATTTGGATTTGACAAATACAAATATGAACGCTAATATGCAAAACTTAGTAAATATTGCTAAGGATTATGGTACTGAGGCACTTAGTGGTGGTAAAGTAACAGTATATACTGGTTCATTTGAAATGGTTGCAGGTCAACAAATTTATGACCTTGGTGATGATAATAACGTAAACTTAGAAAATGGTGTAATTGCAAATGGTGTAACGCTTCGTAGAGTATACCACACACAACCACCAGCAATCATTAGATACTTTGACCCATTCGTAGGTACTGGTATGGGTTCACAACAAATGATGGAAACCTTTGGGTGGGGTAACTACTCGCCAGGTGTTTCTTTTATGATGCAACCAATGTTTGATGACCTTTTAAGACTTCAAGCAATAGAATTCAACGATAAGATTCGTAAATCATCATATGGATTCCATGTTGATGGTCAGAGAATTAGACTATATCCAATTCCAAGTGGTGGTGATACTGGCGCTAAGGTGTATTTTGATTATACATTAGATAGTGAGGTAAATTCACCAATAGCAAACTCAAACGTAGTGAGTGATTTGTCTAACGCTCCATTTGGAAGATTAGTATACTCAAATATCAATTCATCAGGTAAACAATGGATTGCTAGATACTCATTAGCATTGGCTAAAGAGATGTTAGGTGCAGTTCGTTCTAAGTTTTCTTCTATACCAATACCGGGTGCTGATGTAACACTTGATGGGTCTGACCTTCGTAACGAAGCATCTGCTGAAAAAGAAGCATTGATGACTCAATTGACTGAAATGTTGGAATCAACATCTCGTAGAGCATTGATGGAAGCGAGAAAAGAAGAATCGGAGTATTTAGAAGAAACTCTAAATAGAGTACCAAGACCAATTTTTATAGGATAACCAAATGGCACTATTCGGTGGACAACGAGATATGGCTCTATTCAATAAAGTGAATAAAGAACTTATCAACGACATTATTGATACTGAAATCTACTATTACCAAGTAGCCTTGACTGATACAAAGTCAAATCTATATGGTGAGGGTAAAGATAAGGTATTCAATCAGCCGATTAAAATACCATCTATTATTGAGAGGGGTCAGTCAAGTCAAATATCCGATGATTTCGGCCAATCATACTCACGTGAAGTTCAGTTTAGATTTCTTCGTGATACTTTGGTTGAAAAAGCACTTGTGCCAGAGGTTGGTGACGTTATTGAGTGGAATGGTGAGTATCATTTAATCGATGCCCAATATTCGTATCAATATGTTGCTGGTAAAAACCCACAAACATGGGATGGCGGTGATTCACAAGGTCTTAATGTATCCATTATATGTGATACACACGTTACACGTCAAACTTCTATCAAATTGGTAGATACTTATAAAGGTAATTCACGACAAAATGATAATGAAGTTCCATTAGGATTGTAAAATGGCTCAAAAGTATAGAAACGAAGACAAATCTAAACCAAACCTTACTCAAACACAATCTTCAACATCAGAAGATGTGAAATTGAATAAGGCAAATCAGATACGTAGGGACCAAGACAACGTAAAAAACGTTTCTGTTGGTATTTACGATGTTGATACTGCATTTAAGAACTTTTTAGAGGTAGATATTAAACCTACTGTTGAAGATGATGGTAGATTTTATCCCGTACCTGTAATGTATGCTTCTCCTGAGAAGTGGGCAAGTTCACAACGTGATGGTTTTATGAAAGACGATAACGGAATGTTATTAACACCTGTTATATCGTTCAAACGAAATAATCTTTCAATAAACACCGATTTAGCTAAATTAAAAGTAGCACAAAACGAAGATGCTCATCAAATGTTCGAGAGAACGTATAGTAAGACCAATAGATACGACCAATTCTCAATATTAACTGGTCAATCTCCTAAAAAAGAATATATGTCGGTTGAAAGACCTGATTATGTAAATTTAGAGTATGAAGTAGTTGTATGGTGTGATTATATGGAACAAGTCAATAAGATTGTTGAACAAATCGTATTTTTCCAAGGACGTTCCTTTGGTGATAGATATAAATTCCAAATAAAAGGTGAGTCGTATTCATTTGAAACCATATCTGAAATGGGACAAGATAGAATTACACGTGCCAATATCAGTCTTACAGCGAAAGCGTATATAATGCCGGAATATGCCGGAATTTCAAATAATACTAAACGTAAGATATCGATAGGTAAGGTTTTGTGGAATACTAATATAACTGGTGAAAATGATTCTACAATACCGAGTGGTAATCAATAATTTTTACATATTTATATAATACAACAAATATAACAAGTTATGGAAGAAAAGCAAATTATTAAATTTACTGAAGACGAAGTAAGTAAAATTCAAACATTACAACAAAAAGTATTAACTATTAATACAAGAGTTGGTGAGGTTGAGATAGAAATAAATGGGTTAGAAACTGTATTTCAAGAGTTAAAACAACAAAAACAATCTCTTATATCTGAATATAAGCAATTAGGTACTCAAGAAACGGAACTAGCAGTTGAATTAAAAGAGAAATATGGTGAGGGGACTTATGATATTTCCAAAAATGAGTTCACGCCTACAAAATAAGTAGTCGTTTAGTTATTTTTTAATGTATTTATAATAAGGAAAACCGAAATTTATATTTTAGGAGAAGAAAATGGCTGAAAGAATTGTAAGTCCTGGAGTTTTTACAAGAGAAAAAGACCTCTCATTTTTACCACAAGGTATTGGTGAGATAGGTGCGGCACTTATCGGACAATCGATAAAGGGCCCTGCTTTCGTACCAACGAAAGTAGAATCATTTCAAGAATTCCAACAAAAATTTGGTGGTCTTACTGAGGATTCATATCTTCCGTATACCGCTCAATCGTATTTAGAAGAAGCAGGTACTGCAACTATCGTAAGAGTATTAGGTAAAGATGGATATACCGCAAAACCAATCGCATTGGTAGTATCTTCATCAGCTGGTCAAAAGGTAGGTGCTTTACTACATCCGACTACTACTTTAGGTAGTGGTGATTTTGACGACAGTATCATTACCGGTGTTAGTGCTTCTGCATTCTTACTAACCCTAAGTGGTAGTTCAGTAACAAGTGGTAGTGATGATGTAAATGTTAATTCAGCATCACTTGACCCGGCAGACGAAAACTATATTACTAAGTTATATGGTTACTCTCCTAAGTCATCTAAAGATGCTTACACTCAATTAAACTTCTCAACATTCCAAGCAGAATCGCTTGCTAAAGATGGTGAAGTACCAACCGTATCACTTGTTAAAGTGGACGTTGACTATACTAACGCATATTCTGAAGCATCTACTCCATGGATTAAATCACAAAAGGTAGCAGGAACTGCTGCTAACTTGATTAAATTCCATACATTATCTCATGGTAACTCTACTAACTACGAATTCAAAGTAGGTATTAGTAATATCAAACTTGCATCTGAGGTGCCAGGTTCTGAATATGGTACATTTAGTGTTGTAGTACGTAGAGTAGACACTGGAAAGATTCCTAATTCAATTTTCGGCCAAAGTGTTCAAGATTCTGATACAAGACCAAATATTATAGAAGAATTTCAAGGTGTAAATCTTGACCCTAACTCACCAAACTACATCAAGAGAGTAATTGGTGACAAATACATTACAGTTGATGATAATGGTAAATTAACTTCAAATGGTGATTATCCTAACGCATCCGCTCATATTAGAGTATCAGTTTCATCTGATGTAGATGCTGGGTCAATCGACTCAACACTTGTACCATTTGGATTTGGTAAATTAACGTCACCATTACACGAAACTTACGACCTACCTTCTCCAACTTATAATGTATCTCAGTCACTCGCTGGTGAATATAATAAGAGAGTATTTTTTGGTTATGATTTTGACTTTACGTCAACTGACAACTTAAACTTCCTACAACCACTTCCAGGTTCAAATGTTGAAAAAGTAGGTAATGACTTTGATTTGGCAGATTGTCACTCAAACGGGTCTACTATTACATTATCATCTGATATAGATGCTAAGAAGTTCTTAGTTCCATTCCAAGGTGGTTTCGATGGATTCGAACCAAATAGAGTGGTAAATGTAGGTAAGGATATTATTGCCGGTAACAACCAAGGTATGGATATGTCATCAGCTACCGCTGCTGGTACATTAGCATATAGAAAAGCTATCAACTCAATCTCTAATCCAGATGAGTTCGATATCAATATGGTAGTACTTCCAGGTGTAATCAATAGACTACACTCTTCAGTAACCACATTCGCTAAAGATATGTGTGAAGATAGATTAGATTGTTTCTACGTAATGGATGCTGGTGCATATCAAGATTCTATTGCAACTGTAAACAACTCACTTACTTCATTCGACTCAAACTATGTTGCTACTTATCACCCATGGGTTAAAATCCTTGATACTGATAAGAACAAGCCAGTATGGGTTCCGCCAAGTGTTGTTCTACCAGGCGTTATCGCATTCAATGACTCGGTTGCTGCTGAATGGTACGCTCCCGCTGGTTTGAATCGTGGTGGTCTTCCAAATGTAATCGAAGTTAAGACACGTCTTACTCACGATGAGAGAGATACACTATATACGGCCCGTATTAACCCAATCGCTACGTTCCCTGGACAAGGTGCTACGGTATTCGGTCAAAAGACATTACAAGCTAAACCATCAGCATTGGATAGAATCAATGTAAGAAGATTGTTAATCGCAGTTAAGAAATACATCGCATCTTCAACAAGATACTTGGTATTTGAAAATAACACCGCTGCAACAAGAAATAGATTCTTGTCAATCGTTAATCCTTACTTAGAATCAATTCAACAAAGACAAGGTTTATACACATTTAAAGTGGTAATGGATGATTCCAACAACACTCCAGATGTGATTGATAGAAACATTATGGTAGGGGAAATTTACTTACAACCAACGAAGACTGCTGAATTCATTGTTCTTGATTTCAACATACTTCCAACTGGCGCTGCATTCCCTGAGGCATAATTGTAGAATTAGACTATTTATTAGAAAGAGATAATAGGAGATTATAAATGGCACAGCTATTAGACCCAAATGAAATTATGTTCACCAACTTCGAACCGAAGATGTCAAATCGGTTCATTATGTATATTGAAGGAATTCCTGCATACTTGGTGAAAACCGCTGCAAGACCTGAAATTACAAATGGTAAGGTGACTATTGACCATATCAACACCCGTAGATATGTAAAAGGTCGTTCTGAGTGGAGTGACTTATCAGTAACTTTATACGATCCAGTAGTACCATCTGCTGCACAAGCTACTATGGAGTGGGTAAGACTACACCACGAATCGGTAACTGGTCGTGATGGTTATTCTGACTTCTACAAAAAAGATATCACATTTAACAGTTTGGGTCCTGTTGGTGATAAAGTAGAAGAGTGGACACTAAAAGGAGCATTTATCCAATCTGCTAATTTCTCTGACATGGATTATAGTGGTGAAGATATCGCTACTGTTGAAATGACATTGACTTACGATTACGCAATACTACAATACTAAAATATTGATTGTAAAATGAAAACTGAAAACCCTCACGTAATTGTGGGGGTTTTTTAATTTAAAAATAATACTTATATAAGGTTAACCAAATAATAAAGGAGAATATATGTTATCAATCATTAGAGACGCGTCTACAAAAGTAATCGTATTCGCATCATACGGAAACGTAACACAATCAGAAACCGGTGTAACTTGTGATGTAATCAGTGACCTTTCAGGTGAAGATTATGGTACAGCTGCTGGTTATGAAAAAGTAGAAGTTGACATGCAATTACCGGAGTCTTACGCGGGTGGAACACACGCACTTATAGAAGACGGCGCTGGTTATAGATTTGACGCAGTAAGTGGATAATATCACTTTATACTTTTAAAATTTTAGAAACCCTCACCATTGGTGGGGGTTTTTGTATTATAAATGCCTGAGTTACATACTTATATATGGTTAACCAATAGAATGACAAGGAAAAGTTATGAAAGATTTACAAGACGACTATCAAATGTCTAATGAAGAGGCAGTTGAACAATTAAAAAAAGCACATGAGGTGAAACAAGTAAGTGATTACAAGTTTCCAACCGAAATTATCGAACTACCATCTCGTGGTTTGGTTTATTCTAAAGACAATCCATTATCGAGTGGTAAAGTAGAGATGAAGTACATGACCGCTAGAGAAGAGGATATTCTAACCACTCAGTCATATATCAAAGATGGTTCGGTTTTAGACCGATTATTTCAATCTCTAATTGTATCAAATGGTGATGGAACACCTGTTAAGTATGTAGACCTAATAGTGGGTGACAAAAATGCTATTATGATAGCAGCACGAATCTTGGGGTATGGTAAAGAATATAAAGTCGAAGTAAATGACCCGTTTAGTAATAATACTCAAAATGAAATCATTGACCTTACTCAATTTGATAATAAAGAATATGATGGTTCACATCAATTAGAACAAAACAAAAACGAATTCGAGTTAGAACTTCCACAATCTAAGAGAAAACTGACATTTATGATTACAACCGAATCTAAGGATAGGAAAGTAAAGCATATACTCAAAGAAGAACGTAAGAAAAATCGTAAACTAAAAAACGAAACAAGTTCTGAACTAACCACCCGACTAAAGCAAACAATTTTATCAGTAGATGGTGACTATGACCAGCGTATAATTGATAATTTTGTAGATAATGAGTTATTTGCTCAAGATAGTAGAGCTCTTAGAACATATATTAAAAAAGTTTCTCCTGATATGGATTTAGAATGGGAATTCATTTCGGAGGAAACTGGGGAAGGGAGGTTTATGTCCTTACCTATGGACGTGACCTTTTTTTGGCCTGAAGATTAATTACAGACAGCAACTACATTCACATATTTTTGATTTAATTTATCACGGAAATGGTGGGTTTACTTGGAACGATGTGTATAATATGCCAGTTTGGGCCCGTAAGTTTTACATCAGTAAAATTTTAGAATTTAAACAAGCTGAAAAAAAAGCAAATACAGAATCTATAAATAAATCACAAAGGGGAACACGAAAATAGTTCCCCTTTGATATTTATATTAAGATAACAACAGGAGATATATGAATTTTTTACAAAAACTTGTCGCTCGCAAAGTTTTAAAAGGTATGGAGAAGTTGGCTCAAAAAGACCCGGCTGTCAATAAAAGCTTTAACGATTTAGCTAAAGCGTCACGCCAACTTAAAATAGACATCGATAATCACATCAAAAACTCTAAAGATACTTTTAAATAAGTAATATTGGATAACCCAAATGGCAAAGACTAATAAGCAGAGAAACGAAGAGAGTAAGGCTCGTAAGCAGGCTATGGAGGACAATGACTTCCTTAATAGCCAAGCCGACCTACTTAATCGTAAAATGCAAGACCAAATTGAAAATGCCAAGGAGTTGGGTAAGCTTAGAAAAAACTTACTAAGTGGAATGGTTGATGAGGTTGATAATCTTGAGCAACAAAGGGAATTATTAGAAGACTACGAAACGTCAATGAAAGAGTTGGTGGATGGTAGAACTACACATGGTCGAAATTTAAAAGAAGAAGTAGATACACTCAAGGATGTAATCAAGACTGAAGAACGGAGGCGGGACTTACAAGGTGAACTTGAGACCAAAGCAAATGGTATGTTAGATGGTCTTGAAGGTCAAATCAAAAATATCCCACTCATTGGGGGATTATTAGCATCTACAATGGACTTTGGTGGATTAAAAAAACAAATGGGTGGTATTATGAAGGGTATTACCCAACAATTCGTAATGTTAACTGCTGCGGGAGTTCCCGCTGGTAAGGCAATTGCAATGTCGTTTAGGTCAGCAATCCCATCTATAATATCATTTGGGGCAAGTTTATGGGCCGCAATTTCACCACTCCTACCGATTATTCTTCCTATTATAGCCGCAATGGTTCTATTGAAAAAAGCACTTGGAGTTGACCAACAAGTAGCTGATTTAAGTCGTGAGATGGGTATTGCTAATAGTCAAGCTAAAGAAATGGTTACCAACTTTAATAATATGTCTGTTATGAGTGGTAACTTGAATATTAATACCAAGAGTCTGATTGAGTCTCAAAAACAACTCGCAGAGTCCATAGGAATGACTGCACAATATTCCGCCAAAATGTTACAAGACCAAATTCACTTGACTAAGTATATGGGTATGTCTGGTGAAGAGGCTGCAAACTTCCAAAAGATGTCAGCTGCATCTGGCATGAGTGTTCGTGATATGCAAACCGAAGTAGCATCGACAGTTGGTGGTTTTAATGAACTCACAGGTGCTTCAGTCGACTTTGCCGGTGTACTAAAAGACATATCCAACTTATCTTTAGAAATGCGTTCTACATTCAAGGGTAATGTTAAAGAGATGGCTATGGCAGTTACTCAAGCGAAGGCATTGGGTACTACATTACAAGAATCATCGGATGCCGCAGATAATCTTCTTAATATGGAAAGTTCACTTCAAGCCGAGATGAAAGCAAGAGTGTTAACTGGTGTTAACCTCAATAACACTGCTATCCGTGCAGCACAACTAGCAGGTGAACAAGGTGAAGTATTACGACTCCAAGCAAAACAAATGAGTGAGATTGGTGATGTGAGTCAAAAGTCACGAATCCAACAAAAGGCAATTGCAGATGCAATGGGTATGTCAGTTGACCAAATGTTGAAGATGAATGAACAGCAAATGGTTATGAATAAGTTGGGTGTTAAAAACTTAGACAATGTAAGTAAGGAACAACTAATGAGTGCCGGTCTATCTGATGAAAAGGCCAAGCAAATGATACTTGATAGAGAGAAACAATCTCAACAAGAAAAGATGAGTGCTGCAATGGATAAGATGAATGCAGCTCTTGCTGAAGCAGGTGCTATTATTCTTCCAGTTGTTGGTTACTTGGTTGACCTGATTCTACCAACGATAATTAATTCGTTCAAAATGGTAGGTGCGATATTCAAACTTCTTAGAGGGTTTATTACATTATTTACTGACCCAATTGAGGGTATTAAGATGATGGGTCAGGCAATTTATGACTTTGTTGTAGCACCATTTCAATGGGTTGGTGACACGATTGGTGCTCTATTTGGGGGTGGTGGCACTAAATCCACTGGATATGACGAGGGTGCATCCGACTCCATAGATGATGGTGTAATTACACCAAGTGGTGATGTAATCAAAACCAATCCGGCAGACTTTATTATGGCAACTACCAATCCAGCAGCAATGGCCGGTAAATTAGCAGGTGATAGTGCCGGTGGTGGTATTGACTATGACAGGCTGGCAGCTGCAATGGGTAACCAACCTCTTCAAATTGTAGTAGATGGTAGAGTAATTAGTGAAATTACTAAGAAACAATCAATGAATAAATCATTTAATAAGCAGATGGGATAATTGGATGGCATTAAAAGATTTAAAATCAGATTTGTCTAAGTTTAGAAGACCAACAGAGAAACCACTTTCTGACAAGAAGAGAGTGGATATCCCTAAGTCTACTAATCAGACCCCATTGTCTCAACTTGTGGACAAGTCCCCATCTGCTCCTAAATCAAATACAACTACACCTAAACAAGGTGTAACTCCAAACAAGTTTGATAACTCATCAAACTATTTGGGAGAAACGACCCCATCTAAGTTTGATAACTCATCAAACTATTTGGGAGAAACGGCCCCATCTAAAATGTCGTTGGAAGAACGATACTTAGGACAAACTGAAACACAAGAAGTAAATCAAGGCGATAAATTTAAAGGTGAAACGAAAACGGAAAATATTACTCAAGGAGATAGATTTAAGGGTCAAACGACTCCTCAAGACTACTCCGGTGAGGAAAAGTTCAAAGGTGAAACCACCCCATCCGAATTCAGATTCATTCAAAACTTCTTAGGTGAGACTACGCCAAGTGAATTTAGTTTAACTGAAAAGTTCTTAGGTGAAACAACTCCTACTGAGTTTAACTTAGAAGAGAAGTTCTTAGGTGAGACAACTCCTACTGAGTTTAACTCAGAAGAGAAGTTCTTAGGTGAGACTACGCCAGCTGATTTTAATTTGAGTGAAAAGTTCTTAGGTGAAACTACACCAACTGAAGTAAACTACATTACCGATGTTCATGCAAAGGGGTTTACTTCTGAGTTTAATCGTATGGATGATAGTAAATTTACAGGAATTACATCTCCTAAAGAGTTTAACCAAAACTCTTCAAAGTTCTCTAACTTTAAAACCGGATTTACAACAAACGAAGAATCTAAAAAAACGGAATTTGTAGTAGAGTTGTCACAATATTCTGATTTCCAAAAAATAAATCCTGGATTGTCTTTTGAAGCAGGTTATGGTCAATTTAGAACTGGTGGTGTAACTGGTGATACTCAAAAATACACTCCTGACGGGAATCGATACTCTGATGTATATAAAAGTATTGGTGATATGATGGAGCAACGTAATTCACCATCATTTTTAGATAAGATGTATCACAAATTTAATCTTAAAGATGATTCACCAAACTCATTAAACATAATAAAAGCACCTTACATACTCCGCGGTATACAACGTAAAAAAATATCAAAAGGTGAACCTCAATTTTGGGACTTTGGTCTTGGTATAGATGATGGTCTAATTAGAGGTGGTATTGTAGCATCTACTACACGAGCATTGGTAGATGTCGCAAGGATTGGGTCATTCTTCTTATCAGCAAAAGGATTATTATGGGGTGTACGACAAATTGGATTACAACGTAGTCAGAAATATGGTAAGACTTGGACACCTGTAAATCTTTTAGCAAGTTTGGCAGGGCAACATTTAGGTTTAAAATTTGATAGACCTGACTTAATCCCATTAGGTAAACAGGGTTGGAAATATAATCCCAATGCTTCAATAAATGTAAGCCCATTAAGAACTTTGTATACCCTTTTCCGATTAAAAGGTATTCGTAACGATGTATTTCCATTGAGGACAGACCTTAAAGGTGGATTTGATTCAATTTATGGAATTGGTGCAAGTATAACAAATCGATTCATTAATACATTTGACAATAGTGGTACACGATATGGTAATACAACCGCATATATCGGAATAGACAATCGATTCTCAATAGGACCGACTTCACCATATGCTAAAACGAAAAAAGATAATCCGATTCTTTTTGCTAAAAAGCGTTATGAATTCCAAATAAATGATAGTCTTAGAGCAAATGATGATGGTACTAAAACCACATTAGCTAAACAAACCCAAGAAGCCTCACCAATTCCAATCGATGATGTATTTGAAAAAAGAGGATTGTATAAATCTGATGGTAAAACTAAAGGTCCTGGTAATGATATAAAAGATTACGAAGCAGTATCATATGGTACGATAGCTAAAATAGCAAATGGTGACAATCCATCAGATTACAAAGGTGATTTTAGAAATCTAAAAGATAGTAATTATAATATTGATTCTGCCACGGTAGCTGGTGATGATTATACCGCAAATAATCTAATAACAAAATACGGCCTCGGACAAACCTTCAAAACAAATGCAGAACGTTTATCAGAGACCCGACTTGATACGATTGGTACGGCAAACGTAGGTGATGCTGAATTAGATGATATCGTTAAGCTGGTATTTAAAACCAATAGTAGTAATCTATGTCAATTTAGAGGAACTGTTAGTGGAATTACCGAAACATTCTCACCATCGTGGAATGGTGAAAAGCCAAATGGTAGAGCTGATAAAGCTTATATGATGACTGAATTCGAAAGAACATTATCATTTAATTTTAAAGTAATGGCGTACTCGAAAGCGGAATTAGTCCCAATGTGGGAAAAGTTAAAACAATTAGCAACCTTCGCAATGCCATTTTATGGGAGTAGTACTGGTTATCGTGGAAGAGTTCTTAGTTTTACATTGGGTGATTTATGGAAAAATCACAATTCGTTGTTAACATCACTATCGTATACAATGTCCGATGAAGTATCTTGGGACATTAGAAAAGATATAACCATCCCAAGATTTGTAGACGTTTCAGTTGGACTCACATTAGTAGGTGACGCAGTTCACAGTGAAAACAGTACTCCTAACTTATACGACTTTGTACCACCACTTGATGGTCCTTCTGCTCCATTATCTTCCGGAGATGACCTTGGGCAGGGTACAGCAATAAATTTAGTTTAAACTATGAATAGATATGATGACATAGAACTCCGTAAAGATAAAACCGGCCGTAGATTTAAGTCTACTGTAAAATTACCTATTATAGAACCACAAAATAGTGATATATACATAATAGGTATGGTAGGTGATAGATTGGATACGTTAGCTTATAAGTATTATAATAAATCATCGTATTGGTGGATTATAGCAAGAGCAAATAATATTGGTAATGGTGATTTTGTAGTACCAATTGGTAAACAATTAAGAATACCACAAAGTATAGAACAAATAGTAAATGCGTACAACCAATTAAATAGTTAATAGTTATGGGAGTATTTTCAAGAGCAAGTTTCGGCGCAAGTGGTAATTTAGGTAAAATATCCGAATATATAAAAAATCCAAATGCAGATGATAATTCGAAAATATGGAATTATGGAAAATACGCGTATATTAGTATACAAACCAATGGTACTAACAATGCAGGTTTATGTTCTCCTGCTTCTGGTGTAACCCTTGGTGATAACCCACTAAATTCTTCTGAAAAGTATAATTCTTTAATAAGTAGAGATGGTTCACGTGATGTGCCAGCTAAACCATTATTAGAATCTGTTAGAATAAACAATGATGGTTCGAACGATGTTTCAGATTCCGCTCTATTTGATATTGATGTATCATTCAAGTGTTATTCAAAAAGTCAATTCGCAACATATGAATCGGCATTTTTCCGAGTAGGTAATGGTGTTACTTTATCATTTGGGTACAAGGGGTTAGGTTTTGGGGCATCAATGTCGGCAAACGTATATAACTTTGGATTTTCAATGGATGCAAGTGGCGTTTACTCATGTAATCTGAAACTAACTGGTAAAAATAGATTCTCTGCTGTTTTAGCCATGGACCAAACATTAGCCGGAACAGGTACTACAATTAAAGATGAAGAAGATAACGATATCACGGCATTTAACATTCCAAGTGAATTAAACAATAGATTTATAACTGCCTTTCCAGAGTATGAGGAGTCGAGTGTCATACAAAAGGGTGGCACCAAGGACTTTGTACCGGATGGTGAAGCAAAACTTAGTGGTGGGTATGCCGTAGCTAATATACAAACAAAATCTGGCGCAGATTTTAAAATATTGGGGATGGTAAACGTAGACTTTGATGATATGTTTGTTAAATACGTAAAATTTAGTGAATTGATTGATGTCATCAATACCGCACATTCTAATAGTGGATTCAAATGGGGGTTTGGAGATGCAAAAGGAAAATTCATACCACAATTTGCGTCAGCTGACCCATCGAAATTATTATTAGATGGTGATATGGCAACTTATGGTGAAACCGCGGCTACAACCTTCAATGATGGTATTAAAAATAATTTAGCAACCGGAACTGGCTTTGATGGTAATGCAAAAGATATGTTGATATCGTTGGATTTGATAAACACTACCATAGACCGATTGGTTGAAAGAGCAAAGGAAGATAAAGATGCAAAGGGTGAGAGTAGTGTAAATAATTTTCTAAGAGTTTTGTGCGCAACAATTAAAGATTTAACTGGTGGGTTATATCCATTAACAATATACAATGATGGGTTTAAGAACTCTAATAAATTTTTAATAGTAAATGAAAGAGCAGAACACCAAAAGGGTATCAGTGCCGCTTATACGTTTAAAACTCACGACTTAGGTTCTGTTTTAAAATCAGTCAACTTATCATCAAATATGGATTCTGACATGGCCGCAGCAGCATTGGTATCAAATCGTGGGGGGGAGATACCTAAAGGCGCGTTTGATAATCTATATAACGATTGTGGTCCCAATCTTGAAACAACAGCACCACCTGTACAAATAACATTGGATGACATTCAAAAGAAAAAAGAAGAATTAGGTACAGGGTTATCAGCGGAACGTTCTCAAGGCCTTAAAGATATTATGAAGTCATACATAAGTAATAAACCAGCTCCAACTGGTACTGATACCGGTTACAGATACATGATTGACTTATCTGTAACTTGTTATGGTGTATGGGGTACAAATATTGGTGATACATTTAGTTTCGATGGGTTACCTGCAAAATACATCGGCGCAGGTAAATATTTTTGTGTAGGTAAAATGGAACATAGCTTTGATGGACAAGGTAATTGGGAAACAAGCTTTACTGGATTCTTAAAATTGGATGCTCAATAATGGCCAAACGATTAAAAGTATATTATCCCAAAGGTCAAATTCAAAACGGACTTTACACTCAAGGTAAGGAGTGGATGTCGCCTGATGGTACTGAATATGTTGGTGATTACCATACATATAGTACTGGTGAGGTCTTTACTAAAGGAGTTTACTTAAAAGGTGTATCTGAAAAATTAATAAAGTATGTTGACCTATCACTTATAGATAATTCTGAAAAATTTAAATACGATTCTCTAAATAAGCTTGATGTTAGTTTCAACTTTGCTGTGTATGGTATTTCAACACCAATAGAATCGGATTATGTAAATGGTTACTTTATTCGTTATTTTGTAAAACGTCATTTTAATGATATAATCACTGAAGTTAATAAAGATGTTTATTCTACTATTAGTACCGAGTTCTATAAAAAAACAGAAGTTAGATGGAAATTGGTAGACAACGCTGACTTTGTAAATCGCAAGCAGATAGAGTTAGGTAATGAAACCATAAAAGGACTTTCAAACTACATCACTAACTATTCAGAATTCTTAAAATAATAACAATTTCTTAACATTAAAATTTGGTATATCCAAATAATTTTCGTATCTTTACTATGTAAAAGATAGATAAGTTATGAAAGTAAAAGAAATTAAATATGGTATCGAAATCACGAAACCATGGAATGCCGAAATGTACAACCACAATGAGAAAGTATCCGACTTGATGAAAGCTGAGTTGAGGTTGGCTTTGAACAATGCTATGAAAACTGAAAACGAGGAACTTCTAAGAGACGTTGCTTCCGTGATTTGTCCAAGTGGATATGGTATTGGGTTTGAGATGGAAGACATCTACAATGAGTCTCTTAGAGAGTTAGGGATGGTTGAAAACTATTGGTTAAACGAAGAGTACCCCTATGGAGTAACAAAAGGTATAGTTCCTTCAGTTGAACTTGAATTCATAGGTTACTAAACTTTAACAATTTCTTAACATTAAAAGTTTGGTGATTTCAATATTAATCACTATATTAGTACTGTTGATGTGGGGATGTTACCACGATAATAAAAAATAAAAAATAAAAATTATGACCTATCAAGAATTAAATCAGTTGAGTATCGAACAACTACGAGTGTTAAACAACAAAGTAGTTGAAGTGATTAAGATTAAGAAAAGTGAAAATGCACTTAACGTCAAAGAAGAACTTTACATTGGTGCTAATGTGAGTGTTAATCACCCTAAGTTAAAGGGTAAACAACTCCGAGTTGAGAAAATCAACCGAACTAAGGCCGTTCTAAAAGTGTTGAATGGGTATGGGACTTACACAGTTCCTATGAATATGATTGAAGTAAACAAGTAAGATATGATAGTTCAGAAACCACAAAGTCAAGGTATCACAATTGACCTAACAGGTCCTCAAGGTAACGCATTTTTCCTTCTTGGGACTGCTAAGAAACTGGCTCGCCAACTCGATTTCAATGAGAGTTTCATTTTGAATGAAATGAAGAATGGTGACTATGAAAACTTAATCAAAGTATTTGACCACTACTTCGGTAGTGTAGTAACCCTTTATCGTTAGGATATGACACACGTAGAAAAAGAACAATGGTTACAAATGGCCAACAAACTTCAATGGGAGGGGTTAAATTCCCAAGAGTGGGAGACCATGGTGGAACTTCGCAAAAAGATGTTGATTGGTAAGGGTAAAAATCCAAACCATTACGACTTAGGTTCAACACGATGTTCAAAAAAGTTTGGATACTAACGAATAATTTCGTATATTAGTCTTTGTGAAGATAGTAGATACAAACGAACGATTACATAAACGCATCTCTGCCCTGTCAAGTAAGGTGTTGGTGTTTCCCATTCTAACAAGTTTGGTGAAACACCCTCATCTTTCCCGTATATCGTCTATTTTGATATCTGATGGTGATATTGACATTTTTGTAAACTACAATAATATAGACGCAGGTTATGTAACTGACCCAATAGACTTCAGTCAATTCGAAGAGGTATGTGTGGTTGGTTTAAAAGAGTTCTTACACCATTACGACTACCTACCTACAATGTCCGACCTTGAAATGGAGTTATTCCATCAGGCGAAGGATTTCGATGTAGAAGAACGACCTATATATACAATCTTTAGAAGACGTAAAGCTCCCAAAGCAAATGACCTCATTCCAATTTGGAAACACTATGAACAATTCCAAGATTGGAAAGTTATGTGGTCTCAAAATCCGACCTCAAGTAAATTTAGTAAGTTGTATCCTAAATGTCTTAATTGGATAGAGAGAAGTGGGTTGTATACACAAGGTGGTATGGAGTATAGTCAATATAATATGTTCACTACCACATCTCGACCATCAAACACCTTTGGTGGTATTAACTATGCAGCACTTCCAAAAGATGGTGATGTTCGTAAGAGGTTCATATCACGATTTGAGGGTGGTAAGTTGTATCAGTTAGATTTTGATGGATACCACATTCGTTTGATTGCTAAATTGATAGGTGTAGACATACCATTAGACATCAAAGCACATAAGTGGTTAGCAGACCAATATGGAGCAGACCTCAAAGATGCAAAAGCAATCACGTTTAGACAATTATATGGGGGTGTCCAAGATGAATACAAACACATTCCATTCTTTAGTAAGACCTCAGAGTATATAGAGTCACTTTGGAATGACTTTTTACGTAATCGACTCACATTTACCCCAATTATGAGCCGGAAAATAGAAATAATCGACTCACTCAATAAAAATAAGTTATTTAATTACATCTTACAATCGGTTGAGACTGAAAGAAACATACTTATATTGGAGAAACTCTCTAATATGAAAAGCTCTCAAAAATCACTACCTATATTATACACATATGACTCAATATTGTTTGATGTGGATTCTGATGATGGTATTGAATATATTTTAGAAATAAAAAAAGTTATGGAGTCCGGTGGGTTTCCAACTGACATTGAAATTGGAGATAATTACAAAGATATGGTTAAGGTCAATCTTTAGATATTTATGTTTATGAAGAAACTTATCAATTACATAGCAAAAAAAGTGTGGAACGAAGTGGGTGTATCCTTAAATGAAGGTATACATACCAAAGAGTCACTGAAAGCTACATACAAAGTAGTTTCAGACATATTAGGTGAATCTATTGCAGAAGAGTTACTTATCAACTTATTAGAAGCTAAAGATGATAAAGTCGATCCTGATACTGAAGTAACTTATAAGAATAAGGATGGTGAAAAGAAAACCACGACTTATAAAACTGCGATATCATCCGATAAAGAATCCCCTCAATACAAAGCAGCAGATACCCTCAGAAATACCAATGATACGCCGGAAGAAAAAGAAGACGATGGTAAGTTTTCAAAATCCGACCAAATTGGTATGATGACTCAGATAGAAAAAGATGCTCAAGCTAATACCGATGATAACGAATCCGATTCTACAAACGAACCATCACCAAAAATCACCGACAGCGTATATGGTACTGCTGGAAAGGGTGATACTGACGTAAAGAACAATATGTTCAAATACGGATTCTCAGGATATCAGAAAGGTACTGGTAAAAGGCCGGCTCCTGGTTCTCCTGGTTCTGCTTTTAACGAAATCGCATCTGGTGAAGGTATTCATATGCTGAACGAGAACCCAAATATGACCGAAGAAGAGTTGGCTCGTAAAATGTATGACCAATACAAAGAAACCGCACTTGGTAAAGAGCAAAGTAGGTCATCCGGAGTTGGTAGTATACCAAGTGACGTTGAAAATGACAAACTATACTCAAAATGTGTGATATCAGCACGGTCAGCTAAAACCAAATACGATACGACTCAAAATAGAGTATCCGAACTACAATCTAAAGGTAACTTTGGTAGTATTGATAAGATAGACACTTATTATGGAGCAGCAGAATCCATAGATGCGCAGGTGTTAGCAATTAATGGCGCTAATAAGGTAATTTTACCCAATGGTACTGAGGTTGGTAAAGAAGATGCTGTTGCTTTTGTAAAAGCCGGTGGTGGTGGTATGAACCCATCCGATACTGCTACGTTTGCTAAGGATAAGTCTGGTAATTTACTTATACAATTCCACTCAGACAAAACATCCACCGCAGATATCCAAGATAACTCTACCCTAGCTCAGGAGGGTGAAAATTATAAATCATCCATTGATAAACTTGATGGGTTATCTGATGAACAAAAGACTAAGGCAAAGGCATTAGTCGATGAATACTCTGATAAAATGTCTTCCATTGAAGGCAGTTATAATAGCCAAACGGCTAAGATTGCTGGTAGATTATCAGAACTTCCAGTTGAAGCTCAAGTAGATATCATCGAAAAGGATACTGGTACTTTGAAGAAAAATATAGAAGTTGCAATTTTTGGTAAAGATGGTAAGCCTAAAAAACAATTTCAAAATTACCTTTCAGATGGAGCCACCTCAGATTCACTTTCTACGGAAGACAAGTACAATGCTATTCGTAGATTAGTAGCTGATGGTAATGGTAAAAGTAATGAGATTAAGGTAATCACTAAAGTAGGCCTCGCTTTACAATCTAAAGATTCATCTGTTGAAGGTATTGATGTTAAAAAATTAATTTCTGATGAGAGGGAGCAGGTTGTAAATCTTCAAAGAGAACGTATACAACAACTAAACTCACAAGGTTCTACTGACGTAGATGGTGTTGCTGTTCCATTGGGTAGGTTAATGGAGGCTGAGGAGACTATTAGGGGATTTCATCTCACATTGATGGACTACCCACCAAAGGATTACAAAGAAGGTGACCCATCATCTATGGTAGGTTCATCTCTCGATGTCAATATGGGTGGTGCTCAAGTAAATGGTGAAAAGCTTAGAGGCTGTATGGGTGTTGGTAGTAGTACCGAATTTAAACAAAAATTCAGACTTAATGAAGTTGATGAAATCGTAAAAGATAAAGAAGGTAATGTTACTGGTAAGACTGTATTCGTTTACGCCATAGATTCCAAAGGTAAGCAACTGGAAATAGGTAAGAAGTCCTACCGTTCTAAAGCAGGTGCTACTGGGAAGACTAACAATACATTTACATATAGTAGTGAAATACAAAAGTGTTTCAAATCTAAGTAGGAGATAATGAGTGAGAACACAATTATTATGTACATTTTCAACTGAGAGTGAATTCGAAGATATGGTAAAACATATATTATCGGCATATGAAATATTTAGCCGTAAGATATTTGTTCTAAAATTAAAACCATCAAATGAGTTGGTAATAAGTTATAATATAGTACCAAATGGTGTTAAATTTTTACCAGCTACGATTATGGTACATAGAAAGAAGGAATCGAATACCATGTACACAATAAATTCACTGAATACATTAATAACATCTGAAAATGGTGGGTATTTAGATAAATCGTATCAAGTAGATTGGAACAAATATAGGAATTCACTTATACTTACAGATGGTGATGGCTTTAAGGTAATGAAGACGAGTTTATTCCGAATTATTGACGTTAATTAACTCCAGCGCCATATTTATATGAGTACGAAAGTACAACAACAAAATAAAAAATAAAATATTTTAGAATACATTTGGTTTTGTCACCCAAATGTTGTATATTAGTGACATAGTTAACAATTAATAATTAAAAAGAGTAGTATTATGGCTATTGATTTAAATGCAATCCGCAATCGTTTGAACACGCTTCAAACAAAAGTAACAAAGACTGATAATCTTTGGAAACCACAACCAGGTAAACAACAAATCCGTATTTTACCTTACACCCACAACGCTTCGAATCCGTTTATTGAACTTTACTTCCACTTTGGTTTTGGTGGTAAAAACATCATCTCTCCAAGTTCATTTGGTGAGGCTGACCCTTTATTGGAATTCGCTGAAAAGTTGAAAGCAACTGGAAATCGTGATGATTACCAATTGTCTCGTAAATTAACTCCTAAGATGAGAACATACGTACCAGTATTGGTTCGTGGTGAAGAGTCTGAAGGTGTTAAGTTTTGGGGATTTGGTAAAAACGTTTACCAAGAACTATTAGGGTTCTTCGCAGACCCTGATTATGGTGATTTGACCGATCCAGTAAATGGTCGTGATGTAACAGTAGAATTCAAAACTGCTGCTGAACTTGGTAAGTCTTATCCTGAGACCTACATCCGTGTAAAACCAAACACAACTCCAATCTCTGAGGATTCAAACATTGTTGAATCATCTAAAGAGCAGATTGAACTTCCAGGTATGTTCAAAAAAGTAACATATGAAGAAATGGAAGGTATGTTGAAAGAATGGTTAGAAACTGGTGAAGTATCAGATACGAAAGAACAACCAGTTGCTGAAACATCTCAACCAACTCAATCAACTTCTCCCGCATCTAATGTAAAAGATGCATTTGACGATTTATTTAACGACTAATCAGTATGGCTAAGAAGAAGGCAAGTTCACGTGATGAACTATCTTCTATCCTCGCTACCAACCTAAACAAGAAGTTTAAGTCCGCCAATAAGGTGGCTTTCTTCTTGGATGGGGCGGAGACAACTCCTACCGACTTAGATGAGTGGGTATCGACTGGCTCCCCTATGTTGGATTTAGCAATCTCAAACCGACCAAATGGTGGATTACCAGTAGGTCGTATTACTGAGATTACAGGATTAGAAGGTAGTGGTAAATCACTATTGGCAGCTCATTCAATTGCAGACACTCAGAAGAAAGGTGGTCTTGGAGTCTATATAGATACCGAGAACGCAATGAATCAAGAGTTCTTAGAAGCAATTGGTGTTGATGTCAAAAAGATGTTATATGTTCCATTAGAAACAGTGGAAGACATCTTTGAAGCAATTGATTCAATTATTGAATCAGTACGTTCTTCTGATAAGAAGAAATTGGTTACAATCGTAGTTGACTCCGTAGCAGGTGCATCTACTAAAGTTGAGATATCAGCTGATTACGACCAAGCTGGTTACGCAACTCAAAAAGCCATCATTATCTCGAAGGCAATGAGAAAGGTAACTAATCTTATTGGACGAGAACGAATTTCACTAATCTTCACCAATCAATTGAGAACACGTTTAGGTGTATCATTTGGTGACCCTTGGACAACGAGTGGTGGTAAGGCAATTGCTTTCCACTCATCGTGTAGATTGAGACTGAAACAAATGGGTCAGTTAAAATCCAAAGTAGGTGGTGTAGACCAAGTGGTTGGTATTAAGACTCGTGCTCAAGTAGTTAAGAATAGAATGGGGCCACCGCTTCGTTCGGTAGATTACGATATTTACTTTGATAGGGGTATCGATAATTATGGTTCTTGGTTACAAATGATGAAGAGTTATAAACTGATTGACCAAAGTGGTGCTTGGTACACTTACGCGGATAAAGAGACTGGTGAGGAGATTAAGTTCCAAGCCAAGAATTTCGAAGACCTCCTACAAGAGAGACCCGAACTAAAAGAGTCAATTTATTCTCAAATTTGTAATGCATATATTATGTCTTACAAAAAATCAAGTGAAGAGGCAAATATAGATAACGTAGAAGTAGAAGATTTCGATGCATAGTAGATACGCAGAACTCCTCAATGAGGTGAGTAAAGAACATAGTGAAGTTAAAGACGAAAGTCTAAATGATAACGTTCTAATCATAGATGGATTAAATCAATTTATCAGAGTATTTGGGGCAGTACCTGCGTTGAATGATGATGGAGAACATTGTGGTGGTGTGACAGGATTCCTTCTGTCCACCGCTGCAACCATCCGAAGATTGAAACCTACACGTGTCGTTATCGTGTTTGATGGTAAAGGTGGGTCTAATCGTAGAAAGTCAATGTATAAAGGTTATAAGGAAGGTCGTACTGGTCTGACTAAAATCAATAGATTGGCTGGATACGAAGATTTGGAGGACCAACAAGTATCGATGAGAAATCAATTCACACGATTGATTGAGTATCTCCAAGTCTTACCTATCTCTCTTACCTATATTGATTATGTAGAAGCTGATGATATCATGGCATATCTCGCAAATCACTACTTTAAGAAAAATGTTACAATCATCTCATCAGACAAAGACTTTTTACAATTGGTAAATCACCGAATCAAGGTATACGCTCCAACTAAGAAGAAAATGTATGATGAAGAACTTGTAATGAAGGATTATGGTGTTAAACCACAAAATCTTGTATTTTATCGTATGATTGAGGGTGATAAATCTGATAACATTGAGGGTGTCCGTGGTGTTGGTCCTAAAACCATTCTTAATAAGATGACATTCCTAAATGATGAGGTTCTTGAAATGGACACATTCATATCTAAAATCAAAACTGAGTGTGATGATAAACTATCACAAAAGTTGATTGAGAATGTAACAACTCTCGAAATGAATTACAATCTAATGCAACTTAAAGATCCTGAAATCTCATCTTCAATCAAATCTAAGGTTAGGGAGATTATGGATGAACAAGAGGCAACTTTGGATGTGCCAGAATTTAAGAAGATGTTTATGTATGACAAATTATATACTGCATTTTCAAACGTAGATTCATGGTTACGTAATTCATTTACTTTATTAGATGGTTATTTAAAAAACCATGTTAATGAATCCTGATTTAAGAACTGAAGTATGGGAAGGTACTATTGAGTATCATAACCTTAAAGAAGTTGGTTGGTATGGTATAGGTGGTCCCGAACACCCTCTATTTAAAACATTAATAGATAGGAGTTTATCGGAATCAAAATATATATCAGAATATCAGCTATATGTAGTTGGTGGTTTATTAGAAGAGTGGGTATCTTGGGATATTGACCTTGCTATTATAGGAGAATATGATCCTGTTAAAATTAAGGAAATTGCCGAAACAGTTATGAAAATTTCATTTGAACTTAGAGTTTTTGTTGATTTTCATTTTCAAAGAAAATTATGGCCTGTACATTTGTATTCAAAATATGGGGGTTATGAAGAGTATCATGATTGTTATAGACTTAGTAATAATTTTAAAAACAATGGTAATCCACAGGATTTAAGTAATCTTGTAGAAGTAGATGGGCTGTATATGCATACCATACACTATCCATTTCAAAAACATATTACGAGGCGTGAAGAGGGTTACATACATAAAGCCCCTCTTTTACTAAATTAAGTTTGGATAGTTCAAATTAAAGTCGTATATTAGTAACTATATGGAGAAGTTAGGAAGTAAATTTAGTACATCATTTCAAAATAAGGTAATATCTGCCATAATATCCGATAGGCCGTTTACACGTCAAATCTACGATATACTAAAGCCGGAATACTTTGACTCTGAAGCATCTGAATGGTTGGTAACCAACATCATGAAGCACTTTGATGAGTATGAGACCATGCCAACATTAGATGTCTTAAAAGTTAAAGTCAATTCCATTGAACGAGATGTTCTAAAAACATCAGTAGTAGACACCTTAAAGTATGCATGGAATCACTTAGATAGTGATGACCTTTCGTATGTTAAAGACCAAGTTTTAGACTTTTGTAAGAACCAATCCATTAAGAATGCAATATTAGATTCGGTAACACTATTAGAGGATGGAAGATACGAGACCATAAAGAAGAACATTGATACTGCTATGAAAGCCGGTCAGGATTCGGATATTGGACACGACTATAAAATAATGATTACGGATAGATACGAAGATACAGTCCGTAATGTAGTTTCGACTGGATGGGATGTCGTTGACGAAATAACTCAAGGTGGGTTTGGTAAAGGTGAGTTAATTTTATTCGCAGCTCCTCCTGGAATTGGTAAGTCTTGGGCATTAGTTAATATTGGTGTCAATGCTATGAAAGCCGGTAAAACAGTAGCTCATTATACGTTGGAATTAAATGAAGGATATACGGGCCAGAGATATGATGCTGTTTTGAGTGGTGTAGCAGTTGCTAACCTAAAGTATAATATGGAGGATGTCCAAAAGGCAGTTGAAAATGTAAAAGGTGACTTGGTAATCAAACACTATCCAACTAAAACAGCTGGTGTAACTTCGTTAAAAGCACATATGGATAAGATGACTTTACAAGGTAAGAAGCCGGATTTGGTTATCGTGGATTACGCTGACCTTTTAAGAGGGCCACAAAAAGAAAAAAGACACGAGGAGTTGGAAGAAATTATTGAAGACCTACGAGGTTTGGCAGGTGAGTATGAAGTTCCAGTCTTTACAGCATCTCAGATTAATAGAAGTGGTGCAGAAGATGACATCATTACAGGTACTAAGATTGCTGGGTCATTCTCCAAGATGATGACTGCTGATTTTGTGGTATCATTATCTCGTAAGATTGAAGATAAACTCGCTGGAACTGGTAGATGGCACGTAATTAAGAATAGATTTGGACCTGATGGTATGACATTCCCATCCAAAGCAAACTTCTCAACTGGCCAAATTCACATATATAATGAGGATTCTATAAATGGTAGACAAACTCAAAAAGATATGAAACAAGGGGAGAGTTTAGTAAGAAAAGAATTGGCACAAAAATATAAAGAAATGAGTGGTGATATAGGTTTTTAGAGACTATATATTACCACCCCAATTAACATAATGTCTAACAATTTAACAAGGAATCCCTATGGGTCTATTTGATAATCGAGTACCATTCAAACCATTTGAATATCCAGAATATTACACCGAAGGTTGGTTGAAACAAGCACAAGCTTTTTGGTTACATACCGAAATACCAATGCAAGGTGATATTAAGGATTGGAATGAAAATCTAACCGCCGAAGAAAAGAACTTAGTGGGTAATATCCTACTTGGATTTGCACAAACGGAATGTGCTGTATCTGATTATTGGACTACTATGGTCACTAATTGGTTTCCAAAGCATGAGATTAAGCAAATGGCTATGATGTTTGGTTCACAAGAGACCATTCATGCAACTGCATATTCATATTTGAATGAGTCACTTGGATTGGAAGACTTTGAGGCATTCTTACACGAACCTGCTACTGCTGAACGTTTTGAGAACTTAGCTGAAGTTACAAACAATTACACTTACGAAGATTTGAAGAATAATTCAGAAGCTCGTAAAGAGGTAGCAAGGTCACTCGCTATATTCTCAGCATTTACCGAAGGGGTTGCACTTTACTCATCATTTGCAGTATTGTACTCATTCCAAATGAGAAACAAGTTGAAGGGTATTGGTCAACAAATGAAGTGGTCAGTACGTGATGAGTCACTACACTCAAGAATGGGGTGTCAGTTATTCAAACATATGTGTAATGAATATCCTGAACTATTAGATGATTGTAAGGATTCAATCGAAGAGGCTGCAAAGTTGATTCAAGTATTGGAACACAAATACATTGATAAGATGTTTGAAATGGGTGATTTGGAGAATCTTAAAAAAGAAGACCTAAAGAACTTTATCAATCAAAGACTAAATGAAAAATTAAATGAGTTGGGTTACGAATCAACGTTTACATACGATGAAGACTCAGCAGCACAATTAGAATGGTTCTATCACTTAACTGGTGGACATACACATACGGACTTCTTCGCTTTGAGACCTACTGATTATAGTAAGGCAAATGAAGGTGAAGATTGGGACGATATATTTTAATAAGTTATGAAGAATTACGGAGAAGAATTAGGTTGGGAGCTTGGAGTAGACTTCCCAACATGGGCAAATACTGAAATATATGTTAAGACTATATCCAAAGGGTATCTACTATCAGGTGAAAAGCCAAAAGATGCTTATTGGAGAGTTGCTACGGCAGTAGCACGTAGACTTGACAAACCACAAATGGCGTCAAAGTTTTTTGATTACATATGGAAGGGTTGGTTAAATCTAGCATCACCTGTATTATCGAACACCGGAACTGATAGAGGATTACCAATCAGTTGTTTTGGTATTGATGTAGGTGACTCTATCCAAGAGATTGGGTCAAAGAACCTTGAATTGATGTTACTTGCTAAACATGGTGGTGGTGTAGGTGTTGGTATCAATATGATTAGACCAGCAGGTGCTAAAATCACTCAAAACGGAACATCTGATGGTGTAGTACCATTCGCTAAGATTTACGACTCTACAATCCTTGCAACAAACCAAGGAGCTGTACGTAGAGGTGCTGCATCGGTGAATCTAAACATTGAACATGATGACTTTGATGAGTGGATTGAAATTCGTGAACCAAAGGGTGATGTAAATCGTCAATGTTTGAACTTAAATCAATGTGTAATCGTTGGTGATAAGTTTATGAGAAAGTTAGAAGATGGTAATCCCGAAGCACGTAGTAAATGGGGTAAGGTACTTCAGAAACGTAAGGCAACTGGTCAACCATATGTAATGTATAAGGGTAATGTTAACAAACAAAATCCTGAGATGTACAAGAACAATGGTTTGAAGGTTCATATGACTAACATATGTTCTGAAATTACATTACATACCGATGAGTCACACTCCTTTGTATGTTGTTTATCATCATTGAACTTATCTAAGTACGATGAGTGGAAACACACCGATTTAATCTATACAGCAACATGGTTCTTGGATGGTGTACTCGAAGAGTTCATTCAGAGAGCTAAGAATATGAGGGGTTTTGAGAACTCAGTACGTTCAGCTGAAAAGGGACGTGCTTTAGGACTTGGTGTTCTTGGATGGCACACATACTTACAACAAAAGGGTATGTCATTCGAAGGACTACCTGCTCAATTTGAAACTCGTAAGATATTCTCTCAAATCAAAATTGAGTCTGAGAGAGCATCGAGAGATTTGGCTAATGAGTATGGGGAACCATTATGGTGTGTTGGTAGTGGGTTGAGAAATACTCACTTGAGAGCTATCGCTCCAACGGTATCTAACTCTAAGTTAAGTGGGAACGTTTCTGCCGGTATCGAACCATGGGCTGCAAACGTATTTACCGAACAAACCGCAAAGGGTACATTTATTCGTAAGAATCAAGAGTTGGAGAGAGCACTACGTAAAGTTGGTATCAACAACAAAGATACGTGGAGTAAAATACTCGAAGATGGTGGTTCAGTTCAAGACTTGAATGAGTTAGACAATTGGGGATACGTCAATGGTAAACTTACACATAAAGATAGTATCGACCAAATTGATATCGACAATAAGCAAGTTGATTGGATGAAAGATGTATTTAAAACATTCAAAGAAATCAATCAGTTAGAATTAGTAAAACAAGCAGGTATCAGACAACAATATGTCGACCAAGCAGTTTCCTTAAATCTTGCATTTCCATCTCAAGCAAGTCCTAAGTGGATTAACCAAGTCCATATGGAAGCTTGGAAGGAAGGAATCAAAACCCTTTATTATATGAGAACGGAATCCGTACTTCGTGGTGATATTGCTACGAGAGCTACTGACCCCGATTGTGTCTCATGTGATGGGTAACTGAAGTGTGGTTTGAAGACCACATCTTAGGACCGAGATAGTTCTCGGAAACCGGTGGGGGGAGTTCGCTACCCCCCTCACCATCAAAAGTGAATATAAATTAAATAAAACTTAATATGAAACAATATCTTTATTTCTCAGCACCTTGGTGTGGTCCGTGTAGAATGTTAGGACCAATTATGTCAGAGGTTAGTAACACAATTCCAGTACAAAAAGTAAACATTGATGAAGATTCAGCTACTGCTCAACAATACAACGTTCGTAGTATTCCAACAGTTGTTCTATTGGAGAATGGTCAAGAAGTCAAACGAATGATTGGTGTAAAACAAAAAGCAGAATATTTAAGCGTATGATAATCGTTGATGACTTTATCAAAGACGAGTCCCTTTTAAAGGAACTCCAAGAAGACACTCAGTTTTTTGAGAATAATGGTCAATATATGTGGTGGGGTGGTCCTTGGAATTCCAAGGCATCAACTCTTAAACAAAGGTTGATAGAAGAACTTTGGATTAAAAACTCACCATGGGATTTCCCAAGATATAATTCAATCCAATTGGAAGGTTTTGAGTATTGGACAGGTCAATACTCGGCTGACGATGATAAACTGCATGAACTAAATATGCATTTTGACAAAGACGAGAATCTATGGAATACTGAAGGTAAATTAGTAACACCAATTATTGGTACAGTTTACTATCCAGTCCCAATGGATATTGAAGGTGGGTATTTGGAAATATTTAGTGGTGGTGACGATAACGAACCGGAACGTATTAAAGCCAAACATAATAGGTTAGTCATATTTCCAGCCGGCCAATACAAACATAGGGTTACTGAAGTTACAAAGGGTAATCGTAGCGCAATCGCAATAAACCTATGGGCATCTGCGCCAAGTGGTGTAGAAAATGGTGAAATAATTTTGGAAAAATAAAATAATTTTTGTATATTAGTAATATGAAAAAGCAGTTACAACAACTTTGGGACTTCCAAAGTATATATGACCAAACACGGAATACAACACCTACATTAATTGAGCCAGATGATTACTATTTAAGGTATCGTTTGGGTAAAGAAGAGTTGGTGGAGTATTTAGAGGCTTGTAATAACGATGACATTGTGGAAGTTACAGATGCACTTGCTGACCAACTATATATCTTATTAGGTACTATGGTTGCTCATGGTATGGGTGATATCATCGAGGATGTCTTTGATGAGGTCCATCGTTCTAATATGTCAAAGTTAGGTGAGGATGGTAAACCTATTTATCGTGAGGATGGTAAAGTATTAAAAGGGCCTAATTTTTCAAAACCAAATCTATCTCAATTCTTAGCCGATACTACTCAAATTGAACTTCCTTTTAATGAGAAAGTTTAAGATGGCACTACGAGGTGAATCACATCCACAACATAAACTTACGGAGGACCAAGTAAAGTCTATTCGCCAGTTGTGGGCTGTTGGTCATAGAAATACAAGAGTTTTAGCACGAAACAATGGTGTATCACCCGCTAACATTCGTAGAATAGTAAGGGGAGAAACTTGGACACATATTCTTTTTGGAGAATTTAATGATTATCAATGAAAGTAGAGGGTAAGGTATATTTTAATCCATCTAAATTTTCAGTAAGACCGATTTCAAAATCAGTTGCAAAAGACATAGTGGTAAATCACCATTATGCTGGAATTTGGACAAAAGTATCTTATGCATTGGGTTTGTTTTATGAATCCGATGAAGAACATCAGTTTTTCAGTGGTGTAAATGAGAAGTTAGTCGGAGTGGCTACGTATGGCGACCCCATAGGTAGGCATTCTGGCGCTTCTATTTCTGAACATATTGACCGAACTGAGGTATTTGAACTTACCAGATTATTTGTATTTGATGGATATGGGTGTAATATAGAAAGTTGGTTTGTAGGTCAGACCTTCAAGTGGTTACGCAAAAATACTCCCCATATTAAAGCACTTATCTCATACTCCGACCCTAAAGTAGGCCATAAGGGAACAATTTATATGTCTACAAATTGGATTTATCAAGGTAATCGTATCAGACCAAACGATTCGTGGTTATTTAGATGGGAAGATGGTGGTGAATGGACTCATTCACGTACATCGTTCGTAAAGTTTGGTACTAACAACCCTACCAAAATACAAGAAATGACATCAACGCCATTTTGGATTAAAAAGGAGTTGAGGAAACATAGATACGTTTACATTTTGGATAAGTCAAAAAAAAGTCGTATATTGAAGTCATTGAAATACCCATCATTACCATATCCAACGGAAAATGAGGAATTTAAAGAAGAGATATACAAATTAGACCCAATTGAAAGAAGCAAATAAAATATACGTAGACACGTCACGTGTTACAATTCGTGAGATTGGTAAGGCAACCGCAAAAGAGATGATTGTTACTTACCACTATTCTCATGCTTGGACGATGTGTAGATACGCTCTTGGGATATTCTATGAAACTGATAAGAAAGACGTATTAGGTAATTCAGAACAACTAATTGGATGTTTAGTATATGGGTATCCAGTAGGTAGGTCAGCAATCAAGTCAGTTATCGATGGGTTAGAGAAAGACCAATGTTTGGAGTTGACACGATTGTTTATACACGATGGGTATGGGTCTAATATCGAGTCATACGCTATGGGTCAATCATTCCAATGGATTAAGGAGAATGCTCCTAATATCAAGATGTTACTCAGTTACGCTGATCCTGAACAATTACATTTAGGTGGTATCTACCAAGCAACAAATTGGTTATACCAAGATTGTCGTGATATTCAACTGATGCCAAACTATTCTATATCAATCCAAGATAACCCACATAAGTGGATACACTCACGGACTGTATTCTCACGTTGGGGGTCTCATAATTTAGACCATCTAAAAACTCAAATGGGTAAGGAGAACATAAAAGAGTTTTGGAGAAAGAAGGAGTCTGCTAAACACCGATACATCCAAGTATTGGGTCAGAACAAATCAGAGAAACGTAAGTTGACTAAACAACTCAAACACAAAGTGAGCCCGTATCCTAAAGATGCGAGTGAGTTCCTATCAGAGGTAGTCAGACACGAAACATTCGAGCCGGAAAATAAAGTAAGTTTTTGGTAAGTTTAACAATTTCTTAACATTATAATTTGGTAGATTAAGAAAATAATCGTATATTAGTTAATAAATAAGAAATGAAAGATATGAAATTAATTGACAAGTTAAAACAATTTGTAGAGAGTGACAAAAGACACAAAATCATTACCGCTAGTATCTCTGAAATCAGAGAAATTTTTAAACCCAAAGAAGATGTTCCAGCAGTATTTAAGATTCAGTTTTATATCTTTAACTCTGTATGGAATCGTATTCCTAACTTTGGTATCCCTTCTGTATTAGAAGATAAATTAAAATACGCAATCAAAATTGGTAGTGGTATTTCTTCGTATAACCAACTTCCGATTTCTTGGATTGAGGATAAAGTTTTTAAACTTAAAAACTTCCTAATGAAAGATAGGGGACACATCACTACTTTAGTGTGTTGGTTGTACTCACATAAGTTTCCAATAACAGCTTTTGAAAAAATTGTTGATAAACTAATCACCCAATACAAATCAGTTGAGGATTGGAAGAACGATTTTTCAGTTAAACACACTGTTTCCATATTAGAAGAAGTTCAATCTTACATTGAGGAATCAAAAAACCAACAAAAGAAAGTTGGAACTAAGAAATCACACCAAACACTTTCCATTCAGATGATTTGTGAGAATGTTTCATCGTTTGGTGAAACACTTGATGATTTTGAAGTAAGTATTGAGGTTCGTAGAGAAAGTATCTATGTTCATATGTTAGAGATTTTAGCTCTTAACAACACTTTTAACAAATGGATTGAGTATCAGAAAGCATTCCTTGGTTTTGTTGGTAAGGTAATGAGAAAGGATGGTTCTGATAATTACTTCAGAGATGTTATTAATATAGATGCAGTTAGAAATCACATTGATGATTTGAATACATTTATGGGTAATAGTAAGATTGTTATCTTCTCATCGGCAATTGCTTCTTACAAACGAAAGGTATCTGAATATAGTGAAATCATCCCCATGAGGTTATTGGGATTACGAAAGTTGACCACCTTTGATAAGAGGGGTTCATACTACTACTCATCAACTGAAAGTGTTATTGAAGAACAATTGATGGCTTTACATACTAATAATGTTACTGAAGAATCCGCTAAATTGGAATTGACAATTATGAATCAAATAGCTGATAATGTGGCTTGGGATTCATATGAAGAGAAACGAAAAGATTTGTTGAGTTCACAACCTGATAAGTTGAATACCAAAAATTTAGAACATGCTTCATTGGGTAAGGAAGATTTTGGTATGGCGTGTGTGGATGCTGTAATGGAGTTGAGAGCAGCTCTACCACATATGGGTGATAGAAAATCAGAAAAACAAATTAACCTATTGGTTACTGATTTTGTGAATGGTTTGATTGTACAAATGGAAGAAGTGGTTGATGATGAAACTCTTTTCAATGTTGGGGCTACTATGGATAAGCGATTCCAAAAGCTGATTCTACCAACTTATACCAAACTTAAAAATTCATACACATCAGAATCTCCAAAGGATAACAAACAAACGATTTACGAAACTCTACTTAATGAACTTAAACCATACCTAAACGGACAGGCTAAGTTTAAAGTAATGAAGTTTACATCCGAATCTTACAAAGAACCTGAAGTTGCTACCATTAATTTTGGAACAACTAAACGAGGTGAAGCTGGTTTAGATTTGGGACAACGAAAACAAAGTATGGGTTACACCATTCATAATTGTATTGTTCAGCAGAAACACCACAACCGCTCTGAAAACGATGTTGACCACAATATTTCAAATGTGGACTATTGGAAGTGGTATTCTAAAGCCAACTTTGATTTGGTGATGAAGAATCAACAACACTTCATCTCAATTGGTGAGTTTAGTGTTTTGGCTGATGCACACACATTGAATAACATTTTTAACGGATAGTAAATAATATGAGAGTATTAGTTATACCAAATTATACAAATTTTGGGGCTGTTAAGGACATCAATAGGGATTCGTTCCTATTGGTGTTTAAGTCCTTTATAGAGAATACTGAAATCGGAAAAGAGTGGGAGTGGATTCTACCATATCCTGACTTTGATAATCATCCTGGCATCATTAATAAGTTTGAACACCCTAATGTTGAACTCATAAAGATGGACGGGTTAGATTGCTTTCCACCTAAAATGAGAGTAGACTATCCACATAAGTTTTTCAATAGACTGATTGAAAAATACAATGGTGAGTTTAATCTTATATGGTCACATTTGCCGGAGTGGACAAATGAATTCAAAGTATCAAGAATATATAATAAATCACAACCTATTATTGGGTATTGTCATTGGTGGGAAATCAAAGACAATGGGGCTAGAGACAATAACTCATTTTGGAGAAATGTCAAAGGTATGTTACAAATGAAAGTTTGTGGTGTAAACTCACAATGGGTAAAGGATTTAGTTATCAGACGAGCATCAGAAACATTCCAACCACATATTACTGATAAATTAGAAGAAATTATCCAACCTTGGTATTTGGGATGTGATTCAGCCACACCAACATCCACATATGAACCTAAAACTATTCTATTTAATCATAGATGGGGAGTATATACTGGCGCCGAGTGGTTCTTCGAGGCAATGGATGAGTTATGGGAAACTCGTAAAGACTTCCAAGTATGGACTTCATTAAAAGATATGGGTAAATCATATACCAAGTATATTGGACACGCTGATAGAGATGTGTATATGAATCAAATGTCCAAAGCACATTTTGGTGTAGGTACATTCCAAGGATATTCGGCTTGGTCAATGTCGGCTACTGATGGGTTAAGTCGAGGTGTACCTTACTTACTTCCAAATGATTTTTGTTATCCCGAAATGGTTGGTGAGGAATATCCACTACTTTATAATGGTAAAGAAGAATTTAAGAAAATGGTTGTTAAGTTATTGGATGGTGAAATCGAACGTCCTGATGTAACTCATATAGCGGAGTCTTTACTATGGGAATCTCAACTTAAAAGCTGGGATGTCGAGAACAACTTTATTAATATGGCTAGAAAAGACTTTAATTAATGTATCAAAATGTATACTTCGAAAAAGAAAACAACCTCATCCATTGTTGGGATGATGAGAAAGGTTACTTCACATCTAAATACCGTAGATATGCTTACGTTAGAGATGGGAATGGTGCTCATACTTCTATTCATGGAGAGAGGCTAAAGAAAATCAACTTTTGGAAGCAAGACGATGGTCTTGAATTATATGAAAGTGATGTAAACGAGATGACACGTTTTCTGATTGACCAATATGGTGATTCAGATGAGGTATCGAATGGACATACTGTACTTACCTTTGATATTGAGGTAGAGATGAATAGTGGTCTGCCTGATACAAATGAAGCTAAGAATGCTATGACCTCAGTCGCAGGTCATGATTCGGTGAGTGGTGATTACTTTGTATATGTTGTAAATAAAGGTGAGAAGATTAACAAGACCATCAAAGGTGCTACGGTAGAATCGTTCGATACTGAAGAAGGTATGTTGATTGCGTTCCTAAACAAATGGAAAGAAATTAATCCAACTATTATTACTGGTTGGAACATTGACTTCTTTGATGTCACGTATCTATACAATCGAATGAAGAGAGTATTGGGTGAGTCTACTGCAAATCAATTATCACCAATTGGTAAAGTTCATTGGAATAAGTATCGTAATCGTTATTTGATTGCTGGAGTATCTGCATTGGACTACATCGCTTTATTCAAGAACTTTACGTATACTGAATATCCAAACTACCGATTAGACACTATTGCTCGATTAGAGTTGGGTAGAGGTAAGATTGAGTATGAGGGTAACCTTGACCAATTATTCAGAGATGACTTAGAGAAGTTTATTGAGTACAACTTGGTAGATGTTGAGTTAGTTGTTGATATGGACAAGAAACTTCAGTTCATTGATTTAGCTAGAGCAATATGTCACGCAGGTCACGTATTTTATGAAGACTTCTTATTCTCGTCAAAATGGCTAGAGGGTGCAATGTTAACGTTCCTACGTAGGAGTGGTCGTGTTGCTCCAAACAAACCAAGACGAAGAGCACGTAATGATGATGGAACTGAGGCTGAAGGTAAGTTTACCGGCGCATATGTAAAAGAACCTAAACCTGGTCTTTACAAATGGGTATATGATTTGGATTTAACATCACTATATCCATCTATCATTATGACCATCAATATCTCGCCAGAGACAAAGATTGGTAAGTTAAAGAACTATGTGGCTGAAGACCATATGAAGGGTAAGATTGAAACATATTCAATTATCGATGACGATGGTAATGAGTTTCCTCCATTGGCTAAGGATAAGTTTATGAACTTTATCGAAAAGTCAAACTACTCAGTTGCTGCTAATGGTGTTCTATATCGTAGAGATAAGGTGGGTGTGATTCCTGAGATTCTTAATGTTTGGTTTGACAAACGTGTGGAATACAAAGACCTTATGAAGAAGTATGGTAAGGAAGGTAATGATGAGTTGTATAAGTTCTACTCTCAACGTCAGTTGGTACAAAAGATTATGTTGAACTCCTTATATGGGGTACTTGGTCTACCATCATTCCGATTCTATGATGTGGATAATGCTGAGGCAACCACAATCACAGGTCAGACTGTAATTAAGACTACCGAGTTGATTGCTAACCAATACTACACAAAGAACATTGGTAAGGAAGCAGATTATAATGTGTATACTGATACGGATTCCGTATTCTATCAGGCAGCACCACTTGTAAAAGCTCGTAATCCTGAAATCGATGAGAACTCGGATGAACAAATGATTCCAGCAATTCTATCAGTCGCTAAAGAGGTTGAAGAGCACATCAACAAGGTGTATGATATGATGGCATTTAAATTGTTCAACGTAGACACTCACCGATTCGACATCAAACAAGAGACTATCGCTAAGGGTGGTTTTTGGGTATCGAAGAAGAGATACGCTCAATGGATTATAAATGATAATACCGTTGATTGTGATAAGTTGGATGTGAAGGGGTTAGATGTAAAACGTTCATCATTTCCAGTATACTTCAAAGAGGTAATGTCTACTGTACTGATGGATATCCTAAAAGATGAGGACAAGAAGAAGTTGGACGATAAAATCCTAAACTATAAGGATGGGATGACTGACCAACCATTTGTGAATATCGCAAAGAACTCGGCTGTAAAGGATATGTCTAAGTATAGGTTTAAGGACCAAGCACTTGGTGAGTTCATGAAGGGGACACCTGCTCACGTAAAGGCTGCACTTACTTACAACCAACTATTGAAGAAGTTTGATGCTCCTTACAAATACGAACCAATGAAGGATGGTGATAAGATTAAGTGGGTATATCTAAAGAAGAATCCACTTGGACTTCAGACTACCGGATTTACTGGTCACTCCGACCCACCTGAGATAAACGCATTCATTGAACAATACATTGACTATGATTTGATTTGGGAGAAGGAGTTGAATAACAAACTCGATGACTTCTACAAAGCAATGAATTGGGAGAAACCAAATCCCAACCTTGCTGCTGCAGCACAATTTTTCTCATTTTAATTTGGATAGTCCAATTTAATTTCGTATATTAGTATAATAAATAACAAATAATAACAATGAAAAAGAATTCTATTGAAGGTTTCATCTCTCGTTACAACTTGGGTGGTGAAGTGGAGTCAGTAAAAGTTAATTCTACTGACGCCGGAATGCAAGTTTCATTCATCTCTGATGACAAAACTCTATTGGGTACTGTTGAGAGTGAAGAGACTGGTTTTCCAAATGGAGAGTATGGGGTTTATACCACATCTCAATTAAAAGGTCTACTTGGTGTATTGGGTAGTCAAGTTGATGTATCCGAAGGTACGGCTGCATTGGTATTCTCTGATGGTAAAACTTCAGTAAACTATATGTTGGCTGACCTCTCAGTTATTCCAGTAGTACCTGAACTAAAACAACTTCCACCATTTACATCTAATGTAACTATGGATGGTGATTTCATCGCTACCTTTACAAAAGCTAAGGGTGCTATGTCTGATTCAGACACGTTTACATTTACGTGTAAAGAAAACAAAGGTGAGGTAATTTTAGGTTACTCTAAAATCAACTCTAACCGAATCTCTATGAATGTCGAGTGTACGTGTGAAAGTGATGTTGAACCAATTTCATTCTCAGCTAAGTACTTGAAAGAGATTCTAAGTGCTAATCGTGGTGCTAAGTCATCTTCTTTGAAGATTTCACCACAAGGTCTTGCTCACGTTGCATTTGAGCATGATGGATTCAAGTCTAATTACTATTTAGTAGAGATTAAGTAATATGCAGTTTTGGGACACAGAACCAACGAAGCCGGTGTTTGACTATAATGTTGAGAAAGAAAAGTTCATTGAGAATATGGACTACCTTTCGTCAATGTCAGTAGAAGAGCAGACGCTTTACAAAAAGTGGGATGAGTGGAATTCAGACTTACCAACTTCAATGAAACGGAAAGCCGCAATGGCTCAGTATATTGACCAACTATGGTCACCTACTGACATTACGAACAAGGACCAAACAATCAAAGAGATTGAGGACCTTGACCCATACGTTGAGATTGTAACTGACTCCAAAGAATCCACTCGTTGGACTGAAATCCGTAAGTTAATCCATACAATGTCATTCACTGCTAATCCAGGTCGTAATGTAAAGATGTACATTAAAGACCGAGTAAGTGGTAAGATGTTGGGGTTGGTTTCTTTGGGTTCTGATGTCACTTCATTGGGAGTTAGGGATAACTATATAGGATGGACTAAGGAGAACAAATTCCAAGATGGTAGATTGAATCACACTACAATAGCAAGTACTATTGTGTGTACTCAACCATTAGGATATAACTTCTTAGGTGGTAAGTTAGTAGCCTGTATGACTACATCTCCAGTCGTTCGTGAACATTGGAAAGAAAAGTACGGACAAGAACTTATTGCAGTAGGTACTACTTCACTATATGGTATCCACTCTCAATATAATGGTATTCCACATTTCAAAACATTGGGTGAGTCAGCTGGTAAAGTTGCTACCAAGCCAGATGATTCAGTTTATGATGTATGGCATCAATGGTTAAAAGAAAACCAGCCAGATGAGTATGCTAGACACACAACTCAGAAGGATGGGATTGCTGGACCTGTATCAGGTGTAAAGCAACGTATCCTATCAATGATATTCAAAGAATTGGGTATTAAACAAAGTCATTATATGCATGGATTCAAACGAGGTGTATACTTCGCTATGATGTATGATAATGGAAATGAGTTTCTTCGTAATGAGATTGGCGAAAGTGAATTGAAACTAAAGAAGAAGTTTGAGGAAGGTGACGATTATACTATGAGGTGGTGGAAGAAGAAGGCTATTAAACGATACTCTAAACTATTTGATGAGGGTCGTATTAAACCAGAACCATTATTTTATCTTGACATCATTGGTATGTCTTGGGAAGAAGCAAAAAAACAATACTTAAAAGAAGTAGGACGATGAGTAATTCACTATGGGTTGAGAAGTATCGACCAGACACATTAGAAGGTTATGTAGGTAACGACCATATCCTTGAGAAGGTAAAGATTTATATCGAGAATGATGACGTACCACACTTACTACTTTATGGAGTAGCAGGTACTGGTAAAACCACTCTCGCTAAAATCATTACAAACCAAATTGATTGTGATGTTATGTACATTAACGCATCTGATGAAAACTCAGTAGATGCAGTTAGGGATAAGATTAGAGGGTTCGCATCATCTATGGGATTCCGTAAGTGGAAAGTTGTAATATTAGATGAGTCTGATTACTTAACACCAAACGCACAAGCAGCACTCCGTAATCTTATGGAGACATTCAGTAAGTCAACACGATTTATCTTAACGTGTAACTATGTGGAGAAGGTAATCGACCCTATCCAATCAAGATGTCAAACATTTGCTATTGCACCTCCATCAAAGAAGGAAGTAGCTAAACGTTTACACCAAATCTTAAATAAAGAAAGTGTTACGTTTAACAACGAAGACCTTGCCGTGTTGGTGAATAGTGGATATCCTGATATTCGTAGAGTACTAAACGCAGCACAACGTCAAGTTGTCAAGGGTGAGTTAAAGATTGATACCACATCTACTGTACAAGCTAATTACACCGATAATGTAATTAAGGTTTTACAAAAAAGTGGTGACATCAAAGAACAATTCACGGAAATCAGACAAATCATCAATGATTCAAAATTAAAGGATTTTACACCATTGTATCGTTCTCTTTATGACGAGGTAGATAACTACGCAAGTGGTAAAGTGGGTCAGACTATCTTAAACATCGCAGATGGTCAGTACAAAGACGCAATGGTAGTTGATAAGGAAATCAACGTAATGGCGATGATGTTAAATATATTAATAACAATAGGAAAGTAAATTATGGCAAATTCAAACGAATTATTCGAACAAATGACCGAGCTATTTGCAGACTTCACCGAGTCTCACAATGGAACGACTAAGAAGTCATCTACCCAAGCTAGAAAAGCAATTGGTGAGTTGAAGAAATTAGTTACTGAGTATCGTAAGGCTTCGGTAGAAGAAAACAAGTAAGTTATGGCTAAGAAAAAAGGTAAAGTAGTAAGTATGGGTGGTCCATCTAATGCACAACCAGCACCGCAAATACAATTAGACCCATTCAAGTTACCAACAGTAACTTGTCCTAATTGTGATGGTATATTTTTTACGGAAGTTTCCATGTACAAGGAAGTGCCAGCAGTTCAGTCACCATCAGGTCAAGCATCCATGTTACCTATTCCCGTAGTCATTTGTAATGAATGTGGGACAGTACATCCAAAGTTCACTCCAAAAGAGTTTTTTGAAGATGGCGGAAGCAAAGAAAGCTAAGACCTTATTTCAACACCTTTCGGGAATAAAGGAGAAGAAAACATCTTGGGAGTCCCTTTCAGTTATGGACAAAAAGAGTTTCGAACCATATATGGTAAATAGATTTCTATCTATGAATATGGGTCTTCTTGAGTTGGTCAATGAGTTACAACAATATACCATTGGCCAACTCTCACCGAAAGATGTATACAAGTTATACTTGGATGTCTTACCTAAGAAAAAGTCATTCGACAAGTATATAAAAGCAAAGGGTGGTGACAAGTATAATGATAAGGTATTGAGTTACTTGACACGATACTTCGAAGTATCAGAACGTGAAGTTAAGGATTATCTTGAAATTTTATCAAAAGATGAAGTAATTGAGATTATTCAAAAGTTTGGTGTAGATAAAAAAGACATAAAAAAATGGCTGAAATAATAAAAGAAGCAAAGACTAAAGTTGAGTGGGTTAATGAAGAAGAAAGACCCATATATGGTGAGATGACCGCAAGAGAATTTTGTGAGGATACTTATCCTGAAATGATGGAAGAGTACAAAAGAATCATGTGGGAACAATACGAGACCTTTTGTAAAAAACAACGAAACTACGGACCAGGTAACATCTCGGTTGGAACTCCGTTGGAGACAAAAGATGACGTAAAATTATCACTAACCGGATTATGGTTTAGAATGAACGATAAGGTTCAGAGACTAAAACAACTCGTAGTATTAGGTCAGCCAGATGAGGTTGGTGAATCACTACAAGATACCTATGCAGATTTATCAGTATATGGTATCATTGCCCAATTAGTCCAAAACGGAAAATGGGCAAAGTAATTGTTAAAACTTAACAATTTAATAACATTAAAATTTGGTGGTTCCGCCATAATTTTGTATATTAGAGTATATGAAAAAGTCAGAAGTATCAAATGTGTTTAACCTCTCCATACGAGAAGACGTAGGTGGGGTTTCCAAAGTATCATACTCCCAATATACGATGTGGGCGAACTGCCCTAAACAATGGAAGTTAACCTATATGGATGGTCACAAAGACTTTGACCCATCCATTCACCTTGTCTTTGGTACTGCCATGCACGAGACTCTTCAAGAGTGGTTACAAATCTTGTATAAGGATGGGCCTACTGAAGCAGATAAACTCGACTTGGGTCAGTTGTTATTAACTTCAATGGCTAATGAGTACAAATCAATGTCAGAACGATATGGTTCATTCACAACCAAAGCTGAGATGAACGAGTTCTACGATGATGGTATTCAAATCATTGACTACATCAAAAAGAATCGTACTGATTACTTCTCAACTAAGAAGTTAAGCTTGAGGGGTGTAGAGTTACCAATCTTCCACGAGACCTCAAACAAAAACATTATGATGAAGGGATTCATCGATTTAGTGTTTGAAGACCAAGATGGTATCATAGAGATTTGGGATATCAAGACATCTACAAGAGGATGGAATGAGTATCAGAAGAAAGATAAAACCAAGACTGCTCAATTAGTTCTATATAAGAAGTTCTTCTCAGAACAATACGGATGGCCTATCGACAAGATTCAAGTCAGATACTTTATTGTAAAACGTAAGTTGTGGGAAGAAGCAATGTTTGCTCAGAAGAGAGTTCAAGAGTTTGTACCTGCTCATGGTAGTATTACAATGAGAAACGTATCAACATCATTCGATGATTTTATATCTAAATCATTCAATGAAGATGGGTCATATAATACTGAAGGTGAGTTTCCTGCTATCGCAGGTAAGAACTCCAAGAATTGTAAGTATTGTCCTTTCAAGAAAAGTGAGTTGTGTAATCGTAAGGAAAGAATCAAATCCTAATATATGAGAAAGTTACTATTAGTACCTGCTATTTTATTAATTTCAGCTACCTACATGATTAAAAAAAAGGAATCTTTAATTAATATTCCTTTAAAAGAAATTAACCAAATCGAAGTAACACCCCCAAATGTACAATTAGCACCCGTTTCGTTAAGAAACCTAAACGATTTAGTAGAAGCAATCATTTGGGTAGAAAGTCGTGGTGACACGTCTGCATATTGTAAAAAAGAAGATGCTGTTGGTGTTCTTCAAATTAGACCAATAATGTTAAAAGAAGTTAACCGAATTTTGGATTTAAAAGGTTCAGGTTACATATTTACATTAGAAGACCGATGGAGTAGAGATAAATCTATTCAAATGTTTAACATAGTTGCAAATTATTATCACGAAACAAGTTCATATGAAAAAATCGCTAGGTGTTGGAATGGTGGTCCGAAGGGATTACAAAAAAAACAAACCAAGAAGTATTGGAGGAAGGTTCAAAAAAGACTCAAAAAATATGAGAATAGCACTGCTGGGGAGCCCAACGTATGAGAATAGGGGTGAAGTAAAAGAACTCGTTTGGAATCTAAAACAAAAATTTGGAGAAGAATTAATACTAATAACACGTGGAAATACTGATGGTATAGAAAAATGGGTACGTAAGTTCTCATTAGAATTAGGTGTTAAGTATATAGAGTATAATCCAGCACATACTATAATGTCATTATATAGTGGCATGGAATCTGAATATTATGGTAAGCCATATCACCCAACTCAGCCTTTACATCAATATGATTGTGTAGTCAGAGGTTCAGATAAGTTATACTTCTTTGGGGAAATTAAAAAAAATGAATTCAACCATTTTAAACGAGTATTAAGTCGTAATGGTAAAACTGCTAAATTTATACAATGAATATAATAGGAATGCACACCGGCCATGATGCATCATTATCGTTAGTACGTAATGGCAAATTAGTATCATCATTAAGCGTTGAAAGATACAGTAGGGTAAAGAAAGATGAAGTATTAAGTAGAGAGTTCTTTAACCACTTTCTACAAGTAAACGAAATGACTATTGATGATATAGATTGTATCACAATGGCATTTTGGAACTATGATAATTGTAATTGGATAAAACTATACAGCCCAACCAATTCCGTTTATCCACTTAATACATTTGGCGCACAACGACAAGACACGAGAATACTCAACCACTTGGATGAGTTTCCATACAAACCAGAATATGTTGATGGGCTTGGGATATCTCTGCCGGACTTTATAGACAACATCGACCCTCCATTTGGGCCTGAAGTGATACAACATAGTGAATCATTTCCATTGATAATTGATATAGAGGGGTACACCCGACCAATTAATGGTTGCTTTGTAAGACATCATACTGCCCATGCTGCAGCTGCATTTTATACATCACCATTTCCAAGGGCAGCTGTATTTACGGCTGACGCTTCGATGCATACTCCAAAAAATTGTAGTACCTCAATGGTTGGTAATGGTAGTATACTACAATCTTTTAAATCTCCTGAATTTATGTTGGGGAACTTCTATGATGTAGCTACTGAGTTTTGTGGGTTAGGGCCGGGAACATTAAAAGCAGGTACATTAATGGGATTATCTTCATTCGGTAATGTAAATGGTAAGACCATGGAGCAGTGGGAAAAATGGTGTCTCCCATTTAATCAAATTAGTACTGAATATCACCGATATAGTGATTGGTTATTTTCAGAAATCAGTGGTAGATACCCATTCATAAGTACAGCACGTAAAGAGTACGTAAATAAAGAACCAGGTTATCAGTTTATAAATAGAATATACCAAACAGTGTATTCAAAAGAAGAATCAGATTCTCAAGAAGTCATGGATATTGCTGCAAGTATTCAATATTTATTAGAACGTGCTCTTATTAAGTATATCAATGAATTGTATGAAGATACTAAAAATTTCAACGATGGTAATTTGTGTTTAGCCGGTGGTACATTTTTAAATTGTAACGCAAATTATAAGATATTAAAAGAAACAAAATTTAAGAATATACACTTTTTCCCAGCGTGTGGTGATGATGGAATACCAGCTGGTTCGGCATTGTTTTACTATCACTTTAATTTAGGTGGTAAACGTGTTAACTACACTACAAATGAACTTGCTTATTTAGGTGTTACATATGACCACCAACCTGAAACTGACACAAATGCAGTTCCATTAGATTTGGATGTAGTTGCTCAAAATATTGCTGATGGTAAAATTGTGTGTTGGTATCAAGGTCACTCTGAAGTAGGTCCACGTGCATTGGGTAATCGTTCTTTTATAAGTGACCCTCGTAATAAAGAGATGAAGGATATTCTAAACTCAAGAGTTAAATTCAGAGAATGGTTTAGACCATTTGCGCCAGTAGTGTTAACCGAAGATAAGGAGGAGTGGTTCAATATGGATTTTGAGTCACCATTTATGTTACATACTGTACCATGTAGAAAGCCACAAGAAATACCATCAGCAGTTCATATAGACAATACATCACGTGTTCAGACTTTAACAAGAGACCATAACCCTATATTTTACGATTTGATTTCTAAATTTAAGGACATAACTGGTGTGCCAGTTGTACTAAATACTTCACTGAATGTAAAAGGTGAACCTATTGTGGAAACGCCCGAAGATGCAATGAAATTATTTGATGAGTCTGATGTTGATATATTAGTAATCAACGATATGATGTATTTTAAAAATTAGGATTTAATAAATATATTTTGTATATTTATAACTAAATAAAAAGGAAATAGTTACGAATGGAATTACCAAAACTACGAAAAGTAGACCCAACTAAACCGAAGAAGAAAAAGATTCTACTTCTATCGGATGACCTCAGATTACATAGTGGTATTGCCACACAATCAAAGGAGATTGTTTTTTCAACAATTCATAAGTATGATTGGGTTCAACTTGGAGCCGCACTAAAACATCCTGAAGAGGGTAAGATGTTTGATGTTTCAGCTGATACACAAAAGGAAACTGGTGTAGAAGATGCATCACTCAAAATATACGCAAGTAGCGGATATGGGAATCCTGAAATACTAAGGCAACTTATTAACATTGAGAAGCCTGATGCAATCTTACACTTCACTGACCCACGTTTTTGGAAGTGGTTGTACGATATGGAGCATGAAGTAAGAGAGTTCGTTCCTATTATGTATTACAATATTTGGGACTCATTACCAGACCCAATGTGGAATGCACCATTTTATGCATCGTGTGATATGCTGATGTCAATCTCAAAACAAACATATGGTATCAACAAGAGAACTCTTGAGAAATATGGTATGGCGAAGGAAGATTGGGCATACAAATATATCCCACATGGAGTATCCAAACACTTCAAACCATTACCATCGGATGACGCAAAGTTAGTGGAGTTCAAAAACAGATTTGGATTAAACGAATACGACTTTGTAGTTCTATGGAACAATAGAAATATTCGTAGAAAAGTACCAGGTGATGTAGTTCTTGCATTCAATGAGTTTGCAAAACAACATGAGGATAAGAAGGTATGTTTATTCTTCCATACTCAACGAAGTGATGACAATGGAACTGACTTGAATGAGGTAATCAAACACAATGGTCACTATGGTGATTACAAGTTTACTGATGCTAAATTCACTACCGAAGATTTAAACCTATATTACAATTCAGGTGATATCATTCTAAACATCGCTTCTAATGAAGGTTTCGGACTCGCCTCTTGTGAAGCATTGAGAGCTGGTACACCAATTATAGTCAACGTAACAGGTGGTCTTCAAGACCAATGTGGTTTTGATTTGGAAGGTGAAACTCTAACTGCTGAAGATTATGTTGAGATTGGGTCACTACATGATAGAAGAAAATGGTCTAAGTATGAATTATTAGGACGTGGTAGTTGGGTTTATCCTGTATGGCCATCTAATAGGTCACTACAAGGTTCACCACAAACACCATATATATTCGATGATAGATGTGACTTTATGGATGTAGCTGAGAAGTTAGGAAACGCTCTTGAAGATGGTAGAGACCACTTAGAATACGTGGGACATATTGGACATGAGTGGGTTCAAGGTGAGAGTGGGATGGCATCCGAAAATATGGGTGGTAAGTTTATTGACGCAATTGATGGTTGTCTTGAAAATTGGACACCTCGTAAAAGATTTGAGATTTATTCAGTATGAAAAAGTTATGTGTAGTTAGTTGCCCTATTGCAACGAGAAGTGGGTATGGTGCTCGTTCGAGGGATTTAGTCCGTTCGTTAATTCAAACCAAAGGTGAAGAGTGGGATATAAAAATCTTACCACAACGATGGGGTAATACACCTCAAAATGCACTCACAACGGAAGATGTAGACTTAACATCAAGGCTCATTAGTGGTAATATAAATCAGAAGCCAGACGTGTGGATGCAGATTACAATTCCAAGTGAGTTCCAACCCGTTGGTCACTTTAACATTGGGGTATCGGCTGTTATTGAAACTACCGATGCATCTGCTGAATTTATTGATGGGTGTAATCGTATGGACCTTACATTGGTTTCATCAGAACACTCTAAGAAAACACTCGAAGTGGTTTATGATAAAATAAATGAAAAAACCAAAGAAAAGGTAGGTCAAACATCTCTAACAAAGCCGGTTGAAGTTTTATTCGAAGGATTTGACCCTAAGATTTACGATAATAAATCTGAAGTTCATCAATCTGTTAATGATGTACTAAGTAATGTGAAAGAATCTTTTACATATCTATTTGTTGGTCATTGGTTACAAGGTAACATAGGTCATGATAGAAAAAACGTAAGTGGTTTGATTCACACATTCCTAAATACGTTTAAAAACAAAAAGAATCCACCTGCACTTATTCTAAAGACATCTATCACGGCACCTGGCATCACAAATGTACATGAGTTGAGAAAGAGAATCGAAATGATTAAAGGTATGATTGATTCAAAGATACTACCAAACATCTATATTCTCGATGGTGACCTTTCAGATGAGGAGATGAATTCACTGTATAATCACCCAAAGGTAAAAGCACACGTATCATTTACACGTGGTGAGGGTTTTGGTAGACCTTTATTGGAAGCTTGTGTTAGTGGTAAACCAATCATTACATCAAATTGGAGTGGTCATGTAGACTTCCTTCACTCAGATTACAACTTCTTAGTAGGTGGTGAACTTCAGAATGTAGACAAATCGGCTGCAAACAATTGGATTAGGAAAGAGTCCAAGTGGTTTACAATTAATTATAATGACGCAGCTCATACTTTAAAAACAATCTACGATAATTATAAGAAAGCAGTTGAGAAGTCTCGTAAGAATCGTAAGTATGTAAAAGACAACTTTACACTTGATAATATGTCAAGTAAATTGTCCGAAATACTTGACATTTACAAAGTAGGTGATGGTCCACAACAAGTTGGATTAACGTTACCAACTTTGAAAAAGAAAGACACGCCAACTGAATTAAAATTACCAAAACTAAAGAAAGTAGGTGAGTAATGCCCGATTACACGACAATGCATAGAAATCGAATTGCTGACGCTACTCGTATACCTAAGTCAAAATTAGAGAAAGGTATGGTAGCTAAAATCAGATACAAGAAAGTATCTGGTGAGGCCCGAGATTATTATGTATTCGTGTTACAGCCAAAGTTTAAAACATACTTTCATTGTTTAGACTTAAAACACATCGCACCACCACAAATGCTAAAAATGGCATCTTCATTAAATGAAGTAATCAGTTCAACCTCGAAAGTAAAAAAGTTAGATTTGACTAAATTAAATCTTGATGTAAACTCTAAACAATTTTACCTTAATGAGATTAGAAATAAGAAGTTAAAAGGTGGTTATCGTACATTAGTTGAAAAGAATATATCAACTGTTATGGTATATAACTATGATTATGGTATCTTCGATAAGATAGATACTAAAGCAAAACGTAGACAAGAAGATAGTCTTGAAAAGGATGACACTCCGGACTTCTTAAAAGGAATATAATATATGAAAATCAGTTACGCAGTCACAGTATGTAATGAGTTCTTAGAGATTCAAACCTTACTACAAAAGTTAATCACACTAAAACAACCACAAGATGAGATAGTTGTATTATGGGATTCTAAGAATGGTGACCCAATGGTAGAAACATATCTCCGTAAAATGAACGCGGAGAAGACTCAATTCCTATGGTATCCTTATGAGTTCGATGGACACTTTGCAGATTTAAAGAATGAACTTACCAAACATTGTAGTGGGGATTACATCTTTCAGATTGACGCAGATGAGTACCCACATGAAACTCTTATGGATAACATCCACTCAATCTTGGAAGTAAATGATGTTGATGTGATTCTCGTACCACGAGTAAATACAGTCGAAGGGTTAACTCAGAACCATATTCAAAAGTGGGGATGGAATGTCAACGAGGGGGGTTGGGTAAACTTTCCAGACCCTCAATGGAGAATATACAAAAACTCAGATACGATACGTTGGGAAAATAAGGTACACGAGAAACTCGTTGGATATGATACTATCTCTAATCTACCATGGGCAGAGGAACTATCCTTATACCACCCAAAACAAATTGAACGACAAGAAAAGCAAAACGAATATTACGACACCCTCGTGTAATTCCATTTTGGAAACGAACGTGTGTCAAAAGAAAATTTAACAATTTTATTATGAAAAAAACTATTGGTATTATAGGTAATGGCTTCGTTGGAGAGTCACAAGCATTCGCGTTTTCCCCAACTACGAATGTTCGTATATTCGACATAGACCCCTTAAAAGCTACTCATACTCTTGAAGAAACATTAGAACAAGAATTTGTGTTTGTATGCTTACCCACACCAATGACTATGGATGGGATTCAAGATATTTCGTATATTGAGAACTTTTTCGAATCAATCACACCTAATGATGATACGATATTCATTATTAAGTCTACGGTCTTGCCAGGTACTACACAAGGTTTGATTGATAAGTATGGGTACAATATAATTTTCTCTCCGGAGTTTTTGACCGAACGTACTGCGAAGTTGGATATGTTGACTCAATCACGAATCATCTTTGGTGGTAGTGAAGACTTGACTAAACGGGTAGAAGAATTGTTTACGGATAGATTTATGAATCGACACATCATCCATACTAATTCAACTACGGCAGAATACATCAAGTATATGAATAATACATTTTTTGCAACAAAAGTTGCAGTGATGAACGAGTTCTATCGATTGAGTCAATGTATTGATGTTGATTGGAAAACGGCACTATATGGATTTGCTGCAGATGGTAGAGTCGGAGATAGTCATTTACACGTACCTGGTCCTGATGGTAAGTTGGGGTATGGTGGTACTTGTTTCCCCAAAGATGTAAACGCTATTATTAATTTTGCTAAAGAGCATGGAGTTTCTATGAACGCCATTGAAGGTGGTTGGGAAACTAATGTAGAGGTTAGGCCTGAACGTGATTGGGAACAATTGGAAGGTAGAGCAGTTTCTAAATGATTTTCTGGAGAACATACGATAATAAAGTAATTCCTATACAAGAGGTTGAAGCGTTAGGATTTCCTTTAAGTGACCCTTCCTATATTACTGATGAATACTTGGAAGGTAAAAACTTTGTAATCCTAAGAACTTGTTTTGGTGTTGGGGATTGGGGAATTATCTCCGCATTCCCACGAAAATTAAAGGAGAAGTATTCCGATTGTAAGGTTTGGATACCATCACCAAAATTGTTGAGAGAGATGTTTGGTCACTTAGAACAAAATTGGTCAGCGTGGTCAGACCCGCTTCAAGTAGTTCATACTATTTTTGATAACAACCCCTATATAGATGGGTTTGTAGATTCATTTGAAGGGGAGGTGTTCAATGACCACTACCGAATCTATGGTGATGAAGATGTACCACTTATGGAAGAGTTGTTGAGGTTCTGGCAGTTCGAGGAGTTCGATGATATTGAACCCGAACTATACTTTTCAAAAGAAGAAATTGAGTTAGGTGACCAAATCATAAAAGAACATTGTGATGGAGACTTCGGAACTCTTCTAATATCAAATAGATTTGATGGTGTTGGGGTTGAAAAAATCCAACAAAAAATTAATGAGTATGACCTACCTATGTTCTATTGGACTAAATCTACGGATGTAGGGTTAAATTTCAAAGAAGCATTAGATATGAGACACATCAATACTCGTATTCAGTTATACATCAAAACAAAGGCAAAGTTTAATGTGGGTAACCAAACTGGAGTGAATGATACCATCGCAAATTATTCACCAACCTATACAGTTGCCAGGCCTAATCTTGGGTCAAATTTAGTTAGAAGTGAGATTTACTTATGAGAGTAGTAGTATATACAGCGATTATTGGTGGGTATGACACACTCAATGAACCACTCGTAAAACCAGATGGTGTGGACTTTGTTTGTTTTACCGATAGGGAGATGGAGTCTGACACTTGGGAGATTCGTAAGATTACGTCATTATATGAGGACTCTACAAGAACTGCACGAAAGTATAAGGTTTTACCACATCGTTGGTTTACTGAATATGATGTCAGTATATGGGTTGATGGTAATAAACTTATAGAGGGTAATGTTTTAGATTATATCACACAGTTAGGGGGGAGTAACCTTTCGTTGTTTGACCATATGGAATGTTTTGACAAAAGAAATTGTGTATATCAAGAGGCAAATGCTATTTTTAGGTTAGGACAAGAGTCGGGTAAAACTTACAAAGATAACCCATTAACTATAAAATCCCAAATGGAACGATATCTTTCTGAAGGATATCCACAAAATAATGGATTGGCATTTACTTGCGTTGTGGTTCGGAAACACAATGACTCAGATACTATCAATCTGATGGAAAATTGGTGGACTGAAATCAAATATGGTTCTAAGAGAGACCAATTAAGTTTTGATTACGTTGCTTGGAAAAATAACTATGATTTTAAGTATCTAAGTGGTGATGGTAGAAACGATGGTATAATAACACATAAATCACATTTATGAAACGTATATTGTTTATAACATCTCAGTATAGAACTGGGGAGCGGTTATATCCCATCTTACCCATACTTGCGTCTGAATATAAGGTAGACCTACTAAAGGTATATCAGATGACCAATAAATACAAGTGGGTTGGTGATAAAGATATGCGATTAAAGTTTAATGGAGACTACTTACATTTATTTGATTCGGTATTTGAAAACACGTGTGATGTCACTAAGTATGACCTCATCATATCTGATGATAATAGACATACATCAAAAACAAAACTATCCAATTTATACAATCAGAAGAATTGTCCGATGGTATCCTTCGAGCACGGAAATAATGATAAAGGGTATTTCAGATTGGGCTACAAAGTAGTCTTTGATAAATGTTTTGTGTTTGGTGACAAGGATGTGAAACACAAAGACCAGATTGCAGGTGGTATTCCATCTAATGATAGGCTATCCGAGTATATAAACTTGGAAAAGAAACACATTTTGGTAATTGTGAATTTTTTAGGCAATAGAAGGTCACCATTCAAAGTTAACTTTGATAATACGGTATTTAATAAAATTAACTTAGTAAATCTACAACAACGAACTGGTTTACCAGTTGTTATAAAACTAAAAAGTAGAGCAGATGAGGGTGGGTTTAAGAACAACCTAACATACCTTCAAAGTATATTACCAAGCGAATTAGACTACAAGATTATTATCGATGCTGAAGATGATAACAAATTAATTGCTGAGAGTAAATACGTTATATCAGCACCATCAACTCTTGCATTCAAACCAATTCAGTTGGGTATACCAACCATTTTAATCAAAGACTCTGGTCAGATTGGTAGTTTCTATGATTATGATGGGTTGTATGACATTGATGAAATTAATATAGACTATTTACTAAAGGACACCAATAATCATCAATGGATAACCAACTCAGTAATGGGTGGTATCAATTTCAACTCTTCAGAAATAGTGGTGTCTAAATTAAAAGAAATGTTATGAAAGTAGTTCATATTTTAGCAGCACGCCCTAATTTTATAAAAGCGTCACCAATCATCCGCGAATTTAAAAATAATGGACATGAAAATGTAATCATACATACTAATCAACACTATGATTACAAAATGTCTGAAATATTTTTTGAACAATTAGATATTCCAACGCCGGATGTTCATTTAGGTATTGGGTCATCAACTCATGCAAAACAAACCGCAGACGCAATGATTTCCATAGAAAGGGAGTTGGTAGATTTGGATGTGGACTATGTTGTAGTGTATGGTGATGTTAATTCATCAATGGCAGGAGCACTTGCTGCATCTAAATTAAATATACCAATAGTCCATATTGAATCTGGATGTAGAAGTTATGATAATACGATGCCGGAAGAAGTAAATCGTAAAATTATAGATACGATTAGTGATATACTGATATGTACTGAAAAATCCGCGTTTGAAAATCTGATTAAGAGTGGATTTGATGAAAAATCAATCTATGTGGCAGGTAACACTGCAATTGATAGTATGTATGAATTGGCATTCGATGATATGAGTGGTATAGATTACGATTACTATTTGGCAACTTTTCATAGACCATTTAATGTAGATGACCCAATTATATTGGATTCAATACTCTCTAAATTAGAGGATTTTTCATTGCCTGTGATTATACCGGCGCATCCAAGATTAAGAAAGAATCTTAGTAGAGACTATAAAAATATTATATTCAAAGAACCAGTTGGATATTCCGAATTTATTTCGTATATTAAACGAAGTAGTGGTGTAATATCCGATTCAGGAGGTGTTCAATGTGAGTGTGGTGTTTTGTCAAAGCCACTTCTTACCCTTAGACCATCTACTGAACATCTTATTACATTAGATTATGGTAATAAATTAATTGGGTTGGACGAATTGGATGAATCTTCGTTTCCAATAGACTTCTCAACACAAACACCAACTGAGTGGGATGGTAATGCATCCAAGAGGGCGGTAGAATTTATTTTAAAATGAAAAACTTTGCATTGATAGGTGCTGCTGGGTATATAGCACCACGACACGTTGAAGCCATAAAGCACACTGGTAATAATTTGTCTGCTATTCTTGACCCATATGATGGTGTTGGGTACATAGACAAATACTTCCCAACTGCATCTTATTTTAAAGAAGCAGAACGATTTGACCGGCACTTATTTAGACACCGTGGTGAGTTTGACTATGTTTCAATATGCTCCCCAAACTACTTACACGATGCACATATGAGGTTATCTCTTAGAAATGGGTGTGATGTAATTTGTGAAAAACCATTGGTACTTAAACTTGAACACCTTGATGCATTGAGGAGTTTGGAGAATGAAACAGGTAATACAATAAACACCATTCTTCAACTTAGATATCACGATTCGATTATAGCTTTAAGAGAAAAGTTTAAAAACACAAATAAAGTTCATAATGTGGTTTTAGACTATATCACACCAAGAGGTACTTGGTATAACTACTCTTGGAAAGGTGACCATGATAAATCAGGTGGAGTTGCATCAAACATTGGTGTACACTTCTTTGATATGTTGAGTTGGGTATTTGGTGAGGTAGAATCCTTTGAAGTAGAAAATGGTGAACTGTACTCACGTGGTACTATAAAACTAAAAAACGCTGAGGTAAAATATAATCTAAGTATTGATTCAAATGATTTACCCTGGTCCGATTGGAAACCATATAGATGTATAACAGTCGATGGTGATGAATTAGAATTTTCAGAGGGCTTTACTGAGTTACACAATAAGAGTTATGAACAAATCTTATTGGGGAATGGTTATGGGTTGAGTGATATTGAACCCACTATAAAATTAATAGAAAGTGTAAGAAATGCATAAGAATATTATCATATACACGTCATCCCATAACAACTATGATATGTTGAAGGGTGAAGTTCTTAAAATAGATTTTGAGGGGTTTGAGTTTATAAATGTTGATGATGCATCAACGGATTCTGAGATACAAAAGGGTAAGAAAATTTGTAAAGATAATGATGTAACATACTTACAAAATAAGGGTAGAGGTGTACAAATGGCAACTCAAACTCTAATTGACTTTATAAATGAAAATAGAGCTGATTGTAAATATATTATTTGTTTACAACACGATGTGAAACCCATAACTAATGGGTTCTTTAAAAAACTATCAACTTACATTTCAGATGGTAAATTAGATGAATTTGGCGCTATTGGGTTTAATGTAATTGATAGGGGTAAGTATACTGGAAACTCGTATGAGTTGTTTAAAAAGGGTACATATGGTCTTGGTATGATTGGGTTAGCACATTTATCGGTAGCTAACGAATCAAAAAGATGGATGAGCCCACATCATAACTCAGAATCTTTAAAAAGAAATAAAGAAAAGTGGTCTAACCCATTCATTATAGAATTTCCCGCTTGGATGGTAGTGGGTATAAATGTTAATATTTGGAACAAAGTTGTAACTCCAACTGAAGATTATCAATTCCACCTATGGTTTCCAGATGTTGCAATGCAACTAAATCGGTCTAATCACCCACTCTTGGTCATACCATCCTTATATTGTTTAAATCAACAAGAGGTGAAATCAAAGTATGGGATAAGTGAAAACTCCGCCCATGGTGCCAACCGAGGGGAAGTACATCACTTCGGAAAATCCTCTAACTTCAAAGCATGGAAACGAAGATGGGGTTGGGAATACACAAACGCAAAAAATACATTCAAATCAGTAGCCGAACAATATAAAGGAACATTATTGTATGAGTATTACAAACATAATAATAATAACGGACCATTAAAAAACTACGACTTATGAGAATCATAGTAACAGGAGCAGCGGGCCTAATTGGGAGTCACCTTACTGACCATTTAATTTTAGAGGGGCATGATGTAATTGCAGTAGATAACTTATCATTTGGTAATCCTAAAAATTGTAATTTCACCCTATATAACATAGATTTAACAACTGAAAATTGTCTTGATAAATTTAAGGAGGTTGATATAGTTTGTCATCTGGCTGCATATAAAAAAGCGCCTAAAAATTCAATAGCATCATCTGATGTTATGAAAGTTAATTTCAAGATGATGGATAATATTCTCGAATATTGTAGTAAGACAAACGCTAAGTTGATGTTTACATCCACTTCAGACATCTATGGTAACTCAGATACTTTTACCGAAGATGAACCAATCACTATTGGACCACCTAATGTCGAGAGATATTCATATGCATTGTCAAAATTACACGATGAGCAACTGGTACTTAATATGATATCTGAAAATAGACTTCATGCATCAATCGCTAGAATCTTTGGATGTGCTTCACCCCGTTCAAATAAAGGGTGGTCAGGTGGGCATATACCATTGTTTGTAGATAAAGCTATAAAAAATGAAGATATAGTTATACACGGAGATGGGTCTCAAACAAGAAGTATGTCCCACGCATTAGATATTGTAAATGGATTAGTATCTATGGTAGATAATATAGATGAACTGAATGGTGAGATTTATAACTTAGGTACTGATGAGGAAATGTCCGTAAAGAAGTCTGCTGAGTTAATAATAGAAAAAACCAATTCTAAATCTAATATTATATTCCAACCGAAAACTGAAGCATTTGGTAATTATAGGGAGATTACTCGTAGATTCGCAAATACGAAGAAAGCCAGAGATAAATTTGGATATGAGGTAAACTATACGTCTACACAAGTTATAGATGAAATAATAAAAAGTTTTACAAATGAAAATAGCAGTAATAACACCAGTAAAACACCTTGATGGGGTATATGAACTACTTCAGACAAAGGGTGAGGTTTACTTGTTAGAGAATGGTACACGGCACCAAGTTAGTGAACTATTACTTAACAACCCAATTGATACTATCTTTTGTAACCCAAATCAACAAAGTTACAAAATAGATAAAGACTTGTTGTGGGGTACTGATGTTCGTATTATCAATACCGCATCCACTGGACTAAATCACATTGACTTAGACTATTGTAAATCGGTGGGTATTGAAATCCAATGTCACAAAAATGACTTTGAGTTAATTAATCAACTACCATCTACTTCCGAGTTAGCATTTGGGTTACTTCTCGACTTGATGAGAAATATCACAATTTCAAACAATGTGACCAAACGAGATAAAAGCTGGGACTACCTACCATTCGTAGGTCAGCAAATGAAAGACTATAAAGTTGGTATCGTTGGGTATGGTAGATTGGGTAAGATGATGGCCAAGTTTTGTAGAGCATTTGATGCTGAGGTTTACATCTACGACCCATATTCAGATGAATCTAACATTGAGACATTGGAAGAGTTGTTTGATATATGTGATGCAGTATCGCTCCACGTTCACGTTACGGATGAAACACGACATATGATTGATTATGATTTACTTTCACGTGGTGTTAAGTTCTTGGTAAATACATCTCGTGGTGAGATTGTAAATGAAACTGATATCATAAAGGCACTACACGAGTGTAAGTTGTGGGGGTATGGTACTGATGTTATAGAAAATGAGTTTGGTGACCCATCTAAATCACCATTCTTTAATTTGGAAAATTCAAAATTAAATTGTATATTTACACCACATACAGGAGGAATGACCATACAAGGTCAGACCAAAGCATATAAATGGAGTATAGATAAATTATGAGAGTACTAGCAATAATTCCAGCAAAGCTGGATTCTAAAAGACTAAAACACAAGAACATTAGAGAGATTGATGGTAAACCCATGTTCCTACATTCAGTTGATTATGCAAACGCAAGTCAATACCATGTAGAGGTTATCGTATCATCTGAGAGTGATGTTGTTGGAGAGATTTGTAATCAACACGAAGTAAGATTCCACAAAAGGACTGCTGAGTTGTGTGGTGATGTTGAGGTTGTGGATGTATATGAATATGTAATCAGTCAGATTAAACACGAAGAGTATGACCTTGTGGTTGGATTACAACCCGATAATCCAAATAGGTCACATACTTTGGATGAGTGTATTGACTATATGATTGAGAATAATTATGATGACTTGATTACAGTAAATCCATCTTACAAGAGAAGTGGTTCAGTTCGTATATTTAAATACGACTATCTAAAAGCAGGTAAAGTCAGTAAAAGACTTGGGTGTATCAAAGATGATGCAACCGATATACACTATGAATCTGACTTGGAAAGTGTAAAAAATAATTTATGAAGACAGTCAATAACAGAGCAGCTTTAAAGAACAAAGCAGATGGGGAAATCAAAAAATTAAAAGAGTTCTGGATTTCATCTGAGATTCCTCTAATTTGCGACTTAGGGAGTAATATAGGATACTATACTGAAAGCTTTATCAATCATTTCTCAGAAAGCACAATACATGCTTACGAACCCCACCCGTACAATATTGAAAAGTTTAAAACTTTCGTCAAATCAGATAAAGTTATTCTTCACGAATACGGATTATTTAATAAGGACACCGAATTGATAATAGGCTTACCAAATCATGCTAAAGATAACAATGGGTGTTATAGTATAAAGCATACACATAACGGAATAAAGGTCAAATTAAGAAAAGCAGATAAACAAGAGATTCGACCCGATATTGTAAAAATTGATGTAGAAGGAGCAGAACCTCAAATATTAGAGTGTGCGGAGTTTTTTAAAAATACTAAACTGATACTTATCGAGATGTTATACAAAGATGATATGAATATAAACGAAGAAATCTCAGAAAGGTTATTAGAATTAGGGTACACATATAAATTAAATACAAGTAAAAATAATCAGTTATGGTTAAAGTAATAGCAGAAATAGGTTGGAATCATTGTGGCGATATGGAACTCGCCAAAGAGATGATTCTATCGGCAAAGGAAAGTGGTGCAACTTACGCAAAGTTTCAAAGTTGGTCAGTTAGTAGACTCAAGCCAGGTGCTTGGGATGAAGATGGCCGTAGAGAGATTTATGAGAAAGCAGAACTTACAAGGGAAAGACACATTGAACTAATCAACTATTGTAATGAAGTGGGTATCACTTTTATGTCAAGTGTATTCAGTATCAAAGATGCAGAACTTCTTGTTGAATTGGGTGTTGAAGATGTGAAGATTCCAAGTTTTGAATCTCGTAATCACGAACTTATCAAGTATTGTGATGAAAACTTCAAAACAATCTTTATGTCAACTGGGACATCTACCTTTGATGAGATTAAAGAAAGTGTAAACTTAATCAAGATTGCAGACCTTTATTTATTACATTGTGTATCTACTTACCCTTGTAATCCATCAATGTCAAATATTAATCGAATGAATCGACTAAAGACACTACATATGCCAGTTGGGTATTCAGACCATATTCAAGGTGTAGAGTCGGCAAAGGTTGCGATTGGTGAGGGTGCAATGGCTATTGAAAAGCACTTTACTACCGACAATGACTTGCCGGGTCGTGATAACAAATTCGCAGTACTACCTCATCAAATGAAGGACTTGACTGACCATATCACGATGAGAGAGGAGATGTTTATTCAACACGGGAATGATTTCCAAGATAGTGAATTGGATTCGAGAAACAACTATACAGGAAGATTCGATGGTTAGTGTTATAATTAGAAATCACAATGAACACGAGTACATCGGGTTCTCAATTCAATCAGTGTTGGAGTATATACCTGATGCTGAGATATTGATAATAGATGACCACTCTACCGATGACTCATTGGGTGTTGTTAAGTTGTTTAACAATAGAGGTGACATCAAGGTGACTACTATTGATGACTACACTCCTGGTAAAGCAATAAATCTTGGTGTAAAACTCGCTAAGTATGAAACGATTTTAGTATTGTCAGCACATTCTCAGATTACGAAGATGAATTTGGGTTATGTTCAAACCAAACTAAAGTACTACTCGGCGGTATTTGGAAACCAAACTCCAATTTATAGAGGTAAAAAAATTACTAAGAGATACATATGGTCTCATTTCGGAACTGATGAAGAGGTGGATAATATGCATTCTACTATTGAAGATAGACCATTCTTACACAATGCATTTTGCTTTTACAATAAAAAAGATTTGGTTAAGAATCCATTTGATGAATCTATTCCAGGAAAAGAAGATAGGTATTGGGCAATTGAGATTTTAGAAGAAGGTAAAAACTATTTATATACACCAAGTATCGAAGTAAATCACTACTATACTGGTAATGGCGCGACTTGGAAAGGATTAGGATAATGTATAATAGAACGAACAAAGTATATGATGTGGTGGTGTGTACAACCGCAGTAGATAGGATTGATTTACATGAGATGGTATTTCCAAAGTACATTGAGTTCCTATCGGGATTAAATGTATATTGGATGTTTACTATGAATGATATATGGAATAGTGCTGATACATCTATTCAATATCTCATATCACTGCTCAAGCAAAATAATATAGATTATAATTTCAGTTGTCACGGGTTTGGTGGAACTCAGTATGACTTTTACAAATCCGCACACTATTTGGTAAATAATGTTTCTAATATGAATCCTAAATATGGTGTAGTTTGGTTAGAAGATGATTGGTTACTTACAAAAGAAGATAAAAAACTAAAACCTATATTAGAATCTTTTAATTTTGGTGAGAATGACTACATTGGATTAGCAGCAAATAAGTTTATGAGTTTTAATCCTGGTGTATTTGGTATGGGGATTATAAATAAAATAATGTTGAAAAACATAAACAATATGGAAGGTGTATATGGACCATCAATTGATGATTTTGGGAAGGGTAATCCTGAAAGAGCAAGTTTGTATGGACCAACAAGGCAACCATCCTCGCTAAAATGTCCAGGTAAACATCATCACCGACCTTACTTTAAGGATATCGGTAGGAGTTGGGTTTCTCGTAATAAATTAAAAGAAAGAACTTTTAAACAAAATTTATAATGAAAATATTAGTTACAGGTGGTGCAGGTTTTGTAGGAACAAACCTCATCAAAAGATTATTGAAAGATGGACACAATGTAGTATCTATCGACAATTATTATACTGGTAATGTACAAAATCATCAAAAAGGATGTAAGTATCTAAACCACGACCTCAGAAACATTACTGAGTTTATGGATGTTGATGTTGTATTTCACTTGGCAGCGATTGCCCGTATCCAACCATCATTCAAATTACCCAAAGAATATTTTACTACCAATGCAAATGGAACTCTGAATTTGGTAGATTGGTGTGCTAATAATAACGTACCAATCATATACGCTGGTTCATCATCAAAACATAGTGGTAGATTTAAGAATCCATATACATTCTCAAAAGATGTGGGTGAAGACATCATTTCACTTTATCAGAAACATTATGAGTTGAAATCATCAATTACACGATTTTACAATGTATATGGACCACATCATCTAAAAGATGGTGGGTATTGTACTTTAATTGGTAAATGGGAAAAGGCAATTGAAGATGGTAAGTCGCTTACTATTTTTGGTGATGGTACTAAACGTAGAGACTTTACTCATATTGACGATATCGTAGACGCATTAGTAAAGATTATGGAACAAGGGGCATATGGGTATGACTTTGAACTTGGTAGAGGTAAAAACTACTCTGTTAAAGACATAGCAGATATGTTCAACTATGATGATATTGTTTATGAAGATGATAAGCCAGGTGAAGCATTGGTAACTCTTTGTGAAGATACACTCGCTAATGAAATACTTGGTTGGATACCAACTAAGGATATAGATAATTACATAACAAGTTATATAAATGAAAAAGAACATAATATTCATACCGGCAATTGATGCAGGTCGTGGAAGGCACCACGCATACAATTACAGTATTCAATCTTGGCAGAAGTGGGCTGAGAAAAATAATGCTGAAGTTGTAATTTGGGATACTGCGTTATATACTTGGGAAGAGATGACTATCCCATGGCAACGATATCACTTATTTAAAATACTTGACCATAACGAGATAGAATTTGACCAAGTTCTAATGGTTGATTCCGATACGATAGTACATCCAGATACACCTAATTTCTTTGAAATGAACGAACGTAAGTATACTGGTGTTCTTGATTTGGGGTGTTGGGAATGGACTGGTAGGTCACTAAGACATTACAAAGATATGTTCGATGGTTACAAGCTAGATAGAGGTATGTACTTTAATGGTGGATTTCAAATTGTAAACGAATCCCATAGAGAATTCTTTGATTACGTATTAGACTTTTATTTTAAAAATCAAGATACTTTGGTAGAAAAGCAAAAAGCAGGATTGGGTACTGACCAAACTGTTATAAACTATCTGATACAAACTCAAGGAATTGATTTGAAGATGTTACCTGCCACATTCAATCTACATCATATGTCGAGTAAGAACCTACTTAACTTTGGCCAATCGTGGTGGGGTGATAGTATGGATAATCTATACGAACAAGCGTGGGTATATCATTTTAATGCAATTCCTAAAAATGGATTGAATAGAAACTCATCATACTTTATAAAAAGAGCATACGAGGAATTATGGGGAGAATAGCATTTATATCAGAGTTACCATTTAATGGTAAGGTGAATAGAAACCACCCACATATGAGAACTGAGTTTGCTCAATTTTGTGCTCTAAACGCAGACCATTATTGTTTCTATCAGATGGAACAATTACAATCTGAATACGACCATATCATTCTACTCATTAGTAAGACTGATAAACTCAGAGATTTTGTATACCAAAAAGAAAAGTTGGTATCAGACTTGAGGAAGTTTGGTAAGAAGATTTGGTTTATGCAAGAGGCAACCGCACAAATATATCAAACAAAAGAACTTCATCATCAGATTTGGCATTATAATTTATTACAAGAAGTAGATGGTATCCTTACTGAAAATGTAACGGATTTTAACTACTTTAAAGGTATAACCTCTTCTGATAAAGAAATTCACACAATTCCCACTTTGATTATTGAAGATAATTTTGTATATTTAAAAAATACTACAAAAGAAGAAAAGGTTATGATGGGTGGTAATTTCACTTCTTGGTATGGTGGGTTTGATTCTTACTTGGTATCGAGTGAGTTTAACAAACCAATATCAGTACCTAAAATGAGAACAGTTGCAAACGAAAGCCAATTGGTAGAGGTATTACCACACGTTACATTTTCAGAGTGGATGAAACTCCTATCAAGTTATAAGTACGCGGTACATCTAATGCCTAACACCACTGCAGGTACGTTTTCATTGAATTGTTCTTTTCTTGGTATACCATGTATAGGTTATGTTGATGCTGATACACAACGATTATCTCAACCCATGCTATCGGTTGATAGATTTGATTTAGAAAGTGCACGAAGTTTAGCAAAACAACTTAGAGATGATGAGGGCTTCTATAATGAATGTTCCAAATCGGCTCTAAATAATTACAACAAACACTTCCATGAGAATGTGTTTTTAACTAAAATGAATAAAATATTATGTTAAATAAATCAGATATATCATTTATCCAACCATCTCGTGATAATTTAAAGTACCTAAAGTGGTCATACGATTCAATCAGAAAGAATGGTGGGCCAGAACCAACCATTTGTGTTGCAGATGACTTCAGTAACGATGGAACTTGGGAGTGGTGTCAAGAAATGATGACCACGGACCCAAACTTCAAGGCAATACGAAACGAAGGACCAACACGATTGGGTCATACTATTCTATACGATAGATTAATCAACGAAGTAGCTACCACGCCAATTGTAGGTATATATCATGCTGATATGTATTTATGTCCTGGCGCTCTTGAATCAGTATTAGAACACATTAAACCTCTAAGTGTGGTATCACTTACTCGTATCGAACCACCATTACATCCGGATGGTCCTGAAAAGATTCTTTTGGACTTTGGTATTGAGCCGGAAGAGTTTGTTGATTTAGAAGATAAGCTATTAGAACAATTACCATCGTTAAAACAAGGTAAAACTACTGAGGGTATATTTGCCCCATGGTTCTTATTTAAAGAAGACTTTACTTCTATTGGTGGACACGACCCGTTATTTGCACCCCAATCAAAAGAAGATACTGATATCTTTAATCGATTCCATCTGAATGGATATAAGTTTATTCAGACTTGGGATGGGTTTGTATATCATATGACTTGTAGAGGTAGTAGATTTGCAGATGGAGCGAAGCGTAATCCAAATGGAGAGGTCTTCATGAAGAATAGGGAGACTGATGAGTGGTTGATTCAGAATCAACGTTCAACTCGTAACTTCCTTAGAAAGTGGGGGCATTATTGTAAACATGATAAGTTAATGAAACCAGTCGTACCACATAAGTACGATATACAATTCAATATTGAAAATGGTACTTATGCATTACTACATGCCTTAGAACCCTGGTGTAGTAGAATTGTAATAGATTTAGATAAAGATAAAATCAAAGAATATATTGAGTTAGAACAACCAAGCACTCAGTTCGATTTAAGTAAAAGAATCAATGTAGATGTAGATTCTGATATTGAAATTAGTTTTGATGGTAATAAATTTACACAAAATGCATTTAATTACATACAGCAATTATCAGAAATATTAGATTTTAACGATTTTTCTAATGGTGAGTATGAATTAGACATATTTAATATAAAGGTGAATCGTGTAAAACACTACGATTCTGAGTTAATTAATCTATGAGATACTTTATATTACTACCAGGAGACACCGAAGAATCAGTTGATTTCTCAACTAATGTCTTAGGTGAAATTTCATTCAAAAACTTTTGGGCAGACCAAGGGTTTGAGATATTAGTAAGATTGGTAGAAAAGTATCCGGACACTTTATCTGAAGTGACAATCAAAGACGAACAATCTAAATCTTATTCCGTAGAAGAATTCTTGGACAAAATTAAAAAGTTAAAGGTAATCCAAAATGGGTAAAATAGACCTTAATAAATTAGAAGACTATGTAGATAGTCATGAGAGATATGAAAAATTTACAAAATCAAATAGGAAGAAAGCTAATAATGAAGAAAACTTTCTCCAATCACAAGGGAAGTCTGTTGGGGGGAGAACGACTGACACTTATATCGGTCAACGAACAAAAGCAAGAACTTAGAGTATCAGACCCATTCGGAAGTGACTGGATAATTCCTTTGGAATTTGTAGATACTTATATATAAGGATATGTAATATGAGTGGATTGAGTAGATATGAAGAAGCACTTGAACGTTTAATCAAATCGGTTGATGAGAAGTGGTCAGCTTCATATAAAAAATCCATAGATTGTAATAACCCAAAAGGCTTTAGTCAAAAAGCACATTGTGCCGGCCGCAAAAAAGGAAAATAGTATGTTACTAAAAGTAGGTTCAAAAGGAAACGAAGTTAAATTATTACAAGAGTTTTTAGAAATTGGCGCAGATGGTATATTCGGTAAAGGAACTGAGAAATCAGTTAAAGAATTCCAAAAAATCAATGGTTTGGTTGCTGATGGTATCGTTGGCGCTTCCACTTGGGATTGTATGGGTTTGGCTACTACTGATGACTCAGAAAAGACATTCGAAACGGAAAATTGTCTAATTGTTAATAGACATTACTTACCTAATGGTGAGTATAAATCAGGCCCAACTAATAAAGAGTATATATTCTTACATCATACTGCAGGGTGGCACAACCCATTCAATTGTATCGACCAATGGGGTAGAGATTCTCGTGGTGCAGTAGCAACTGAATTTGTATTAGGTGGTCCATCAGTAAAAGGTAACAATGAAGACTATGATGGTGTAATGGTACAAGCATTTCCTGAAGGTGGTTATGGGTGGCACTTAGGTAAGAATGGGTCACAGTATATGCACACACATTCAGTAGGAATTGAAGTGTGTAACTTTGGCTGGATTAAAGATGGTAAAACATATGCCGGTACACGAGTTCATGAATCTCAGTTGGTTGAGTTAGACACCCCATTTAGAGGATTCAAAACTTGGCACAAATATTCCGATGACCAAATCGAAGCACTTAGAAAGTGGATTCTATGGATTGGTGAGAGAGATAACATTGATGTAAGAAGCGGATTAGTAGAAGAAGTAAAGAAAAAAGGTGCAGGTGGATTTGAATTCAATGAAGATGCATACTATGGTAGAGTAAAGGGTATGTGGACTCATACTAATACACGTAAAGATAAGTTTGATATGTTCCCACAACAAGAACTATTAGATATGTTAATCTCTTTATAGTAATATTACATAGTTATAACAGTAACGTAAATCATCCACGGAATTTATTATGAAAAAGTATTTAATTAATTTATTACTATTGTTATTACCAACTGTAACATTAGCACAAGGTACAAGTTGGTTTGAGTTAAAAGTAGAATTTGGTAGATACATATTCACCAGTGGAAATGTATATTCAAACGACCAGTCAATTTTAATAAAGCAAGGTAACGATACATTATACTACAAAGACTACGTTTCCTTAACTAATCCAAGTACTTACAACTACACTATTTTAAATTGTGATACTGGTGATGTTAAGATAATACTTAACTCTAATAGAACTAGATGGTGGGATAATCAAGGTGTACCTCCGGTTGTGTGGTTACGAAACGCAACTCAAGATACATTTGTAAACATAGCCCCAATGACATTAGGGTTATTTAGTGGTGCAAACTCAGTTTACTCATACGATACAACTGTTAATCTCCTATCACAACCACCACCATACGCAGGTTGTATGGATACATTATCTTCAACTTACGACTCTAATGCTAATATTAATAATGGTCAATGTAAATATCCTGTAACTTTTGCAGTAGATATGAACTCTTATAATGACACGTTCTCTCAAGTTTATGTAAGTGGGCAGTTTAATAGTTGGAGTGGTATTGCAGATTCTTTATCTGATTCAGATGGTGATGGTATTTGGACAGGTACTATTGATATACTAAACAATCCAGGTTGGTTATGGAAGTACTCAGTTGATAACTGGGTTGACCAAGAGTTACCACCAAATATGCAAAACAATCAAAACCCATACGCTACTTGTTTCTTATTAGATGCCGCAGGGTTTACAAATAGAAATCTTATTGTAGATGGAACATCAGTAGTATTAGATACTAATTGTTGGGAAAAGTGTTTAGATTGTGCTGATATTATAGGATGTACTGATACCACTTCTGCCGAATACAACCCATGGGCTACAATAAGTGATGGGAAGTGTATAGGGAATCCAGCAGATACACTTTCTTGTTCTTCAAGTGAAACTTACTTAGACGTACAATTCACTCCCGATAACTATGGTAGTGAATCAAGTTGGATTCTTTATGACAATAATGGAGCAGTATATACAGCATCTCAAGGGACCTATTCTGGCGCATCACCAGGTATAGCTATATCACATTACATTTGTGTTGATACAAATGTATTAGTAGATATTGTAATTAACGATTCTTATGGTGATGGTTTAAATGGTACTTTATTTGGTGGTCAAGTAGATGGTGATTTAAAAGTATATGATTGTTCAGGTAATCTATTATGGTCGTTATCTGATACAATTCCAAATGGTAACTTTGGGTATCAATTCACATCTCCACAATTTAATACTGGAGGGATATGTTCTTCAGGCGCGTCTGATGTTTATGGGTGTATGAATCCATTCTCAACCACATACAATCCAAGTGCTACAATAGACACGGGTACGTGTGGGCCAGCCCGAATAGTAGGATGTACTGACACATCAGCATTCAACTATGTAGATACCGCTAACACCAGTGAGATAATGACTGGCGATTATACCTTAAAAATAAAAGATGGCGCCTCAAATGGTTGGGGTGGTACTTGGTTAGGTATCAAACAAGGTGATAACTTGTCTCCTCAATTTAAAATGGGACCAAATGATGGTTATGAATTAACGTTTGATGTACCTTTAAACATCTATGAACCAATTGATTTGTACCTATTTACAACGACTCAATCTCAAAACTCAATCGCTCAGATAGCATATACGTTGTATGGTCCTGAAGGTGATACTATTGTAGATGTTCCGTTTTGGGGAGCAACTACATTACAATTCCCCATAATTCAAAGAGTTGATTCACAACCAACATTTGGTGATGTTTGTATCGAAAAAGTATTCGGATGTACCGATTCAACATCTATTAATTACGATTCATTAGCTAATACCGATGATGGTGGGTGTATTCCTGTTATTTTAGGATGTATGAATCCATTGTCATTTAATTACAACCCTAATGCAAATACGCCTGATACTTGTATAGCTATTAAAGTAGGTTGTACGGATTCAACAATGTGGAATTACGACCCATTAGCAAATACGTCAGGTACTTGTATTCCTTATATCTATGGTTGTACAAACCCATCCTCATTTAATTATAATGCATTAGCTAACACGGATGATGGTTCATGTGTTCCTGTAATTTATGGGTGTACGGACCCAACATCTTATAATTACGATTCATTAGCTAACACGGATGATGGGTCGTGTATCGCTAGAGTGTATGGTTGTACTGATTCAACTTCGTTTAACTTTGACCCATTAGCTAATACTGATAATGGAACTTGTGTTCCTTACATTTATGGGTGTATGGATGTTAACTCATTTAACTACAATCCTGATGCTAATACAAATCAAGTATCGGCTACTGATTTTTCAAACCCATGTATTCCAATTATCTATGGTTGTACTGATTCAACGTCACTTAACTACAACCCATTAGCTAATACTGATAATGGTAGTTGTATTACCCCAATATATGGTTGTACTGACCCAAATGCTCATAATTATAACCCAAATGCTAATGTTTCTGACACTACGGCGTGTTTATATGATGCTGGGTGTATAGATGGGCCTGGTAACCCATATTGGTTAAATGACCCATGTTACGCTTGGGTAATTGATGTAGACGAGTATTGTTGTACTAATTCGTGGGACACTGATTGTCAATATCTGTATGATTATTGTGCTACTGTCAATGGTACTCTTAGTATTGATGATATTGACTTTAAAAATATTGTTGTGTATCCTAACCCAACAACAAATACATTAAATATCAGAACTACCTTGGATATTACATATACTTTATACGACTTTATGGGTAAATTGATTGTTGAAAATTCTAAAGAACGAACAATTGATATGTCATCATTAGCAAATGGTGTTTATTTCCTATCAATTGAACACCATGGTACACGATTTAATAAAAAAATTGTAAAGGAAGATTAATATGAAAAAGTTATTGTTATTACTGATATTACCTCTTACAATGTCAGCACAAACTAAAGATGATAAATCAACACTTAGTGATTTCAAAAAGAATTTAAATAAAATTACTAAGTTTGCTACATTCTATGGTGCATATAATGGTAATAATTCGATTTCGGATATTACCACATACTCAGTTACGGATGGGCTAAGTACGACAACAACTGTAACTCCTTACGATTACTCAGCAGTATTTGGATTGAGAAAGATTCAGAGATTTGGATATGAACCAAATATTCAGAATAGGTTTAAGAATGGTACTGAAAACTCATTCTCAGATGCAGCAACCATAGGAAGTAAATCACGTGGATTCGAGTATTTGTTCGAATTTGATTATAGAAGACAACAAGGTAAGCAGTTCTTAAATCAAGACCACTTTGTAAGATACATTGCAGACAACTATGTATTTAAAGTAGAATACTTAGAGGATGGGTTTGCTGATATTGGTTATTTCGAGTCTTCAGAAAGACTTAGACATAAGTTCAATAGAAAGTTTTCAATTAATATAGGTGCAATGCAACGTATCTCAGAACCATATGGATTCGACCCATTTGCCGATTGTATAAGACCTGATGGTAGTATCCCATGGATGAAAATAGCTACCGATATGGGGTACAATTGGAATACATTGGGGTTGGGTGATGTTTATACAAATCCTAATGGTGAAATAGTAGCTAATAGTACCGCAGTATTCGAAGAAGTGGTTGTACCACAAATACTTTCAGAGTATGCTAATAACCAAAGAAATCAGTTACCTAACAAATGGGAACACTCATTGGTATTAGGATTTGATTATTACAAATACTCTAAAAACTTTTGGTTACACTCGTGGGCAAACTTGTTACCATATCACCTTGACTTAGACGATGATTATAGTTACCATAAATTTCACAATGGGCAATGGATAGATTATTCAGGTGGACTAATTCTTGGATACCGATTCAATAAGTCATTGGGTATATTTACTGAAGGTAGATATCATCAATATTGGAATCGTAGTTGGTATGAATTCTCAACTGGTATAAACTTTATTATATTATAATATCATGAAAAACTTTAAAAAAAATATTGGAACATTATTATTGACTATCATAGTAATACTCCACATAATATTCATACATTTAAAGATATCAAGCGTAGAATCTAAGATTCCAACTGACTATGTACCAAGAATGGAATATGAATTAAAAGACCAAATGATTAGACAATCGATAAATAATATTTTTGGTGATATTAGAGAAATACAAAAAGAACTTGAAAAAATAGAAGAGGGGAAGTAAGTTATGGCTAAGAAGTTAGATGAGGGAACTCAAATTACTTTAGATTTAAAAACAATAGGAATCATCTTATTCTTTGTTGCCACTGTCGTAGGTATGTGGTTTACATTACAATCTGACATAGAAGATGCAAAAGAATTACCAATACCACCCGATCCAGAAGTAACACGGATGGAGTTCGATATGAAAGACCAGATGATTCGTAATACTATTCTTAATACACAAGGTGATGTTACTGAGATAAAAGAGGACATGAAGCGTATAGAAGAAAAAATAGATGAGTTGAGGTAACATGAAAAAGATACTACTAATATTATCATTACTATTCATTACAAATATATCAAAAGCTCAGATAGTTGTAATACACTTCAATGCTGCTTGGAACGAATCTAATTCAGTTAAGTGGGTAGATGGTTTAGAAGATTGTGATATAGAACACGTTGATATCGCTAAAAAACCCAAACTACAAAAAGAATATCAAGTAGTAGTAGTACCTACTATTATAATACTTCAGTATGATGAAGTTAAAAAAAGATACCAAGCTGACTTGAGTTTTAAACTTAGTGCTACAAAAGAAGAAATACAAGATGCAATAGATGAACTTGTACTAAGTGGGTTTTAACATCGTTACATATTTATAATCAATAAGGAGTTACATTACATGAAAACAATTTGGAGAAAGATTATGGCTTTTAAAGACATTTTTAAAGATGACAACGATGTAAACGAGAAAAATGTAATAGGATTTCTATCATTTGCAGTAATGGTAATATTCGCAGCTGCCGATTTAATTACTGGTTACTTAGGTAAAGATTTGGTAGTTCAAGAATTCATATACAACTCATTTGTGTTTATAACACTTGGTTGTTTTGGCATCGCAGGCTTAGAAAAGTTTGCTAAAAAATAGTAAAAAGTGAAACTTAGTGATATAATAGAACTCAAGTCAATGGGGTACTCCGATGAGATTGACCCTAAACACTTGAAGGTGATGAAGGAAACTCCATCTATGTTGGCTGACTTTGAATGGAAGCAATTCGCAGGTCAACCACCACATGGTAATGATAATTCCAAAACGAAGATGGAACTCCACCAACTTGCTAAACTCCCTATGGATAACTCATTCGTAAAAGAAATGGATGATATATCTAAAGTATTCAAAGACTATTGTAATACAGTAGATATCGATTACCCAAAAGGATTAGTGGATATATTGATTGACGATTCTCGTATTTTCATAACTAAACTTAAATACTTATATAATAGACCACGACCCAAACAATTGGCAAAACACCCAATGGTGAATGTCCCAATGAAGGATACTGAGTTGGACTCTATGAATACTCCCTCATATCCAAGCGGACACTCAACTCAAGGTGTGTTAATTGGTTTGGTTTTGAGTGATATGTATCCGGACCATCAACACAATTTAATGGACTTAGCAAAAGACATATCATACTCACGAAATGTGGGAAGAGCACACTACCCATCAGACTCAAAGTTTGGTGAAAAGCTTGGTAACGAAATGTTTAAGTATTTAAAAAAAGTGAAACTAATATAATGTCACTATACAAACAACATATGGGTGTTCGAATTGCCGAAGGTATTGACCTTGATATGATGAAGCTCATCAACAAGGCTATGAAGCAAATGCCCGGCTCTCCAAAGCAAAAGAAGACTATTGCACAACTAAATAAGTTGAGAAAATCTGCCGGACTTGAACCACTCAAAGAAGATATCAAAATACCAATTAAAGTGGGTGATACTGTTTTAGGTGGTAAATTCAAGAACAAGAGAATTGTAGTAAAGTCAATCGGTAAGAATGAAAAAGGTGATATCACAATCAATGGTAGACCACTCCTAAAGTATCGTATTATAGATAAGGTAGAAGAATCCGTACTAGCTGATAAGATTGAGTGTGACAATTGTGGTTCGACTTGGATGAAGAAAGATGGTGGTGATGACTTATACATTTGTCATAAGTGTGGTCACGACAATCAGAAATACGACAAAGCAGATAAGAGTTATAAACGACTCAATGTAGGTGAATCATCTATCAACGAGTTTGGTGGTACTTTGTTTCATTTAGTTGGATTTGATTCAAACAACAAACCAGTTCAAAAGATAATCAAAAGGGTATCCGACTCCTTTATGAAGGATGTTGCCAAGTATGGTTCTGAAAAACTATTCAAAAGTGGTAAGAATGTCGAGTATGTAAAGATATACTACGACAAGAACCATTTGGTAACTGTAAAAGATGGTGGTAGAAAAATAGTCAAAGAAAAGAGTTGGGGTAAGTTACCAATCAACGAAATCCCAATGGGAGACCTTCAGAAGATTGACCAATTCGCAGATAAGAAACTCAATCCAGTAGATGTAGTTCTAACTGACAAACATTTCTTTGATAGATTGAACGACCCCCGTAATGGTAAAGAGATATCACAAGCAGAACTCATAGGGTTCTTTAAACGATTGAGTAAGAAGAAGAAAGAGTTTGTTGAGTTTTTAAATCAGTATAACTCATTGGTGGCTGTGGATGATAGAACAAATCTTAACATTCCATTTATGAAGCAGGCAAACAAGGCAATCGCAAAAACAGTGATGCGTAAAAAAGATTTCAAATCTTCCGACAAAAAGTTGGATATTTAATAAATTATTCGTATATTAGTAATGAAATTAAAACAACTCATATTAGAAGGAATGTACGATAAACTCACGGGTGAAATCAATAAAGACGTATTCAAAACTATCAAGAATGCTATTAAGGGTAGTGGTACTCAAGAGAAGCCAAAGAAGTTTAAAGGGTATGATGTTCGTAAAGACCCAATGCCAATGGTAGGTACAATGCAAAACCTATTTCAAGGTGAAAATAGAACATTATATGTTGGTGACTACACTGATAAAGTTAGTGGTGTTAGTGTTGAGGTTGAACTCAAGCTCGCAGTAACTGAGGATGGTGTAGAGCCAGGTAAGTTCTTTATAGATGGTTCAGCTGAAGCTGATGAGGATTTCCCATCGTTGGAAGTAAATATTGGTATTCATTCCGATGATGTTAATGGTAGTGTATTTTCAAAGATACAGCCAGTACTCAGAGATTTAGTAAGACATGAGATAGAACACCTAACACATGGCAAGGGTTCCGGCGCAGAGAAGTCTGGTAAGAGGATGAGAGGTGATACTGCGATGAGACGAAAGATTCGGTCTAATCCTAAATTGTATTACAAATACTTCTTACTACCAAAAGAGGTAGATGCAAACATCCACGGATTGTACTCTAAAGCAAAGACAATGAAACAACCCTACCAAAAAGTGGTTGATGATTACTTAGACTCGTTGGTTGATGATGATGTAATCACAATTGAGAAGAGAAAAGAAATTTATAAGAAGTGGAAGAAACGAATCCCAAAGATTGGTGGACTCCCTAAATTGAAGTAATATGGCTAAAGTATTAAGAGTTTTTGACTTTGATGACACACTTGCAACAACAGTGTCGTACATCTATGTAAAACACAAAGATGGGACTAAGACCACACTATCGCCAGAGGAATATGCAAAGTATACCGAAAAATCTGGTGACGAGTATGACTTTAGTGACTTCAATCGTATGTTGAACAAACCACAAGTTATTAAGAAGAACTTCAAACTACTCCAGCGTATGTTAAAGAACCCTTCTAAGAAGGTAACAATCTTAACTGCACGTAAGTTAGGTTTCCCTATACGAAAGTTCTTTAAAGACGAGTATGGGATGGATGTATATCCAGTAGCACTCGCATCTAACAATCCAAAGGACAAAGCAGATTGGATTGAAAAACATATCAAAAAAGGATATACTGACATCGCATTTATGGATGACTCCATTAAGAATGTAAGAGCAGTGGGTAATCTACAAAAGAAATATCCAAATGTCAGAGTTAAGTCAGTACTCGCAGTAGAACATCTCAGTTCTAATGAAAAGACTGAATTAATAGAAAATTACCTATCTAACACATTCTTAGATATCATATAGACTATTTATAACCATAAGTTACTTAATTCAATTAGGACTACGTAAATGGCTAATACGCAAAAAGATATACTTAAAGAAATTCTTGTAGAAATTGCTGAAATGAAGGGTAAGTTACCAAATGGTGAACTTAAACGTATGGAAGTGAGTATTAACGAGATGAAAGAAGATTATTCAGACTTAAAGACTGATGTATCTGATATAAAATTTACACTCTTAAATCCTGAAGATGGTGTAATAGTACGTGTCAATAAAAACACGGTATATAGATATGACCGCGAAGACAAACAAGAGTACTATGATGGCGTACTAACCGAATTTGAAAAAATGAAAGATTGGAAGGATGGTGTTACCAAAGCTCTATGGATTTTATTTGGTTCAATGATAGGTGTACTCGGATACATTATAAAATCCAACTTTATGTGATTTACTAACTTTCTTAAAACTATTTATGATTATATGATTAACTACGAACAATCGGCAATAGACGAAGTATATGATATTATACTATACAATCCGGACGTTCATAGTGAAATGAAGTTAAACATAGTAGATAACCTACTTGAGTATTACACTAATATCGAAGAATATGAAAAGTGTAAAAACTTACAAGAGTTACGGTTAGTTATGGAGAGAGAAAATGAATCTAATAATAAAAAGACTTAGTAGTGAAGTACAAAGTTTAGATGGCAATACATTGATGTATGTTCAGACTGAAGGTGGTACTAACATAAGAGCCGAAGTTTGTACCGAACAAGAGGTTTCAAACTATATTTACATACTAAAATCAGACTACGATATAAAACAAGTTATATATTTTGACCTTTAATGGATTCCCGACTATATTTATTAAATGATGATATCCACTCGTTTGAAGACGTAGTGTTTGTTTTAAAACGTTACTTAGGTTATTCAGACTTACATGGAGCATCTATTGCTGAATTAGTACATAGAACTGGTAAGTGTGAAATAAAGATAGGTGAGTTCTCTACATTAGAACTTGTCAAAGAAGCTTTAGTAAAAGAAGGTTATAACGTAAGATTGGAAAATGATTATGAAGGATACTAAATCCCAAGGATTGGGTGATACAATTGCAAAAATAACATCTGCTACTAAATTAGACAAGTTAGCAGAATCAATTGCTGATGCAGTTGGTGTGGATGATTGTGGGTGTAAATCGAGACAATCCAAGCTAAATAGAATGTTTCCATACAAAACTGGTAGAGACCCTAAAAACTTTCCAACAAAGGACTAATATGAATTTGATTAATAAGTTGATAAAGGAAGTAATCACCGAGGAACAACTCGATGAGAAACTCATTACATATAACAATAGAAAACCATATGGTCAAGTAGTATTCTTGGCAGGTGGTGCTGGAAGTGGTAAGGGATTTGCCAGTTCCAACTTCTTAGACTCAGCTGGATTTAAAGTTCGTGATGTCGATGAAATGAAAAAACAACTCCAAGTCTTAAATAGAATGGGTAAACTCACAGTTTCAGATATCCTAAAAAAGTATGGTAAAAAGATAAAACCAAAGGATATGGAGATTGTTAACAAGGTATTTAACACCGAATTGCCAAGGGGTGGTAAACAAACTCTTCGTAATCTTAATCTAAAAGATCCAGACCACGTGGCAACACTACATTATTTGGTAAAGGCCATGGGTATTAAAGATAAGTCTTTAGAGAATATGTTGGCTGCTACAAACAATCCAGAGACACTTCCTAACATTATGTTTGATATCACGGCAAAAGATTTAAGTGATATTACTGATGTACTTCCTTTATTGAAAAAAGCAGGTTATGATTCTAAGAACATTCACTTGACTTGGGTTCTTACAAATTATGTAACAGCAATGGAAAACAATAAAAATAGAGAACGTATGGTACCTGAAGATATTCTTCTAAAAACACATGAAGGTGCTTCAAATACAGTTTGGTCATTAGTTACACGAGCACTACCAAAAGGAATGAATGGTAGAGTTGACGTTATCCTAAACAACCCACAACATACTGTATTCTATACGGATGGGGATGGTAAGACCATTAAAGGTGGTGTTAAGGGTTTCCTTTCACTTCCAGTCAAAAAAGCAGGTGGTTCAATCTTACCAGAAAAAGTTTGGAAAAGCAAACTATTTGATTGGATAAAAGATAACGCTCCTGAAGTCATTTCTAAAAATATGTAATAAAACTAAAAATAAGTTATGAGAGTAAATTCATTAATCGTAGATGATTTTTATACGAATGTAGATGATGTAAGAGCCTTTGCGTTATCTCAAGAATTTGGTATCACCGGTAATTATCCGGGCAACAGAACAAAGTCATTTGCTAACGATACTATCAAGGAATACATAAATTCACTAATACGACCCACGGCAGGTGAAATTACATATTGGGCAACCGATGAATATAATGGCGCGTATCAATATACCACTCAAAGAGACCGCTCTTGGGTTCATGCTGACCAAACAACAACGTGGGCTGCATTAGTATATCTTACACCAAATGCACCATTAAGTGGTGGAACTGGATTGTTTAGACACAAAGAGACTGGATTGGAAATGTCACCTAAGTTATCAGATGGTACAATTGACGATGAACTACTTAATGTAGTCTACAAGGATTCCCAAGATATGACAAAGTGGGAAATGACAGATAGAATTGCTAATAAATATAATAGATTAGTGTTATATAGAGGTGATTTGTTTCATATATCATTAGACTACTTTGGTACTAACAAAGAAGATGGTAGATTATTTCAGACATTCTTTTTCAATACTGAATATTAGTGAACTACTCACATAAACATAAGTTTGTATGGGTTGCGCCATTTAAGGTAGCAAGTAGGGCAACTGCAGATTTCTTTAGAGAACACTCAGACCTAAATCCTCACCTACCAAATAAAGATAATCCTGGTATGATATTCACCCATACTCAAGGATGGCCTGAAGAATGTCCGAGTGATTACTCATACATTGTGAATGTCAGACATCCATATTATAGGTGGATTTCGTATTGGAAGCATGACCTAAACGACACTACCGAATTAAAACCCAATACACCAGACCCATTAACAGCACTCAAGAGTGTTACTGATGAGAGGTGTATGGCTTGGTCCGAGTGGAGAATTATATCAGATTACCCAATTGACTATATCCTTCACGCGGAATCAGTAGAAGACGACCTTCGTAAACTTCCATTCGTGGATGATGATATGGAGATTAAGTTCACTCGTAGTAATCGAAGACCCACACAAATACCATTGGGTACAACTTGGGATGAGGAAGAACTCAGAGAGTTGGTATATGATAGATTCAGGCAAGACTATGATAATTTAGGATATGGTAAGTGGGATAACTACGACCACATTTGGGATTGTAGTCCAAAGACTGGCGCAAACATCAGGTCAGTCAAAACTTTCCCAACAAAAATTTAACAATTTCTTAACATTAAAAGCTTGTGTAACTACTACTTTTTCACTATATTTACTATGTAATAATGAGAGAGATAAAGCTTATGACAATTAAAGAATTTTACTTAGACAACTACCCAAGTGATGAGTTGGGTAATGAGATTAACGAGAACTCAACCTTCGTTGGGTTACTTTGGATGTTACAAACCAAACGTTCTGTCTACGACTTTCTTGGAATCTCCGATACTATTGTCAGAGAACGAGTGTTTCAAGAGTTGGCAAAACAGCTTCGATTAAGTTACACCACCATCTACGAGATGTGGTTGAAAGCTTAACAATTTCTTAACATTAAACATTTGGTGATATCAAAAATTATCACTATATTAGTACTGTAATAATAAGAGATATAAAAGTTATGAAGAAAGAAAATCCAAACATCCAAGTTGACTTCCAAGGAGTCCGTTACAACGTTCGTAAGACTGCTCTAAGAACTTACACCTATGGTGAGAACGAAGGTAGTAGGTATTTGAATATTGGGCCAACTGAGGGTGGTCAGATGACTAAACAATACGTTAAGACCATCAACAAGAACTACCTTTGTAAGGTCAAAGCAGAACACTTTAGTATGGGTAACTCACTAAATGTTTATGTGACTATGAAAGATGGGTCACCAATTCCACAAGAAGACTTTAATAAAATCAAAGACTTTGTTGAGATGTTCAAGTATGGTAGTTTCAATGGTATGATTGATATGTACGAAACTCGAAACGCAAGTTACGAAACCGACAACGGAAACCACATTGAGGGTGGATGTAAATACACCCACGTTAGTAACACACCACGATTCGGAACAGTTGAGTGGATTGTCAATGAGGTAACGAATCTTGGTAGAACTCTTGAGGATACTACACAATACGTTTCTAACAAAAAGATTGTTGAAAGAGCAGTGGCTCAACTTTAACAATTTCTTAACATTAAAAGTTTGGTGGTTGACTAAATAATCACTATATTAGTACTGTAATAATGAGAGATATGATAAATAAAATTGATTTTAAGTTTTTAGTTGCTTCTTTAATGTTTTTAAGTTTGGGTGTATTAACACTTAATGGTAACATTCAAAACTACGTTCACTTCCAAGACCCCTTAAACGAAATGGGATTTGCATTCTTAGGGTTTTTCGGTGGTGTTTTATTCGCATTAGGTATTAAAAAATAAAATATGGATTGTAAAATAATAATTGGTTGTCAGTATTACGAAAACTATAACGTAGGTCCGGAAGGATTCGGTGAAGTTCCACATTGGAAACCCAAAGGTGGGCATGATTTCCAAATCAAAGTGGATTCAGATTTGTTGTTGTATTCTAATAAGTTAGAACAACATTTAACAAAGTTGGTTGAGGCTCAATCAACTATTGCTGAAAAGTTTGAGTATCGTGAACACAAACTTGAATGGAGTGAACCATCGGTTTTGAGTACGGAATCTTTGTATGAACTAATTCGAACAGAAGATGAAGAAGTGGCAGTATAGAGAAATGGGGTCTCGCGATAAGAAGACCAAGAAGCTAAAATACTACAATGTATCAGTTGAGAACTGGAAGATTGTAGATTGTGAGTGTCCGGCACGTGAGTTCCGTAGATACACCCCTTGTAAACATATGAAACGACTATCAGAAAAGATGTCAAACTTAACAATAAATTAACATAAAAACTTGTGTATGTCGAATATATTTCGTATATTACACCTGTAATAAGAGAGAGAGAGATAATAAACATGAAACAAAAAACTATTTTCAGCGATATTGATGGGACTTTAGTTCACCAAGTACAATTCGAAAATATTGACCCGTTCACTTCCAAAGCACTACCTGGCGCTGTTGAGATTCTAACTAAGATGTTCAAAGAAGGTCACCACATTGTGTTGACTACTGCACGTCCAGAAGAACTAAGAGACACTACCATCCAAGAGATGGACTTGTTAGGAATTCCATTTCACCAATTGGTAATGGGTATTGGTCGTAGTGAACGTATTTTAATCAACAATACAAGTACTAAGAACCCCAACGAGAAACGTGCTACGGCTATCGAGGTTCAGAAAAACAATGGTATTGAAGGTTACGGACTATAAAACTTAAAAACAAATAAATATATGAAAAAGTTAGCCAAATGGGCACCAGCCCTAATCGCATTAATCGCATTACTCTATTCAGTAGCGTTAGGTTCGATGGGTCGTACTGAAGAAGCACAATACTCTTCACATTGGCCAAGTACCTTAATCCTATTCTATCTACTAATAGACAAAATTAAGAACACGGAAATACAATAGTTATGAGCTTTTCAATGTATTTTGTAGGTTTTGTAATTTTTGTATTGTATATGTACTTTACTATTTGGAACATTAATAATGGTTCTAAAAAGCAAGAAGAAGATTACTACCAAAGACATAATCAACCTAACCCATCTGATTATGATGGCATGGGCAATTATAGTAGGTTCCCTAAAGATGAAATGGACTAAACTATGGATTGGTTATTACTATTACTTATCGGAATACTTGGTGGTTCTACTACTTATGGTATGATACGTGTATTATCGTATCTTCACGATAAGGAGAATGGATGACTAAAGAAGATTTAATAGAGCTTGGATTTGATAGATTTGATGAGTATGATTCGGATGTTGGGGACTGGTATTACTATGAATCAACATGGAATGGTATTGAATTAATTACAAATCCATCAGATGAGTGGAATTCTAAAGGAATGTATGTCGAGATAATTGATACAGATGTAAGATTCCGGTCACTAAACGATTTATGGGCACTAAAGGAGATACTTAGTAATAATATGAAGTAATGAGAGATAACTTAAAAACAATAGTTGTACATATACCAAAGCGGTGTAGAAAGCCAAAAATGGATATATTCGATGACCACATTGATAAAGTTAACAATGCACGTTCAACTAAATACTTACCAGATGATACCAATATTATTGCAATGGGTATGGGTGGTCAAGGTTTAATTGATATGTATAATGAGAAACACTTTGGTATTAAACGTAAGGTAGTATCTAAAAAGGTGGTGAGTTTAAAGAATAAAAATACCACTAAGAAAAAAGTTAATAAATCTGAATTGAAGAAAGCTATATCTAACCAAAAGTCATTTGTTAATGGTGAAAAGTTTTGGTAATCTCAGATTTATTTTGTATATTAGTAAATAATAAAGGAAAACAAGTTATGAAGTATCAACCTTTGAATGACTATGTGTTAGTCAAAACTATCAAAGAAGAAGAGAAAACTAAAGGTGGACTCTACAAACCATCAGACTCTAAAGAGCAAATGCATGGTGAAGTAATATCAGTTGGAAATGGTATCTACACATCCAATGGTACATTGATACCTATGGTTTTAAATGTAGGTGATAGAGTAATTGTACCAAATACTGGTATCCAAATGAAGTTGGATGGTGAGAAGTACAATATGTATCGTGAACAAGAAATTCTAATGGTAATCAATGAGTAAGATTAAACGTTGGATTGATGACGAAATGTCAAAGGGTATTGACCTATTACATCCAGACAATCAAGGATTTGATGATGATTATCAAGAAGAAGGTTTTGGGGAATGGTGTCACTACTCAGGAATGCCATCACCAAACGCATACGATAATACTGAAGGTTTAGATGAGGGATGAGAAATCTATTAATAGGAACACTTCTATTTATAATAGGACAATCGTTAATATGGTTTCAAACCAACGGACAATTCGTATGGCCGTGGTTTAAAAAAAACCCACTGATAGTGTCCATCGTGGCTGGTACGGGTATAAGTTACATATTTATTATGGCTACTCGTATGATAGCTGAGTATTATGATGGTACATTGTGGCCTGGTAGGTTTATTGCTTTTGGTAGTGGTATATTTGGATTCACATTTCTAACTTGGTATTTTATGAATGAGGGTATTACTCTAAAAACACTTATATCATTAATTCTGGCAATTACAATAGTATCAATACAAATCTTATGGAAATAGTAAAAAGTGAACTCGCTAGACACACGCTGATTCTAAATGAAGTTACTGAAATCGTATACTCAAATCCAATTCATATAAAAGGTATAACTGCCTATAACGAGAAACGTAAGTTACTAACTCTTACAGATAGAGTTCAACAAAATCGCCAATTACTAAGAAGAAGAGACCTTCAATTTTTACAAAGGTTGATTAATAAGTATTCTCAATGATACTTATATAAAAATGGAAACAAATGAGTAGTTACAAAAAAGGAACAAAACTTCCAAATGGTTATGTTTTAGGTAAAGGAAGAACTCCACTTAACCTTACTGAAGCTCAAATCCGTTATGCGATGAAGAACTCCAAATCTAACTCATCTGCTGCAAGATTCCTTAATGTATCATTTACTACTTATCAGAAATATTCCAAATTATACAAAGACGATGATACTGGTAAAACTTTATATGAACTACATAAGAACCAAAAAGGTGAAGGTGTAAAGAAACCATATAATGTTTCAAAAGGTAGATATGCGCTTCAAGACATTTTGGATGGTAAATATCCTGATTATGGTGTACATTTCTTAAAGAAGAGATTAATCAATAACGCAGATAATATGCCAGAGTTCCCACATGAATGTCATAATTGTGGGTATAGTGAAAGTAGAATTACGGATGGAAACGTTCCATTAGTATTAGACCACATGGATGATGATTGGACAAATCATAAACTTGAAAATATAAGATTTTTATGTTACAATTGTTATCACAACCTCCGAGGTAATATCAGAGGCAGACAGCCTGAGTGGAGAGCTGAACAAATTAGAAAAGCAAGAAAAAAACAAAAAAAGAAGGACAAATAAGTTATGGGTAAAGAAGTATTTTACGGAAAGACATCGAGAGAGAAACTCTTAGAAGGTGTAGATGCATTAGCAGATGCAGTTGTAGTTACATTAGGACCACGTGGTCGTAACGTGATTATTGAAACTGATACAACACCACATATTACAAAGGATGGGGTTACAGTAGCTAAGTCTATTGAATTTACAGACCCAACCAAAAACTTGGGTGCTAAGGTAATCAAAGAAGCATCTCAACAAACTGCTGACAACGCAGGTGATGGGACAACTACCTCAACTGTACTTGCACGTGATATCTTTAAAAAAGGTATGGATGCAATTGAAAAGGGAGCTAACCCAATTGAATTGAAACGTGGGATGGATACTGCAGTAAAAGGTATTGTTAATAATCTTGTTGAAACCATTTCAACTAAAGTAGAAACTAACGACCAAATCAAACAGGTAGCAACAATCTCAGCAAATGGTGATTCGGTGATTGGTTCTATGATTGCTGATGCAATGGACCAAGTTGGTCGTGATGGGGTAATTACTGTTGAAGAGGGTAATTCAAGTGATGATGAACTGACTATTGTAGAGGGGTTGGAATTCGAACAAGGATACCTATCACATTATTTCATTAACAATCAGACCAAATTGACTTCTGAATTAGAAGACCCTATGATTCTTATGTATGATGGTCGTATTTCAGAAATGGATGACATCGTTGGTATCCTTGAGGGTGTATCAAGTAAGAATCAGGCAATTGTAGTAATTGCTCAAGAAGTAGATGGGCAAGCGCTAGCTACAATGGTAGTTAATTCGGCACGTCAAACCTTAAAATGTGTTGCTATCAAAGCACCTGGCTTCGGTAACGAACGTAGTGAGATGTTGAGAGATATGTCTGCTCTAACCGGCGCTACTTTGTTTGGTGGTGTTGGTAAAGAGTTGGAAGATATCACAATGGATGACTTAGGGTCAGCTGACAAAGTAGTGGTTAGTAAATCTAAATCAGTAATCATTGGTGGTGCTGGTGAATCGGATGATATCAAACTCCGTATTGACCAAATCAAGAATGAAATCGAAGAATCGAGTTCAGACTATGAGAAAGAAAAACTACACAAACGATTATCTAAGTTAAGTGGTGGTGTTGCAGTTCTCAGAGTAGGTGCTGAATCTGAAATCGAGATGAAGGAAAAGAAAGATAGAATTGATGATGCTCTACTTGCTACAAAAGCTGCAGTCGAGGAAGGTATTGTGCCAGGTGGTGGTTCTGCTCTAATCCACGCAAGTGATAGAATACATATGGGTGTTGATAGATTATCAGCTGACCAAGAAACCGGATTCAATATTGTATGTTCTGCCTGTTACTCACCTTTTAATTCTATTTTAGAAAATGCAGGTTTAACTTATACACCAGAAGGTGAAACTCAAACTACTTATGGTTATAATGTAGTGACTGAACAATGGTGTGATATGTTAGAAGTGGGTGTAATTGACCCAACCAAAGTAACACGAACGGCACTTGAAAAAGCTGTCTCAGTTGCATCTACATTACTAACCACGGAATGTATGATTGTCAATGAGGTAGAGGATAGTGAATCGGAAGCTTAAAAAATATAACTTAAAGTATGAGTATTTAAAACTTGAAGAAGAGGATACCATTGAGTCTTTCGATGAGTATGTATCAGATTTTGAATTTTATTTCGAAAAATACTACAAAAAACCTAAAAAAGGTACACCTACTGCTAAAGAACGACATATTTGGGTAAATGAAGAAACTGGAGAGGTTCGACACGAAGCCCCAAGTATGTCGTTCGAAGATATGGCAGAGGATAATAAACGAGTAGAACGAGAGAAATCTGAAAAAAAGAAGAAACGACTCGCTGAGATTAAAAATAGACCTGATAGGATTAAGAAGTTATATAAAAAAGTAGCAATAGCTACACATCCTGATAAGGGTGGTACTGAATCCGAGTTTCAAAGAGTGTCCAACGCATTTAATGAGTTAGATTTAGCTACTTTACTTAATTTTGCTGGTAAATATGATGTAGAATATGATTTTGATGATGATGACGAAGATATTCTTTTGAAGAATCTAAAAAAGCTAGAAGAAAGTATATCACATAAAAAATCAACATTAGCATGGTATTGGGGTACGGGCACACGTGATGATAGGTTGGACGTATTACGTACCATAAAAAAGCAAACTGGTTGGGATGTTGAAGAATCGGATTTACCACCAGACCTTAAACCAAAAAAAGATGAACAAATCTTATTAGAAGATAAGAAAAGTTTGGATAATAAAAAATAATGTTGTATATTAGACTATGAATACCAATCAAATATTCCTCTATTGGGATGAAGACATCACAACGGAGCAAACAAGTTCAACTAAAAACGAAGAATAAATGGCAAAATTAAGAAAATTGGTCACCTATACTGATTATAGATGGGAAGAGACTGAGGAATTAACTCCTGAACAAGTAGAAAAATGGAAGTCAGAAGACGAAGACCTACAAGATGAAGTTCTTGATGAGGTAGAGTTTGAATTATCTCATGACAAGGCCTTGGAAGATTCAGAATGGCCTGAACTAATAGAAGACTAAGATGGCAAATCACGTTCAAACTTGGATTCAAGTTCATAAAGGAAATGACCAAGTATTTAAAAAACTCAAAGAAATGTTCACTCTACCAGAAGGTAAGTGGAATTATAGTGAAGAGATAAACTTTCACGACTTACTATGGCCTGGCCATGAGGATGAAGATTACGATAGGGGTATATTCACCGAAAGAATGGGTGCTAAATGGTGTTACATTGAAGATGTGAGTTGTTTAGAAGATGACGAGTTTGAAATGTCTACAACTTCAGCTTGGAATTGGTCATCAGGAGCATTTGAACGTTTATTTGATATTCTTAAAGAAATTGATGAAGACGTTGTACTTACTGCTACCTATGAAGACGAAGGATATAACTTTGTTGGTGGTGCTGCAATATCTAAATTAGAAGGTCTATACGATTACCAAGACACTACACTTGAATATCCCGAAACCGATGAGGATGATGAACTTGATAAGTTTTACGACCAAGTGTCGGAGGCAATGGTATCATGTCGTGACGAAGCACTTGCAGATGCAACTTACATATATACTGAAGAAAACGAAGATGAATAAAAAATGGAATCCTATGAAAACATCATTGACACGATTATCGTTACTATTATTACTATTGCTTGGTTCGGTTACCTCACATGGGCAGACTGGAAAAACAATAAAAAGTGACATATATACAGTAGTATATTCTGAAGATTATCAACAACCACTTAAATTGACGTATGTAGTACAATGTCCATCAGGTGGTGTTAGTAGAGGTGGGTTAGATTTCTATACCAACGATTCGGTAAATACTTCAGATGCCGATGACTATCGTAATAATGAGTGGGATAGAGGTCATTTAGCACCCGCAGCCGCATTCAATTGTGATAGAGAAACATTAAAGAAAACATTCTCATATCTAAATTGTGCATTACAACATGAAGGACTCAATCGTGGTCCATGGAAAGAGTTGGAACGTTTCGAACGTAACCTTGCTAAATTCTTTGAAGTAATGGTTAGTATTGAGGTAGACTTTGGAGAGACTCCATATAGAGTACCAGCCGGCGCTGCTATACCTATTGGGTTTACAAAAACCATATCATTTGATAACAAAATATATCAATTTTACTTTCCTAATACGGATGTAGCAGGGCAGGATTGGTTTAATTTTATTGTGGCGAAATGAGAATAATAACTTTGGGATATAAATTATAGAGATGGGTAGTTTAAAATCAAAATACAAACGAGATAAGTCGGAGCTAATAGAAACGTTATTAGATAATGGGCGAACTACTGCTGTATTGGAGATAAATGTTCTTACGACATCTAAAATCAAAGAACATTTAATCTACGAATGTATTTACTTACATAATAGTAAATTAAAGACTACTCAGATTATTGCTAAGGATATTACCGATGCAATGAGTAGATTAGACCCTTTTATAAAATCAGGCGCATCGAGCTCAGTAATTAATTATGTTTTGAATAACGAGAACATAATATGAAAGATAAGATAGTATTTCTTTTATCAGTAGGTGTAATCCTTTTACTTGGAATGTTAATAATAGGGGATTTTATTATCTCTCTAAAAGAAAACAGGCCAGTAGATGAATCAATTATACATTTGATACAAGTATCAATCACAGGTGTAATAGGAATATTAGGAACTTACTTTGGAATGAAAAACAAATAAATTATGGCAAATCCAATAGGTTGTATTGAAGCAATTAATAATGTAAGAACATCTGTTCAAGGGAATGACCCAAGGGGATGGATGAAAGCATGTGCAATAGAAACTTTACTAAAAGGTAAAAGTGGTAAACATTTTAAAAATTGTTTGATTCATAAAATGGAATCTACTGCTCAGCACATCGAAGACCCCGTGGGGTATGCAGACGAGTTATATAATGAAATTAAGGGTAAGTGTAGTTAAAACATGAAAAACTTAATAGTAATAGCACATCCTGATAAGAAATCATTTTGTTATAATGGTATCTACAAAACTATTTTACAAACATTGGATGTAGATGGTGAAGAAATTAGAGTAGCAGATTTATACGCTGATAACTTCGAGAGACCACGAACTGATATAATTAATCGTTATAAAGAAGATGTTACGTGGTCTGATAGAATCTATTTTGTATCGCCAGTATGGTGGTTTAGATTGACTCCGAGGTTGGAAGTATTCTTTGATGAAGTATTTTCTCCAGGATTCGCATACAAGTTTGTACCTATCATTGGTAAGTACGCATACCCTAAACCATTCTTAAAAGATAAGATAGTTAGAACTTACATCACCCACGGAGCACCAGCACTTCCAGTACTTACACTTTACTTGAACTCAGTTAAACTTCGGTTAGTTATGGGTGTATACACATTTGTATTTGGATGGTCACCATCAAGGTGGTTAAAAACAAAACAATTTTGGTCAGTACCATTCGTTTCAGATAAAAAACGTAAGTCCTACTTACAACGTGTTATTAAAGATATTCGGAAGGATTTAAAATAATTGGAATCAGAAGATATTGATAGAATAATTGAAATGGCTTGGGAAGATAGAACTCCCTTTGAAGCCATAGAATTTCAGTTTGGTATCAAAGAGAATGAGGTTCGTAAGATAATGAGAACTCATATGAAAGAGTCATCATTTAAGATGTGGAGAAAGAGGGTCAAAGGTCGTAAAACCAAACACGAGAAGACCACAACATCAATTAGATTTAAAAGCAGTAACCAAAAGTTATGAAAAACATAATAGTTTTAATTACATTAGTAGTAAGTATAAATGCTAACGCATCTCACTTTATGGGGGGTATCATCCAAGTTGCTCAAAAGAGTCAAGACTCCGTTTCCATTGGGATGTATATTGTAGGTGACCAATTCCCAATACTTCCACAATATGTAACTTTAGAAATATGGGAGATGGATTCCCAAGGGTCGTATGACTTGGGTGGGTATATTACACTTACTAAATTCAACAATGGTACACATCAAGGATTTAACACCGCAAACTACGGAAGTGATTATATTAATTTAGATTCGAACAAATATAGATTTATATATACCAATTGCTGTTGGTCAGTCTTAAATAACTCAACTAACTCTACTAATTCAGAGTTTGTCATATCAACGGACTATTGGCACGTTCCAAACAATACCACACCATATATGGAAAATCCAATGTGGATTAATGTTCAGAGTAATAGTGTGAATGTTATGAAGCCGGTGTGGGGAATCTTTAATTGTTATTTTGGACATGATGACAATGATTCAGTCAACTTATATATGACCGAACTCTATTCATCCTATTCAAATGGAGTATTCGTACCTCAAACACAGACATCAACTAATATATCAGCTAATAATGATTCAATTACATTTGTAGGTACAACTTTAGGAAGAGTGGGTTATGGATTTCAGATTGATAAATATCGTAGTGGATACCTACTCACCAGCCAACGAATTCAATGGACATTTGTAGTGACACAAACCACACTTGATATTGAAGAAAATATCGGATATCGAGATATGGAATATAAAGTCTACGATTGGAGTGGTCGCTATATGGGAAGTGATATAAAAACACTAAATGGTGGATTATACGTAGTTAGATATAGTAATGGTAAAATGGAGAAGATAAATGTATTACTTCGATAGTGAACAAACAAATGCCCGTTCTATGATGGGAAAGTATTTTATGGCATCTCTATTATGGAATACCGAGCCAGAGAAAATGATGTCTATATTAAAAGTAATGGGTAGTACATATACCGAATATGGATTACCAATTGACTACGATTCATTGGGGATAGAGAGATGTTAAAAGTAGTAGCTGGATTTTTATTTGATTATGATACATTCCTTATAGGACAACGTAAGTCAGATAACAACTCATATCCAGACTATTGGGAATTGCCAGGTGGGAAGGTTGATGATTCTGATTTAAATACGGACGAGTCAATCAAACGAGAGTGGAGAGAAGAATTAGATATAGAGGTCTTTATATGGCACGAACTACCTACTCAGATAATCAACGATATAGAGGTTATTCCTTATATGTTGAAGTATGAAAGTGGGAAGCCAACACTAAATGAACACAAATCAGTAAAATTCGTGAAATTTAATGAAATAAAACACTATAAATTGACTCCAATAAGTAAAGAAATACTACATATAATAAAGAGGTCATACAACATATTTTTAAAACCACAGGAGTAACACCATTATGAAACCCATCTACGAACTTATCTCTCAGTTCACAAAGAAGACATTCGGTAACAAGAACAACACCCCAATCAATCACATCGCAGAATTCCAAGAAGATATACCAACGGTTTGGTCACGTCAATTAGAGTATTCGGAGAAGCCACATATATCATTCGATATTACACAAGAAGATATATATAACGACATCCAAAGTAACCAATGAAAAGCCAGACCGACCCACATCGAGATGGACACGAACGATTTCGTGTGACTAAGAAAAATTTGGAAGATAAACTTCCAAATCCCTCTATATTAAATGAATTACAGGACTTCAACACAACCCTTGGCGATGGGTTAGATGACTTGGACGAATGGTATCCAGATAACGTATTATAATAAGGTAAATTATGTTTGCGATAATAGTATTAGGTTTGTTGATAATATACACATATAAAATAACACATGATAATGAATGATGAGTAAAGAAATGCCAAGAGAAAGAACAAAGGTATGGGTAAACGTCATACACACGAATAAGACAATCCAATTCTTTTTGAATAATAGTCCTCTACGTGGGGATGGTTCGTTTATGTCATTGGAGTATTTTAGCGTATATAAGGAATTGCAAGATTTGAGTGGATATAGATACTTAAATTCAAAGTATGACCTTCTTGACAAGATTCCCCCATCTCCAAGTTTTGATGACTTACCATCAAGTCCAACGGAAGAGTATCATGATGATGACTTCGAGTATTAAAAAAAGTGATATAAAACTAAATCAGCTAAATCTTATGGATATACAAATAGATGAACGTAATAATAGAATCAGAGTTATTAAAGATAACCATGTATATAGTATAGACAAAGAACATCCTCATTATGATGTTATAGTAGATAACCTTTTAAATATAGGGAACTCTATAACCACATATAAGGATAAGGTTAAAAGATTCTCTCCACATGGTTAACAAGAAGAATATAATAGACTTACATGGAGTAAGGCATGGAGACGTAGAAGAAGTCTTAGAGAATAACCTATTAGGGTATCATGATACGGAAGGCTGGGAGATAATAACAGGCAATTCAACCTATATGATAGAGATAGTAGAGGAGTTTCTAAGGTTAAACCTATTTAAGTTCTATCGAACCTCTGATAACTATGGTAGAATTATATTAGCTCACTAAGCTAATCGTAGGGTTATCGTACCCTATCAGAGGACATCAGAGCTGGGAAGTGCTAGTGTAATTTCCACCAAATATTCAGAGACCCCTTTATAGGGGTTTTTTATGCCTATAAGGGTAATGATTACTCTTGTGGTCCGTACAAGGGTAAAATAACTACACATTTACCCCCACTTTCCCCCACTTTACCACATTTTCTATCAGTCACTTAACAAAATGTGTAGTTTTTAAACAATGTGTTAGATTTATAACAAAATGTAAGGATAGTAACACATACCCCTCTCAGCCCTCAATCATTCATTTTTACCACAATTAACACAAACACACTTTCAGAAAAGGATACTATTACTTAACTACCACAAATTAGACTGGTATTATGTGTCTTTCGCGCGAGCAAGCAAAATTTCTGACAGGAAAGTTATTAACAGCCCTTTGTGGATAACTTTTTAGGGGTAAAATGTGGGTAGTCCGAGCCACCAAGCCTGAATATTGACCATATATTAACATTTGTTAATAGACTTACAATGGTTAGCCGCGACTTACAAATGAAACAAAGTGTTACAATTGTAACTATTAAAGTTATTAACAATGGGATGTGGATAACTTAATGGCTAAATATTTGGCAATGTGGGTTATTTTTCGTATCTTAGTGGGGGGGTATATATAAAAAAAATAGTTAACAAATGTTAATTCCTCTCAACCCTAGTGTTTACAGGGGTTAACGAATGATTTAGAATCGTTCTATATAAGGTGAATGGCTTGGATATTAAAGAATATTGTTGTATCTTAGTAGTATGTTAAAAGATATAAAGGTTAAATACAATTCAAGATTAAAGAGTGTTTCATTTACTAAGGAGTCATCTATCACTGATGAGGAGTTAGAGACGTGTATGGGGTATCTTTATTGGAGGTTTCGTAAAGAAGCTAATGATAGTGAGTTCTCTGATGATGGTAAAAAGCTAATATTAAAGATGTAATTGTTAATAACTTAACGATTTCTTAACATATACAATTTGGCAATCCCAAACTTTATCACTATATTAGTAGTGTAAGAGTGAGAGAGTTAAAAGATATAAGATGATATTACGAGGATTAATGATGTGTCAGATAGTTGATGGGAGTGGAATCCCAGTTAATAATGTAATCTATGAGGATTACGAAAAGGCTAAAGAGCATTGTAATAACTTGATGGAGAACTACACCGAGTACTACGGAGTAAGAATACTAACCATTAAGTAAGGTATATGGATGTACAAGAGCAAGTTTATTGGTGTGACCTATGTGAGTGTTACTCAACCATATCAGAAGATAACCCGTGGGGTACTTGTTTGTGTTCGTGAAATAAAAGTGAAGTAAAATAATAATAGCTAAATATATAGTATATGAGAAGAGAGTATAGTAATGGGTATATACCCAAGATAGAGTATTGGAATGGTAAACTACAATATGCCATTAGTCAAAACAATTGGGTAGAGGTAGAGTATTGTATGAAGAAGATGAACCACTTCGTTTCTCGTCAGTATGTAATAGAGAACCAACAACCCTTCACCCCAGGCGTGAATGGCGCTCCCACCTTTCAGTTATAAAGAGAAGAGACCTCTAATTAAGTTAATCTAAGCCGTTCCACCCCCGTAAACCATTATAGGTGATGTATGGAGATGTACCAAGTAAGGTGGACTGGTTAAAACAAATACACGAGAGAAAGCTATGAACAAGATGAATCAATTCCTACGCATTGCAAATGCGAGACTCAAAAAGACATACCCTAACAAGATGCAGAGAAAGTCTTGGGCTGCTAATATGTATGCGAGATGGATAGAGCGCAAAACCTTTAATGATACAAGTAAGGGTATAAACTGACCTTTAATGATACATTGTAAGGCTATAGCTTGACACTTTTAAAACAAACGAGAAATGAAAACACCAATGCAAAAACTAATTGAAGTGCTGAAAGTCCATAGAGATACGGCATTTGAAAAGGAGAAACAATACGAAGACCTTGTATTGACTGAATACTATGAAGGCAGAGCAAAGGCATTTGAAGATGCTATAAGTTTTGCGGAACTACACCTTGAGAAAGAGAAAGATGTGATGTGCGACTTTGCAGATGACTATCAAAGGAACTGCTTCCAAAAATCAGCAGATGACTACTTTGAGGAAACCTTTAAAAAAAAAGAGAAATGAAAACACCAATGCAAGAGTTGATTGAGCAACTTGAAAAAGAACACAAGAGATTTTTAGAGGAAGATGATGTGCCTAATTGGTTCTACAAAAACGGAATAAAACAAGCAATCAAATACGCTGAATCAATGCTTGATAAAGAGAAAGAGGTGATGGAGTCTGCTTGGCAAGATGGTATGTATGAATGTGACGGAGACGGAACATTTGAAGATTTCTACAAAACCTTTAACACCAAAGAGAAATAAAATAATAATTGCTAAATAAGTAGTATATGAAGTATACACAAGGGTATATCCCAAAAATTAAGTACTGGTACGGAGTACTAAAGACAGCCGAAGGAGCAACGGCTATGAATCATGCTCTGAGTAAGATGAACTACTTCCAAAATAGACACTATGAAGTGTATGGGGAGTGGATATCAGTAGATGACCTTATCTAAGGAACTAAGCCGTTCCACCCCCGTAAACCATTATAGGTGATGAAAGAGACTCGTGTGGGGGGTGGGGGCATTTTAACGTAACCCTCTAGCAATCAAGCTGTTAGAAGGGGCTGGGGTCGGTTTTCCTATCGAGCCTGGTTTTTTTGGATGGAAAAGAAGTCCCCTCCACGCTTGGATACACCAAAGTGAGATGATATTAAAATACCTAATGTTAATATATGGGTAATACTTGTTAATAACCTGTCAATACTTTCAGAGATATTGTTTGGTTATACAAGTATATTGTTGTATATTAGTAGAGTAATAAGAGATAAGAGTTATGACGTATTTAATTGACCCACAAGATTTAGTCCTTAGAGCATGGACACGTATTAAAGGTTTCAATGACATGGTTATTGGTAACGACATTGAATCACACACACTATTAGAACTAGCAACTGAGGTTTCTGAAGAGTGGACTAACGATTGGGATGAAGACCAAGGGTTTGGTTCTTCTGATGGGACGTATATGTTAAAGGAGTTTATTGATTCCGTGATAGGGCTGGTTCATTGGAAGAATCATAAGAAAGAGTATTCTACTAAGTTCAACCCGATGTTAGAGGTTGTTAAATAATTTTGGATTATGAAGTATTGGAAGTATTATAAGGTGCCTGTGTTTTTTTCGTGGTTGTTCAGAGTTAGAATGGAACGATTGGGTTGGAAGGTTACCAAGGTCTCAGGCGTTATACTATTAACCTATCGTGTGTCTACATATGATAGAGAGTTATATATGGGGTTATGATAAGAAATAACGATAATCTTTACATAGTAAAGGAGATGTGATAAGAAAATGGAAAGTTTATGACTGATAAACAATGGTCAGCTTTAATAAGGATGACAAGGGGTGGGATACATTCAGTAGAAGCTTCCCTTGGAAAGATAACCTTGATTAAAAAGGATGATGGGTTTGACTTAGAGTATCCTTCCCATAGTGTATCTTTGTATAGGGATGTTGATATACCTTCTACTGATGGTTATTATCTTCATTATATGTATAATGATTTATTTAATAAAGTATTTGACCACTCTTGTATATAGTAGTATTTAGCTGATTTAATTTTATATCACTTTATTTAACACCAAAGACAGATGAAAGAGTTAATAATAATTACTTTGATTGTAAGTATGATGTTTATGTACCTCACTAATAAAGAAAAGAAATGACCTCACAAGAATGGAGTGCGTTAATTAGGATGGCAACATCCACATCCACAAATAGTTATAGTGGCCATTACAAGGGGATTCCTATTGAGGTAACGGCCAACACTATGTTGACACGAGTACGGCTAAATACTAACCACGACAATATTGTCCAACCTATGAGCTTTACGAAAGATGGACCATTATTACCTTTGTATAGAAAGGTGTTTAAGGAATTGTATAGAGTATGGTATGATGTTAAGGTAGATAATTTACCATTTTAAAGTTATGAAAAGAATTAAAAAGTTATTAGTTGAGTATTGGAACCTATTGTTAGATGGGTATAGAGCAAATAAGCGATAGGGCAATAAATGAAAATTTATTTTAAACACACGTTGTTATGATTTTTAGGAGTGGGAAATACCAAGGTTACTCGGTAGACGAAGTTAGACGAATTGCCCCATGGTATATAAGGTGGGTTCAAGAGAATCGTCCTGAGATGTTACGTGAACGGACTCCTCGTAAAAAGACTACCACCAAAGTTATTGAAGACGAACACCACGACCATCCCGGCCGAGTTATCCAACCACTAATACCGGCATCGTGGGACGAGGCATTCTAATATACGTTATGGATAACATCCTTCGTGGGTTAACTATAATAATGGAACTTACGTTATTTGGTTATAGTAGTATTCATCTAATATCCAATCTGAGAAAGTATATAAAACGTAAACGAAATAACTGAACAAAGTTTTGGTTAGAAACTGAGGGTATCTTTAAATCACATTATATTTATATATGTGAAACGATTACTATACATAACTCTACTTGTGTTGTGTATTCCCTTCTCTATGAAATCTCAAAGTTATGTCAATCCAATCAAATCAATCGAACACGGGGTTTACACCGACCATAACTTCACATACCCATACACACAAGTGGGTATGGCACTACGTAGTGGGTTATACTTTGAGTTAGGTATGTTAGACCTACCTACTGAAATTGATATTGGTTTTAATCAAACTATCCAACAACGAGCTGGTAGACTGGCTTGGATGATAAACAATATGGAAGAGCCAGTTGGATATAAAGGAAAACCTCGATATAAAGAATTTTACTATTCAGTTGGGTACGTTGGTCAATTCAAACGTTATAGAGGTGTTATACAATATGGATATTCAAACGAAGACTCTATGATTAAGATGTCAAATTATTATAGAGCAATAGATTCATCTCCTGGCCATCTCGATATTGGAGTACACTTACAATATGGAATGAGACGTAGGTTTTTATTTATTGGGTACTCTTGGGGAATTCACCTCAACTAAACATTTAACAATTTCTTAACATACATCGTTTGGTAAATCCGACATTTATCCTTATATTTACTATGTAATAATGAGAGAGATGATGAAAGATAGTTTTAAGTCAGTTACCGAAATGGCAAAGAGTGACATTTCAAAATATATAGGTGAGTTGAAGAAAGATGAATCTACTGAGTTTAAGAACAACAAACATCTTCATAGGATTGGTCGTAAGTTTTCAAGTGGGAAATACAACTCACCACAATACGGACCAAACGATTGTTTTTTAGTTGGCGATACAATTTATCACGAGTCATATATCTACTCGACTGAAATGTTGTTCTCAAAAGAAACAAAGTGGTTAAACAAACAATTAGGAATTCACTCGGTAAATAAATAAGTTATGTCAGTATTTAAAAACACCAAACCAGTAAACTCGATTGAAGAGTTTGAGAATCAGTTAGTTAATCAATTGACTGCCCATTATAAGGGTTGGTTTAAAAGTTATAATCCCACTTCGACTCCCGAAGTCAAAATCAACAAGGGGTCTAAGTTCTACAAGATTATCGTAGGAACTTCGGTATGGGGGTTCATCGCAAGAATCCCATTCGTTCACAAGGGTATCCAACTGAAGAAGGGTGACTTGATGAAACCTGCCGGTTGGTCGGCTGCTGCTAAACATTCTCGTGGTAATGTAATTGAAGGAACTGCAATGTACGGACCATATGGACCTATGTACCTAAAATAAAAAGTTATGAACAAATTAAAAAAGAAATTGTTAACAAAGTGGTTTATGGAATGGGTAAAGACTGAGACTGATGTCGAGACTCTACAAGCTACTACTATGTTTATTAGAAATCGTAAAGTAGAATTGGTAGGTGAGGAGAAACCACCGATTGGATTCCGTAGAAATAATTTGGAAATGTCAAAATAATTTTGTATATTGTAACAAGCTTTAACACTAAATACAATAACTAAATGAGTATAGACACTACTTATAAAAACCTTTTGGTTGATATCATGTATGATGGTATCGAACGTGATGATAGAACTGGTACTGGTACTATATCTATATTTGGTGAACAAATTAGATATTGTATGTGTAATGGATTTCCATTACTTACCACAAAGAAGATGGCTATCAAAACTATGATGACCGAATTGAAGTGGTTCTTAAAAGGAGATACCAACATCAAGTACCTTGTTGACAACGGATGTAACATTTGGAATGGTGATGCTTATAAGAATTATAGAAATAAGTTTGAACCAACCCCATATCAATTTACTCCAGATACAATGGAAGAATTCATCAACAAAATCAAAACTGATGCTGAATTTGCAAATGAGAATGGTGAGTTAGGTCCTATCTATGGAAAGCAATGGAGAGATTGGAATGGTAAAGACCAAATCCAAAATCTAATCAACGACCTTAAAACAAATCCTAATAGCAGACGACTAATGGTATCTGCTTGGAACGTAGGTGAGTTGGATGATGTGGTTCTACCACCTTGTCATTATGGATTCCAATGTTATGTATCAGAAGGTAAACTATCACTAATGTGGAATCAGAGAAGTGTGGATACATTCCTTGGTCTACCATTCAACATTGCATCATATGGTACATTACTCCTACTACTATGTGAGGAGACTGGATACAAGCCAGGTGATTTGATTGGTAATCTTGGGGATGTACATTTATATAAAAATCATATAGATGCCGCTAAGACTTTAATTCAAAGAGATGATATGAGTATACCAAAGTTAAAGTTGAGTAATGTAGATATTCTAAATGGTGAGTTCGATTATGAAGTTATCGGATATGAATCACATCCACCTATTAAAGCTCCATTAAGTAATTAAGTAAAATAGATATGACACACGAACAAGAAATTGAAGAAATCTTAATCGAGGCCCACGCTCATGGTATGAGGGATGAGGTAATGGAATGGGCTAAAAAGGAAATGGAAGCGAATCATAAATTAAGTAGAGTTGATGCATACCATCAAGGATACTTAGAATTTTGTAAATAAGATGTTAGAATACGCAATATTTATCCCGATGATTACAATTGGTTTGATAGGAGGATATCAAATGTATTTAGATTATAAAGATAGTTGTAATAACTAAAGAAACGCAAATGGAAGAATTTGGTTATAGAAAGTCTCTATTGGATAGAGATAACATTGACTTGTTTATAGTAGATGATGAAAATCAAGAAATTATAGCCGAAGTGTTGTTGGAAGAAAACGGATGGGTTGATACACCAACGAACTCAGCTGAATTACCTAAACTACAACCTTGGCAAGAAGAGATACTGAATAAAGAAATAACTCATGACTAGCGAAAAGAAATACTATGCTGTTGTTAAAGTTCGTAAAGCTGAACTTATAAGACCAACCGAGTCACAACTTATGTCGTATTATATGGACTATGGATATAATAATGTAGATGAGGTAGTAGATGATTATGGTAGTCTTGAGGAAGTGTTACGTGAATGGTACAATAATACGAATTACTTAAATGAGTTCACTGAACACCAACAACAATCTAACATATTTGGAATTGATTGGGATTCCGAATGGGAGCAGGTTGATATAATTGAAAAAGAGAATTGGGAGTCTATATACAATAGTACATATGTTTCTTAGTTTATTAAAATGGTATGTCATAGTTGGTGTTATCAATTTAGCTATAATTGATTTCTTTACCAACAAAGTATCTGAGATACGAGGTACGGCTGGTTTGAGCAATCTTGAACGAGTGGTTATACTTTGTGGTTGGCCGGTTTTCTCTACCATATTCTGGTATAATTTTATAAAATCATTTACGAAAAAAGATGACTAAGACTTTTTTAGAAATAGGTTCATGTGATTTTGATACACTATCATATATGTCGTTCCATGGTTGGCATGGTGTGGTCATGGAACCTATACCAAAATACTTTAACAATATAAAGTTCGAAGAAAACATACACTATGTAAATGCAGCAATATACCCAACTGATGGGTTGGCTACTATGTATATGGCTAGCGATGAGGTTATAGAAAAAGATTCAGACTTCAAAGGTATGAGTACCTTACTCGAAAACTCTAATGTAAATCTTACTATACCGATTGAGGTTAGAACCATGTGCTTTGATACGTTGTTTAAATTAACCAATATTGATGAAATTGATTATCTAAAAATAGATACTGAGGGTTATGATGGTGAAGTACTACGTATGTTCCCATGGCACCGATGTAAACCTAAATACATAAAGTTTGAATCCGAACATCTTGTTTTAAATGGATGGGAAGCTGATATAATGGAGTTATTAAAAGTCAATGGGTATCACGTGGAGATTGATGAACGTAATTGGTACGCTATAAAACTTTAACAATTTAGTAACAATCTAATTTTGCAGTTTAAAATATTATTCGTATATTGGTAGAGATAAACATTGAAGAAATATGAAATATAATAAAATCACAAATGAAAAATCAGCACTTGAATTAGTTGGTAACACTTCTCTAAAGGACCGATTGATTGGTTGGAACTACAAACAACTCGTTGCCACCTTTGGTGACCCAACATTCTCAAACGAAAGTGGTGATGGTAAGATTCAAAAAGAATGGGTATTCCAACGTACCTCAGATGGTGAAATATTTACTATCTACGATTGGAAGACGTATGATACCGAATACACTACTACTATGAACTCTGATTGGAACGTTGGTGGTAAAACATATGCTGGTGATTTTGTCATTGATTTAATAACTGAACTTAAAAAGAAAAACTAATATGAGTAAGTATTCATTTTATTCAATTGACGATTCGACTAAAGAATCGATTTATACGTGTGACGCATCCTCATTAGAAGAAGCACGAAGTGTATTTGCCAAAGGTAAGTTATTAGAATTAGAGGTTTTTGATAAATTGTACTCAGTTAAAAAGTGTGGATAGTATGACGATAGATAAAGTCTATATAATTACAATTGACCAATCCGCTGATAATTATAATAGTATCTTAAAAAGATTGAACGCGTTATCCTTACCTAATCACACAACGTACCATATAATTGATGGTGTAAATGGTCGTGAAGAATTATCTACCGATGAACTTAGAGATAGTCATGGTGTGAGTTTCTATAAAGATTGGGTTGCCAATTCCGAATCAAATGGTAATTCATTTTACAATAGAAATGTTACTGTTGGTGAGGCTGGTGGTATGTGTTCTCATATAAGAGTATGGGAAGATGCATATAAGAACGGACATGAAACTATACTGATATTAGAAGATGACTTCGAGCCCATTACGGAGTTTCCATGGGAATCATTTGATGAACTCCAAGACTATGATTGGGATTTAGCTTTCTTATCAAGAACGTTAGTACCTAATATGGATGGGGTTAGTGATAGTAATGTGGGGTTGGCTAATTGGGTAAGTCCTGGTTATTCATATAACACACATTCATATGTAATTACACGTGAAGGACTACGTAAGATTATAGAATATAATTTAGATACATTAAAAAATAATATAATAGTATCAGATGAATTCTTACCATCTACATACACCTATCACCCAAGACAAGATATGCGTACTATGTTTAAACGTAATATGAACGCTATCGCACACAAGGTGAGTTTAGTTGGTCAAACTCGATTTGAATCAGCCGGCAACTCATTAACCGAACCAATTGAAGGTATAGATTATTAAATTATGAATGAACAAGAACTACACAAACTATTAGAGATTCAATACCTAAAAGGTCGTATTGATGAACTACATAAAGCAATACCAACTGTAACTGATTTGAGTCGTAGTCGTAAGTTAGACCAACGATTGGATAAGTACTACAACAAGTTAAAGTCAATTGATGAGATGGCATATCACTTGTATCAAGTAGAGCATACTAATCAACAAATTTCAAAAAAGAAATCTAAAGATTTTATGAAAGAACTTTTGGAAAAAGTGATACCACATATTAGTAATAGTGGGTTGGTGCATGAAATAGAAAATCAAATATCTAAATATTAAGTTATGTCTGAAAAGATTTATGTCCGTAAAGTAGAGACTTGGACAATCTCATCGGCAAGTGAACCTATTGAGGTTAACGTAGAAGCGCTTCGTAAATGTGAACCCCCATACGAAGGAGACTCTGACCAAGAGTTAGTTAACTATCTTCAAAACAACGTATTCATGGAGTATGAGTTCTACGAAAACGAAACCAACATCGAGGCGTATGGTGAAGATGCTGTTTTTGACTTGGTTATGGAAGAGGCATATGTAGACAATGAGTTCTTTGATTCACGTAATAAGGGTGAAGAGTCGAGTCTTCAGATAGGTATTCCCGATGAGGAGTGGTCAAAGTATGGTGGTTTCCAACCATTAGCAAACGGAGAATACGAATATTAAATAGGGTAGGACTCGTAGCTCAGCTGGATAGAGCATCTGCCTTCTAAGCAGACGGTCATAGGTTCGAATCCTATCGGGTTCACATAGAGTGGGTAAAAAGTTTAGTACACCTCTGCAGGGGTAAATGTAAGTTACTATTAATAGGACTACGTATCCTAACGACTACTCTTATTTGCTCGGTTCGTCTATCGGTTAGGACCTATGGTTTTCATCCATAAAAGAGGGGTTCGATTCCCCTACCGAGTACAATTGTCCGATGGTGTAATGGCAACACTTCTGTTTTTGGTACAGACATTCAAGGTTCGAGTCCTTGTCGGATAACTAAGTTTACTAAAGTTGAGTAGACTATTTATTTAAAATTAAATTACAAAGTCATGAGTAAAATTTCAAGAAGATTATTCCAAGCATTGGAATCAAAATATACGGCAGAGATTATGGATGCAAGAGCACGTATCTCTATCTACTTTGAAAATCCGGTAGCTATCGGAGAACACCCACAACATACTGAAGAGATTGATTTGTTAGTATCACAGTTGACTGATGCTACTGATAAACTATCTACACTACGTGATAACTTTGGCCAAGAGTATGGTGAGTTTGATGATAACGACAAACAAGTATTAAAGGGATAATATCCGCTAGGAAGATTGGCAGAGTGGTCGATTGCACTGGTCTTGAAAACCAGCGTACAGCAATGTACCATAGGTTCGAATCCTATATCTTCCGCAATTCGCAGTCAAGTATTTTATATTTTATTTGTTTTATTCAAAAAATTGTTGTATATTGTATAAACAATAACGCGGGAGAAGACTTAAAAGAAAGTCGTCTATCATCCAGATAGAAGGTGTTGGGGCAGTACCAACCTCCCGCTCAAAGAGAATGGTTAAAGATTGGGATAAGGCCGCTCAATTTAAGCTACCGGTTATCATTCTCTATAATGCGGAAGAGGAGTTAAGAGAAACTCGTTGAACATCCAGTTCAAAGATGGTGGGGCGGAGCCACCCTTCCGCTCAATAAGCGAAAGTAGCTCAGCTGGTAGAGCATCACCTTGCCAAGGTGGGGGTCGCGAGTTCGAATCTCGTCTTTCGCTCTAAGATTCTTAATGAACAAGAAAGAACACATATCTAAACTTTGGAATAAGAAAGACGTATCTGATATAATTCTGATGATGTATACTCTTATAGAAAATACTGATTGGGATGTAACTGAGAAGAAGAAGTCATACGCTGTATTGAAGGGTATAATTGCATACACTGATAGGGGTGATGACTTGTTATCACATCATAGAGATTACTTACACAAAGAATGGAGTGATGCTTGGGAAGACCAAATAGATAACTCAGCAAGAGAAGAAATAAAAGAGTGGTTATTAGGACCAGCACTTTAATAAGAATATGATACATTGGTTTTATGGACAGCCAGGAAGTGGTAAGACCACACTGGCTAAAGCTATGATAAGTAACTCACCTCAATTGGAGTTTAAGAAACACATACATATTGATGGTGATGAAATGAGAACTATCTTTAATAATAAAGATTACTCAAAAGAAGGTAGGTTGAATAACTTACGTAATGTTAATAATATAGCAAGATTCTTAGAATACAAAGGGTACGATGTATTCGTATCAGTTGTTGCTCCTTACAATGATATACGTGATGAGCTAAGGGATTTAGATATTAATTACTATTACGTACATACAACTGAAACGAGGGGTCGTGAAGATTACTTTGCGTCTGATTTTGAATTCAACGACTCTGATATTAAAATTAACACAACAAACAAATCAGTTACTGAATCATTAAATGAAGTATTCACTATTCATAGGTAGGTGGCAACCATGGCACGAAGGTCATCAATGGTTAATTGACCAAGAGTTAAATAAAGGTAATAACGTTTGTCTTGCTATACGAGATGTGGAGGTTGATGAGAATAACCCATGGACCGCTAAACGTATACAAATGAGATTGGGTCACATTCACTACGACTTGATAACTCAAGGTAGAATTAAAACTGTTATTATTCCTGACATACAATCGGTTAACTATGGTAGAGGTGTGGGTTATGACATAAATGAACACGTGCCACCACAAGAGGTATCCGACATATCAGCTACTAAGATTCGAGAACAAATGAAAAAAGATGGTAAGTTATAATGGAATTAATATCAACACATCCAGTTAAGAAATCTGATTTAGGATTTCATGCTAATCTATTTGGTGGTAAGTTACTTGCTTGGTTAGATGCAGCTGGGGCTGCGTTTGCATCTCAAGTATGTGACACTCCACGAGTCGTTACTATTAAGATAGACGAGTGTTTATTTAAACGACCAGCACGTGAGGGTCAGTTAATTAAGATATATGGTAGTGTTGCTGAGATAGGGACCACTTCGGTTACATTGTATATGGAAGCAAGAGCACATAACGTATACTCAGGTAATCAATCAGTTATACTATCTACAAACATAAAATTCGTAAGGGTAGATGAAAATGGTGATTCAATACCTATATCGGATAGAGTTCGTGATAAATTTAAAAAATAGATGTTGATAACTTTGTGGATAACTTAGTATTTATACATGATGAAAAAAACAAAAGACACATTACAAAAAAAAGAGTTTACCATTCAAGAGATATGGCAGGCTATGCGTGGTAATGTACATAAAAGTAAAAAACAATATACGCGTAAGGCTAAACATAAGAAAAACTTATAGTTTGCGTTACATCGTTAGTGATTTCTAAGTCACTAACTTTCTTATTTAGATTCGTTCTAAATTTAAGATTAATTCAAATACTTCTTGGCATTTCGGATTTTTATTCGTATCTTTACATAGTAAAGAGAGATAATTAATAAAGAATAAAAAATGAAAAAATCAATCAACGTAAGTCAAGAGAATTCAAAAATGTTAGGTGGTAAGTTATATATCACCGGTTTGAAAATGTCAAGATTGGGAGCCAAACTCTCAGAGTCTATCGTCAAGGGTAATACAATCAATCACCCTACAATGGGTCTAATGTATGAATACAATGGTCCTTACTCTCGCAAGTAAAATAGTTTCAGAAAACTTTAACAATTTCTTAACATTAGGAACTTGTTTATATCGAATATATTCACTACTTTAGTATAGTAATAAGAAATGAGAAGTATGTCAAAAAATAATCTATCCTATTCATCGTTCTGGCTTGATGAGTCAATCTTCGATGATACTGAGATTTCTTCAGTAGAAAAGAAGTCAAATGACTTAATGAAGTTAATGTCTTACAAACGTAGTATCGCTAACTTCGTTTCCATCGTAACTGGCAAGTCAATTCCTGTGACCTTTGATGGTCGTGGAGACCAATCCTATACTGATGGTACTGAGGTTGTTATATCGGCTAAGTTAGATGATAAAGAGTTCGACCCTGTTGTTGGTCTGGCTCTCCACGAGGGTTCTCACATCGCACTGACTGACTTTACAACACTTACGGAAATGAATCGTGGTTACCTACCTACTACTATTGATAAAGAGTGGATGGCTAATCGTTACCAATGTGAGACTGATGAACTTAGTCACATAGTTAGTAACAATCTAAAATCACTTCTTAACTACGTTGAAGATAGACGTATTGATAATCACGTTTACACTACGGCGCCTGGCTATCGTGGTTACTACGAGTCTATGTACGATAAGTACTTTCACTCTAAGGTAATTGACAAAGGTCTTGAGTCTTCTGAGTATCGTACTGAGGATTGGGATTCTTATATGTTCCGTATCATCAACTTGACTAACGAGAATCGTGACCTCGATGCTCTTAAAGGTCTTCGTGAGATTTGGAATGTACTTAATCTACGTAACATATCACGACTAAAATCATCGTGGGAAGCTATGGATGTGGCTGGTGAGATTCTTATGATTGTTGAAAAACAACTTGAGGTTGCCGGTAGTGATACTGGCTCATCGTCTAATGGTGATGGTGAACCACAAGGTGGTGATAGTGAAAATGGTGAGTCACCTATGAGTGGTGACACTGAGAATAACCCCACTTCTGATGATGGTATGAGTTCTAATGGAAATGGTGAAACATCACCAAGTGACTCCGATGATGGTTCAGATTCAGATGATGAGTCTACACAAGGTGGGTCTCCAAGTGGTGAAGGTAATCCTAATGGGGCTGGTGGTCAATATGAACCACTCTCAGACCGCCAAAAGAAAATGTTGGATAACGCTATTGAAAAACAAAAAGAGTTTCAAGAAGGTGATGTTAAGAAGAAGAAGATTTCCAAGTCTGACAAGAATAAGATTGACCAATTAGATAAGGCTGATATCAAGTCTGAGGTTACTGGTAAGGGATTCGCCAAAAGTAATTGGTCGGTTGGTTCCAATGGAGTTCAAACCTACATTATTAACAATTTAACCCGTGGGTTAATTGATTCGGATATGGTGGGTATGTTGACTAATTCGGAATACAGAACCAGTGGTAGTGATAAGTATATCAAGAAGGGTATTCAGTTGGGTACTATTCTTGGTAAGAAACTCAAGACTCGTAATGAGGAACGTGTCCTCACTACCCCACGAATGAAGAGTGGTAAGTTGAGTAGTCGTATGATTCATGAGATTGGGTTTGGTAACTTCGATATCTTTGAACAAACTTTAATAAGTAACGCTACACCGATTGTATTACATATTTCAATTGACGCGAGTTCATCAATGAATGGGTCAAAATGGAATAGTACACAAACCGCTGCTGTGGCTATTGCTAAGGCGGCTTCGATGACTGACAACATTGATGTTGTTATTTCGTACCGAGGTATCTACTACTCACCAGGCAATTGGAGTAAGTGTCAACCACTAATGTTGATTGCATATGATAGTCGTAAAGATAAGTTCTCAAAGATTCAACAATTATTTAAACACATTCAATCCGATGGTACTACTCCTGAGGGATTGTGTTATGAGGCTGTGATGAATGAGATTACTAAAACCAAATCAGGTGTGGACACATACCTAATAAACTTCTCAGATGGTTTTCCTGGTTTTGATAACCAAGAGATTTCTTATGGGGGTCAAGCCGCCAGAAAACATACGGCAGAGCAAGTGTCTAAAATGAGAAAGGCTGGAGTTAAGGTGTTGTCATATTTCATATCCGAATGGGAGGGGCATGGTACTGATGGGTTTAAACAAATGTATGGAAACGATGCTGAATTTATTGACACCAATAATATGACCCAACTGGCTAAGACCTTAAATAAGAAGTTTGAAGTTGTTATTTAATGTTGATAACTTTAACATAAACTTAACATTAAAAGTTTGGATTTATAAAATAAATGTCGTACTTTAGTACTGTAAGATTGAGAGATATGAGAAAGACAATTGAAGTAAAAAAAGTTTTAGATTACGTTAACAACCAACTCCAACGTACTGATGAGTATTGCGATGATAAGTTCAAAGCAGGTATGTGTACAATGATTGAACGAATGTTGTATGATACCAATCAGTATAATGGGTACACCCCATTGAATGATGTTAATGTAGGTGAGGTTGGTTATTACAATCGGTTTTATCATATGAAAAGTTAACATAAACTTAACATTAAAAGTTTGGAGTTGTGAACCTAAATCACTATATTTACAGAGTAATAATTGAGAAATATAAAAATATGAAGTCACAAAAATCAGTTTTCGGTAAGATTGTAGAAGTAGACAATCAACTAATGTTTCAAGACTCCAATGGAGTTAACTTCCTTATTGAGGAATTAAACGAGAAGGGTTCTTCTCTTTACAAACGTGCCAGAGCGGCCGCCAACAATCCTGCTAAGTGGGGATGGAAGGTTCGTGTCGTTGGTCGATTGTCCGATGGTGAGTTAGGACACACACGTGTTCCATCATCAAAGGTTGAAGATAACCTTGAGCCTGTTGGTAACTTCAACAATCCAAATGGTGGGTTGTTATCATTGGAGTATAAACCAAAATCACAATCAACACCAATTTCAGTTGAGATGTCAGATGATGTCCTCAAGTTTATTCACGAGGAGTCTGAAGGTCTTAAACCTCAGATGTTGTTTATGAATCCTTTGAAGTGGAAACTTCTTATTCGTAACATTATCCGTGGTAAGAATATTATGATGACTGGTCCAGCCGGTTGTGGTAAGACTATGGCTGCTAAGGCTGCTGCCAATTCAATTGAAGGTTACAACACCTTTGTAATTAACTTGGGAGCTACCCAAGACCCACGAACCACATTGATTGGGAACACTCAGTTTGAAACCAAGAAAGGTACGGTGTTTAACCCATCACCATTTGTCAAGGCGATATCCACTCCAAATACCGTGGTTGTTCTTGATGAGTTGACTCGGGCCCATCCTGAGGCTCACAACATTCTAATGACCGTACTTGACCAAGGTCAACGTTACTTACGTCTCGATGAGGCTGCTGACGCTCCTGTTGTTAAGGTCGCCGATGGTGTTTCGTTCATCGCCTCTGCTAACATTGGTAATGAGTACACCGCTACACGTTCTCTTGACCGGGCAATTCTTGACCGATTCATTCCAATTGAAATGGATACTTTGACTCGTGATGAGGAAACTCAACTACTTCAAATGATGTACCCATCGGTTGATATTGAGATTCTAAATAATGTTGCTGAGGTGACTTCCATGACTCGTAACGAGTTGATGTCTGAGTCTCCAAAGTTATCTAACGCACTATCTACACGGACCGCAGTTGAGATTGGGTCTCTACTCTACGATGGGTTCTCACTAAGTGAGGCTGCAGAGTTGGCTGTTTATCCAATGTTCGACCAAAGTGGTGGGGCTGAATCTGAAAGAGTTTATATGAAACAATATGTTCAGAAGTTCTTAGGTGAGATTCCTCAAGATGATAACTTGTTCAATGTTGAAACCGAAGATATTTCTAATCCGTTTTAATCATGGGATATAATCCGTTCAGATGGTATACTAAAGGAAAGAAAAAGCGTTTACCCATTAACGCTCACTTGTTTGACAAGATTAAGAATGGGGACTTCAATTATTCTCACTATTACACGGAAGCGGAGAGTGCTCGTAAAGAGTACTCTTCCATCTTCCAAAAGACAATGGATGAGACCGGCGACTACGCTATGGCTAGAACGGCTGCTAAGATGAAAAACGTAAAGGCCTTGAAACTTGACGAAGAAGCGTTTAAGGATGAACAAAAGTTATTACGTGATTTGAAGATTGAATTAAGAGAGAAGTTTGGATTTTGTTTGTGGGATGAGATGATGAGTAAAAAAGCAATGGACCTTGAGGAGTTGTATAATTACTATTGTCACGAACAAATGAGACGAAATGGTTTGGATGTTTAATATTTTTTTTGTATATTTGTATATATGATTTACGACCCTAATAATGAATTAACCGAAGAAGAGATAACTCAATTGAGTGAAGATGCATTCTTCGAGTATTTAGATACCAAAGCAGAGTATCTTAAAACAAAGACACGACCATTGGGTCAGTATCATACTAAGATGTATGCAGCATTAAGTAAAGGTGATAAGTTGACAACTAAGGAGTTGAAGAGAGCAAAAGAAATTGGTCAGTTAGGTGACAATGAAGTTAACGAAAAGATTGCTGAGGCCGCTTCTAAATTGGGTGGCGACCCTAAGTATAACAACGTTGATAACGTAAAGACTAATAGGTCAGAGTGGTTTGATTAGTATGGGATTTAATAAAAAAACATTACCAAGTAAGGAAAAACTTCAGAGTATGGTTTATGACTATGGAACTGAAGAGGTTGTACTTAGATATAAAAACGCAGATATGTTAATGGGTAATTCCGATGCTATGGCGTATTTACAAACTATAATAAGAGAGTATGAATTGGGAAGATAAAGACGAGTTCGAAGATATGTTTTCCGAAGTTAGAAAGCAACTATATAAAGATGATTTTTTTCATTTAATGAATATTGAACACATTGAGAAGTTCCTTGAGTATTTAAGAGATGACTTGTCCAATTCCAATGACGATGACTTATTGTCCGATGTTCTTATGAAAACTTTTAGGACATATGAAATGTGGGAGACTGATAACGCATTATCTGAATTATCAGACAAGGGGTTGGTACGGATGGTATTACGTGCGGATGGTAAGTTGGCTTACGAAGCAACTGACGATGGTGTAGAACTCAATGACTATATTCAATCTATGGCAAGTCATATGGATTATAGAGAAGATAATCAAACAGACTATATTATGGATTTAAAATATTCACCTGAAATATTTAGAGTAACTGGTGCTGATGATGCATTAAAATTTGTTGACCATGGAGATAACTTTGAGTTCATTGTTATCCCCGCTGGAAGACAACACGATGGTGAAGAGTTCGTTGAATTCTATCATACAATTTTCACTCATTATAATGATCCTGGCCCTAATGGTCAGTATGAGTTAGTAGACGAGGTTCAGCTCTACGATATGTTAAACAATAATTATAATCAATATTAAATAAAAGTAAATTATGAGTTATTACATTGCAAAAGTAAAGGTTCATCATGAAGATGACAAAGGAAGAGTTAAAAAAGTAACTGAACAATATTTAGTTCAAGCCATATCTGTAACGGATGCTGAAACTAAGGTTGTTGCTGAATTCGAAGGAAGTAATTTAGAGTTCGAGGTAACTGCTGTCGTTGACACTAAAATTATCAGTGTTATACAATGATATACTCAGTAGGTGATAATGTAGTAGTAAACGTGAACGGCACTAACCGAGTTGGTGCCGTCACGATTGCTAAAAAGCTTAAAAAGGGGTGGGTCTATTCAGTACATTTGGAAAATGGAAAGACGCTTGAATCATGTTCGGTTAACAAAGAGTTGACAACGTATCACATAAGTCGTACACTTACAAAGATATTTAATAATGGTAATTGATGTTAAGAAATTTAAATCTTTAAAACGTAAGGTCTTAAAGAAGTACCCATCCGCTAAAACTGAAATGACCACTGATGGTCGTTTTACAATATCAAATGGAAATGGTGGTTCTATTGGTTTAGAGTTTATGATACCACCACAAGACAGTGTTAGTATGGCGTGGTTTTGGGCAGCAGAGTGTGTTAGGTATAAGCAAAATATTAATAGAACACACCCCATACGAAGTGCTATGAGTTTTAACGAGAAAAAGTTTAATAGAGTTTCTCGTAGAAATCGCAGAAAGTGATTTTATTAAAGTTGTGAAAACTATTTATAGTAAATAAACAATTTCTATATAATGAAAAAGCACAACAATAAACAACGTGGGTTTGTAAACCAATCTTATGGAGTTACAGAAAGTGAGGTCGTTCGACAGGCCAAAGCTTATGGTAAAAATTATAGTTCAATAGACTTCGCTTTTAATCCTGATTTAACAAAGGAAGATTTTCCTATAAAAAATCGTATGGAGCTTGGGTCGTTAATAGTGGGTAACCATGAAATTGAATTAACAAAGTCGGAAGCAACGAAGATTATTCAAACATTGGAAACTGCTATATCTTCGACTCAACAACGATATCGGTTAGGTATTTTAAACTAAAATTTAAAAGTGGGTGATGATGTAATTTCAAGGATACTAACTTCAACGTTGGATACCACTGACCATGGAGATGTTTCTGAATTAGCATTATTTTTAGATGATGGGGTCTCTACAATCTTAACGGAACGTAAAGACCCTTACTTCACCATAGCTAAGCAAAAGATAAAACAACTCATTACCTTTGCGGACGAATCCCCCTCAGTAGATTACACTAACAAAATGATTAAGAGTCTACTTAGATTGGAGTCTTACATAGCGGACCAAACAATGGATTTGGTATTTGTTGAAATTTGTTTAGAGTGTGCTAGGGATAAAAATATAATAACACGAGAGGCTTTAATTTTATTAAATGAGATACATAACTCAATTAATAGATAGTTATAGTAAACGGAAGGGATATTGGTGTTATTATGGAAAATTATTTTGGAGAATGGCATTGGGATGAATCTGAATATAACTTCTTTATGTCACTTGGGGTTGTAGCCAAATTAGAATACGTATACGATTACTTTAATATATCGGATGACGTTCTTTTTGAGTTTGAGGTTGACGATGAATTTGACATTGACGATGAACATACATCAGCTACGTCTATTGATGTAGTTATTACTGATACACATTTTCTTTTAACGTGTAATGACTATGATATAGCTATGAAAACAATAAGCACGTTTCAAATGGATGGTTATATATTGACGTTTGATAAGAAAAAAGGTGACACTTATTTCTATAAATGTATAGGAATGTCACAACCACTATCGGTAAACTGACATCGTGTCATGAAATAATCAATTGGTCTACATATTGTTCTATTGTTAATGTATTAATAAATTAATAAAAGGAATATAATATGACGTTTAATAGACTAAACACAATGGTCTCCGACTTTATGTTGGGGGAGTGGGGGAATGAAGCAGGCCTTAATTCAAATACTGCTTTTTTAAAAGATGATGTACTAACTATGGAATTCGCAGTGCCTGGATTGTCCAATGAAGACATCGATGTTATTGTTGCTGACCGAATGATTGAAATCAAAGCTGAAAAGGAACATCGTAAATTGGAAAAGAGATACAAGATACATGATGCGTTTGATATAAATAAAACATCTGCTGTTGCTAAGGATGGGTTACTTATTGTATCAATACCTAAGTATGAGGACCGTAAGGCTAAATCGATAAAAGTAAAAGTTAAATAGTGTATAGATTCTTCAGGTCGCAAAAAGTTACGTTTAATGATAAGTTGTTCATCGTGGTTAAAAAAATTAAAATTGACCGAAATCCGATAATTGATGTATGGAAGGAACACCTTAACGCTGATACTGTTTTAAAAAGAGATGGATACTATTGGTTTTGTGAGGAAATTCCTTCAATTGACTTTGAAGAATTAACATAAATTTAACATAGGGGGCTTGTATAGTCCCCTTTTTTTTTGTACATTTACATAGTAAATAAGAAACATATGACAAACCTCGGATATTGCTGTATCAACATGACCCTTCGTAAGGACAAGATTACTACCAATCGTAGTATGATTAAAAAAACATTCCTTAAAGAAGGTATCAGTAGGTCATCAGACCTTGCATTACAAAATGCTAAAGACCTTGTAGAGATTATCAAATGGAACGAACGTAATGGTTTCAAACTATTCCGTATGTCGTCTGACTTAGTTCCATGGGCTAGTGAGTTCAAGTTATCAGATATGCCAGACTATACTAAGTTTAGTAATGTACTCAAGGGTGCAGGTACTTTAGCTAAGTCGTATGGTCAACGTATCACTTCACATCCTGGCCCATTCAATGTATTGGTGTCACCTAATGATAGAGTTGTAGATAACACGATTAGAGACCTTTCAATACACGGAGAACACTTTGACCTTATGGGGTTAGAGAGAAGTCATCAGAACCCTATTAACATCCATTGTAATGGTGTCTATGGTGATAAGATGTCTGCTATGAATCGTTTCATCACAAACTTCAAGAGATTGCCTGAGTCAGTCCAATCACGATTGGTTGTTGAGAACGATGACAAAGCAAGTATGTACTCAGTCAAAGACCTTATGTACCTACACGAACATATTGGTATTCCGATTACGTTTGACTATCACCACCACAAATTCAATACCGGTGGGTTGTCTGAACAAGAAGCACTTGAGTTGGCTATGTCAACGTGGGGTGACTACAAACCCTTAGTCCATTACTCTGAATCACGTCTATTGGAACAAGAAGGTGTAAAAGCACAAGCACATTCTGATTTTATCTATTCTGAAATCAATACATATGGTCATTCTTTAGACATTGAGGTCGAGGCTAAGATGAAGGAGTTGACTGTGTTAGATTATCTTTCCAATTTTGGTACACATCCAAAAGGGCATAGTATGGGGAAAGCTTGATTTAATTAATTTATTAATTATTTTCCTGATATTTATACCTATCAGGTGGTTAACTTGGCTTGAGCTGCTTAGCGAAAACGTAGTTTAATAATAAGTACAACTCCTGAAGTTAGTAAAACCAATTTGTGGAAAAATAAATGAAAAAACTTTTTAATAGGAAGAATATGTTCATACTTCTAATGACTATCAGTACATTAGGGTTAGCTATTTCAGCTGCATATTATTCAGTATTTGGATTGAGTTCACTGTTTGCTGGTGCTAGAACTGAGGTAATAATAATGGCGGGTTCATTAGAGTTTTCTAAACTTATAATAGCATCATACTTACATAACAATTGGAAGACTGCTGGTTGGATGAAGTGGTATCTTACCTTAGCAGTTGGTGTATTAATGGTAATCACCTCAGCAGGTATCTATGGATTCTTAACATCAGCATATCAAAAGACTGCTGACCAATTAGGTGTATTGGATAAGCAAGTTCAAGTAATTGATTTAAAGAAGGGAAGATTCCAAGAACAATTGGATTACTTTAATATAGAAAAGAATCAGTTATCGGAATCAATTACGGAACTACGTAATGGGCTATCTAATAATGTAGTACAATATCGTGATAAAGAAACTGGTCAGATTATAACAACAACGTCATCATCTCAACGTAGAGCTTTGGAACGTCAATTAGCATCAGCAGTTGAATCACGTGATGGTATATCTATAAAAATTGAGGTATTGACCGATTCAATTACATCACTTGATTTAAAAGTATTGGATTTGGAATCTAATAATGAAGTAGCTGCCGAAGTCGGACCATTGAGATATATGTCCGCAATAACCGGCCGACCTATGAATGTGATTGTGAATTGGTTTACATTACTTATAGTATTTGTATTTGACCCACTTGCTATTTCAATGGTAATAGCATTAAACAAGTTAACATCTAAACCTACTGATGTAAAACTACCAATCTCTGAAGAGGAAGAGTCAGACGAAGTTATCGATGATGTTATTGTGCCAGAACTTACCAAAGTACCAGTTGTACCAAAGACTGAACCAATTGAAAAGGAAGATGTAACATTTATCCCAACGGATGATGATGCTAGAAAATTATATGGTGAGAATCGTAAATCCAATTCAAAGACTAAACATATATACAAAAACGCATCTACTAAATAAATTTGTGTATGTCAATATTTTTTTGTATATTGTATATAAATAAACAAGTTATAAACTAATGGATGAACTATACAACACAACACCAACCTCTGCTGGAGTTAATTTAAGTTATCATGATACGGATAACTCTAAAGATGGCCATAAAAGTTTTTATCGTGAATTCGATTATGGTATAGACACCACGGACAATGTTATCTTAATACAAGATGAAATATCAAGTGGGTTAACATTTGACATTGTATCTAAGGTCAGATTACTTCTGAAGATAAATGGTGATATCAATACTATTAATATATTACTCAACTCTCCTGGTGGGGATGTAATCGAAACTTTAGCTTTGATAGATTACATGAAGTCTCAAGAAGCTCAAGGTATTAAGTTTAATATCATCGTAAGAGGGTCAGCTATGTCAGCAGCAGCACTTCTACTTACTTGTGGTACTGGTCTACGGGCTGCATCTAAACACTCTAAGATTATGGTACATCAATTATCAACAGTCGCAGTAGGTAAGTTGAGTGATGTTAAATCAAACGCACGATTCTCTGAAGAGTTAGAGAATGATTGTAATCAACTTATGGCTGAAAATTCTAAAATGGACAAAGAGTATTGGGAAGGTATATCTTCTTCAGACTACTTTATGTCAGCAGAAAAAGCACTTGAGTGTGGTATCATCGATAAAATAATTTAAAATAATATGTTAGACTTTTTCACAGCAGAAGAACTCGTAGAGAACTACGAGAAGTTCCGTAAACTAATTAACAAAACATTTGAAGGTGACCGATTAGAGGCACTTAATAAAATGTACGACCACTTCGAAGAACGTATGATTTATACACCAGCATCTTCGGTAGAACATTACCACAATGCATTTCCAGGTGGATACATCGACCACGTTCTTAGGGTAACACGTAATGCTTTAAAAGTATACGACCTTTATTCTGAGTTAGGTGGTGTTGGTGATTATAGTAGAGAAAGTCTAATATTCACAGCACTACACCACGACCTTGGTAAGTTGGGTACGCCTGAGTTGGATTACTATGTTAAGAATGATTCCGAATGGCACATAAAGAATCAAGGTAAGATTTACAAAACAAATTCAGACATCCATTGGATGAATCTAAACGATAGAACATTCTATCTACTAAACTACTTTGGTATTCAATGTACCCAAGAAGAATGGATTGGTATTAAACTTACTGATGGGTTGTATGACGAGAATAACAAAGAGTATTTTATCAAGTACAATAAAGATGACGCATTAAAAACATCGATGCCATACGTAATGCATACCGCTGACTTATTCGCTGCAAGATACGAGAATGAGAGATGGATGAAAGAAATGAATCCAATAAAGTCTACACGGAAGTCAACTATTGGTAGACCTAAGAAGGGGAATTTAGGTGACGCTTTTACTAATAGTAATACTGATACTAAAAGTGTATTCGACGCGTTTAAAGGAATTATAGAGGAGTAATATGATTATAACAATTATTATATTATCAATAACAACAATCGTATTTTTATTTAGTACGATAAACCTTCTTCGTAAGAACGAAGCATACGAAGATGTTGTGGAAGAGCAGGAGATAGTAATATCAGACACCGCAAATAGAATTGATGATTCTATGGCTAAGATGAAAGAGATTGATAAGTTAGGTTCTTTTGAAGCAGATGATGAGACTGGATTTATCTTTAAGAATTTGTATGAAGTAATTGAGCAATTAGAAAAGTACTATGGGTCGAAAGAGGAAGAATAAAAGATATTTTAATAAAATAAATGAGATTGCAATCAACGCATATAACAATTGTGATGACCAGCGACTAAAGAATAAAATATACAATCGGTTTATTCATTACCCATTTGATAAACTTGCAGAGAATGTAATACATACTTACAAGACTTATTATTTTGAAGTTCCATACGAAGATGTTAAAGCAAATGTAGTAGCATTCTTAAATGAGAAGATTCATAAGTTCAATGGAGACAATGGTAGAGCGTTCTCATACTTTACTGTAATAGCACGTAACTATTTGTTCAATGAAAACAATGCTAATTATGCTCGTATGAAAATGAGAGATGGTGTTGAAGTCATAGACTCGTCACGTGATATTGTAAATGAGGTATTCGATAAACGACAAATGGAAGCTCTAAAAGATTTCATGGATTACTATGTAATGTACATGGATAGTAATATTCTTACAATATTCAATAAAGAACGGGACCAAAAGATAGCAGATTCGCTTACTGAATTATTTAGAACACGTGATAACCTATATTCTTACAATAAAAAGGCTCTCTATATACTTATTAGGGAGAGAACTGGAGTTCAGACTCAATACATCACACGTGTGGTAGGTAAGATGAAGGTTATATACAAAGAACTATATATCGATTTTATGAAAGGTGATATATTACCAGTAACACATCGAGTGGAGGAATTTAATGGATAAGGATACTGAATTATTTAAAGGTAAGTCTTTCTCGGATATTATGTCAGACATATATTCCAATCAAAAAAAGAAAGACCGCCAAATCAAACTACTGATTGCTCAACTCGAACCAATGGTTAAGAGTTTGGGTGATGCATCAGTAGTTGTACCTTTGATAAAAGAATACTTAGATATATCAGTTCGTAATGACGATGCTTTAATTAAATTAGCAGCAATCGTCCAACGTATGATGAAGGACAACAATTCGGGCTCAGATGGTGGTATGTTATTATCACCAGAGGAGAAGAGACAATTGATGGATGCTATTGATGAGGTTGAGAAAGACCTACCTAAAGACGATGGGGGTGATGAATGAAATATGCACAAGTATTAGAAGTATATTTAGATGATGATAACCCCAACGGACCCTACTCAATACAAGCTTCTCTAAAAGAATCAAATACAAGTAAACGTATTTTAGCTAAGCCATTAAGTATACTTAGTAAAACTATTCCTGTTGTTGGTGAGTATGTATGTATACAAAAAGCACCTTCTGATTTCATATCTGCTACGGGTGGTGGTGCTACTGTATTTTATTACTCACATCCGGTTTCATTACAAGGTAATGTAAATAATAATATATTAGAAAACGCAACCAGACTTGAAGGAAGTACGATTGGTGGTGATTATAATATTACCTCAGCCGGAGTTCCGAACACATCAGGCCCTTCTAAATCCGACCCTAAGAATAAAGAGTTCAAAATAGTATCAAACCTATCACAATTACAACCATACTCAGGTGATATTATACATGAGGGTAGGTTTGGCCAATCAATTCGATTTGGGTATACTCCACAAAATTCAGATTCTAAGATTAAACCATCTTGGACCTCAACTACACCCGAATCACCAATCACTATTATTCGTAATGGCGCTGGTAACTCAAATGGGTATAATAAATTTGTTATAGAAGATATCAATGATGACGACTCATCTATATACTTAGCTTCTAAACAAAAGGTTGGAATTAAGTCGTCAAATAACTTTACGTTAGGAGTTACACCCACATCTCTATATACTAAACCACAAATAGTATTAAACTCGGACCGACTCGTTCTAAATTCAAAAAAAGACTCAGTTCTAATCAGTGGTGCTAAATCGGTAAATGTATCAACGTCCAATTGGAAAGCTGATATGGATGTCATATTCAGTCAGTTGGAATCAATCACCGATGCACTATTACAGTTAGCACCCCAACTAACTGCGGCTGCCAATACTGGTGGGCCAGTCCCATCACTAACGGCCGGTGGTCCTCAATTGTTATCTACGATTACTCAAGTAAAAACTCAGTTAACATTAATGAAACAATAATTATATATAAACATATTTATTATCATGGATACAAAGAAACTAATTAAGGCAATTCAACTCATCATTAAAGAAGAGGTAAAGAAGGAAGTCTCTAAACGTGAGAAGTCTTTACGAGCTTCTATTATAAAAGAGATAAAGCAATCACAACCAAACGTTGTTGATAAAGACCCGCTTGATGTAGACCACGTATTTGAATCTAATACTAAAATAAATAAATCATTTACCGGCAACGCAACGTTAAATGATATGTTAAACGAAACCGCTGATAGTGGTGAGTGGAGAAGTATTAATTCAAATGGAGTTGGTGGTGGTATGTTTGATGCATCACAAGCACAGGCGTTCGCTGGTGGTATGGGTCAACAACCACAAGTGTTACAAAACGCAGATGGTAGAACAATACCAACTAATCAGCTACAACAAACTGACGCAGGTAAAGCGGTAGTTGACGCACTAACACGTGACTACTCAGGTTTAATGAAACATATAAATAATAAGAAGGGTAGCTAATGGCATCCCGTAATGAATTTAGTATCAATCCTTTAGACTTAAAAAGGAATAAGGCAGTTGGAGTTTTGTTACCATTGGGTGGTAGTCCATTATTTAAACTATCATATACAACTGAAGAGCAGGCTATATCTAATCTTAAAAACTTGATTTTAACAAGAAAGGGTGAACGTCATCTTCAACCAACATTTGGTTCCGATGTATACTCATTGTTATTTGAACAAATGACAGAAGACTTAGCAGATGATTTGGAAAGTTCACTACGAGATGATATTAAATTCTGGCTTCCATATATTATTATAGATAGTATACGAGTAATTACCAACGAAGATAATAATAGAGTAAACATAAATTTAGTAGTTAAGGTAACTGACCGTGGGGCAAACACAAAAATAACAATTCTTGTTTCAGAGCAAGGTAATATATCTATTGTTTAAGGATAAGACATGGCTGATAAAATAAAAAAAGATGTAAATTTAATAGGTAGAGACTTCGGTGATATCCGTAAGAATCTAATTGACTTTACTAAAACATATTTCCCAAATACCTATAATGATTTTAATGAATCATCTCCTGGTATGATGTTTATGGAAATGGCGGCATATGTGGGTGATGTACTTTCATATTATACCGATGTTCAATTAAGAGAATCTGTTTTAGAAGAAGCTCAAGAAAAGTCTAATGTATTTACAATAGCACAATCATTTGGGTATAAGCCAAAGTTAAATGTACCAGCAACAACCGATATGACTGTGTATCAGATATTACCTGCGATGGGTAGTGGTGATAATGTTAAGCCAAACTTTGACTACGCATTAACCTTAAAAGAAGGTATGGTCATTGGTTCAACTGAAAGTCCCAACGTTGAATTTACTACTATAAATAAAGTAAGATTTGCACAATCATCTTCATTCGACCCCACTGACGTTTCGGTTTATCAAATTGACGAAACAACAAACGAACCTATCTATTATTTATTAAAAAAATATGTTAAAGCAGTTAGTGGTAAAAGTGAAACATCTACATTTAACTTTGGTTCTCCAAAACCTTACGATAAAATAAAAATAGAAGCGGATGGTTTGATTGATGTAATAAGCATCATGGATGATGATGGTGATGAGTGGACTAAGGTTGAGTATCTAGCACAAGACACTGTGTTTGAAGAATTACCAAACACTACCGATTACTCATTAGCCATGGCTGCTTACGCAAATGAGACACCATCATTACTTAAACTAAAAAGAGTACCCAAACGTTACATTACACGTATAACTGACGATGGTACACTCGACATTCAATTTGGAGCAGGGGTATCATCAAATTCAGACGAAGAGATACTTCCAAATCCGGATAACGTTGGCTCCGCACTATATCCCGCAAGTGGTGACCTTGACCAAGGGGTTGACCCATCAAACTTTATGTACGCTAAAACATATGGTGTAGCTCCAGCTAATACCGAATTAACTGTTACATACCGAATAGGTAATGGTGTTTCTGATAACGTTCCATCTTCTGATTTAACAACGATTGTAGAACGTGTAATTGAAACTGATGGTAGTAGGTTGGTTGGTGATGTTTTTAATGTAGTTAAAAACTCAATAGCAGTAACGAACGAAGTAGCAGCAACTGGCGCCCAATTTGAAGAAGAGATTGAGCAGGTACGTAACAACGCTCTTGCATATTTTAGAGCACAAAATAGAGCCGTAACCAGAGAAGACTACTTACTTAGAGCGTACGCATTACCACCACAATTTGGTTCGGTAGCAAAAGCATATGCTGCACCTGACTTCCAAATCAATACTTTATTGGATGATGGTCCGGACCCAATTCCAAATCCATTAGCAATTAACTTCTATACATTAGGATATGATTCTAAGAAAAAGCTTACTCAGTTAAACAATGCTACAAAGCAAAACTTACAAAACTATTTGTCTTACTATCGTATATTAACTGATGCTGTAAATATTAAAAATGCATACATCGTAAATATTGGTATCAACTTCGAAATAATAGTATTACCAAATTACAATTCAAATGAGGTTCTCTTAAAATGTATCAACACATTAAAAGAATTATTCAAAATCGAACGTATGGCTATTAACAAACCGATAAATCTAACTGACTTATATGTTAGCTTGGATGGAGTTGATGGTGTTCAATCGGTAGTCAGACCTAATAAAGAAGATGAGGGTGGGTTACAAATTATAAATAAATTTGGCGGAACTTATTCTGATAATAAATATAGTACAAAAGAAGCTACCAGAAATGGTATAGTGTATCCACCAAAAGACCCAACTTGTTTTGAAATAAAATATCCTGACGTAGACATCGTAGGTAAAGTTGTATCATTATTTTAAAAGGTAGAAGATGATTTATAGAATATATCCAAAAAAAGACGCAACCATATACGAAGACTCCGCTCGTAAAAATCAAAACACGGGTAAGGATGAGATTCTTGAAATCGGTAAGTTTTACGATACTGATAACACCTCTTTATTGGGTAATAGTAGAGCACTCATTGAATTTGATTTAAAAGAAATATCATCTTCAATAGCCAATGGGGACATCACATCACCACAATATAGATTGAGAGTTGAGAATATTGAAAGTCGTGAAATTCAATCTGAATACGACTTATTTGTATATCCGTTATATGAGGGGTTTACCGAAGGACTTGGTTCTCAAGATGACAAACCACACAATGAATCAGATGTTAGTTGGGTAACACGAAGTTTATCAGAAGGGTGGGATATATTGAATTCCACAGTTGGTAAGCCAGTTGACCCATCATTAATTCCAGCACTTGAAACTTACTACAACTTTAATTCAAATGCAGGTAACTTTGAGTTAGTTGAACCAATACTTGGTACTGATGGTAGTTCACCATCATTACAAGCAATCGATGGGGCATTGGTGTTATCGGCATCCAACTATGGTGGTGGAACTGCCGCTCTATCCTCATCATTGGATGAAGGTAAAGTCTACACAATATCATTTGACGCAAAGCAATTGTCGTTATCTGGAATTGATTTTAGAGTATATAAGCCAGATGGTTCATATTATGATGATAGTGAAGTTAGTGGTTATTTTGATTCATTATTGGGTAGTAAATCATATGAGATGTCATTCACAGGCTCGGCTGCTGTAAATGGTAATAAGATACATAAAGTCTTATTTACATTCTTTGATGATAATGGTAGTAACGGGTCGGATGGTCAGCTTGATAACTTCTTCGTATACAGTAATGTAGAGAATGATGTAATATTTCTTGACCAATTCAATATAGATGGTGACCTACCATCTACGTATGTTGTAAATGACATTATTTTAAGTGAACACCAATCTAAACAAATCACCACTATTAAAGATGGTGTACTGATAATGTCAGCGTCAAATTTCGGTGGTGCTACATTAAATCGTAAAGCAACATTACAAGACACACTAATATACACAGCAAGTTTTAGTATAGATCCAGGAACAATACATACAAGTTCAGCTGATGGGTCTCCATCCGGTATTGTATTTAGTATTCAAGAACCTGATGGTAGGCTTTTAGACTCGTCTGAATATTTACAAAACTCATATGTATCAAACTTAACATCGTCAAACGATGTCACGGTATTTTTTAAAGCACAACAGGATGGGAATCACAACTTTAGATTTACATTCTTTGGTAGTGGTAGTGGTGATTTTAGTGGGTCTTTAGATAATTTCTCACTCAAAACCCCAAATGTATTAACGTCTTCATATTATACTGATTTTAAATACGATGCGCACTGGATTTCTAATCAAGGTGGTGGTACATGGTTTACTTCATCATTCAACACAGGTAAACATTACTACCAATCTTTTGATAAGTACACGTCTAATTTGGATGTCGAAGTAACTGATTATGTAAATGATTGGTTGGATGGTACACGAACCAATAATGGTTTCATTGTTAAAAAATCTAAAACGGATGAACAATCAACAACTAAGTTTGGTTCAATCAAATTCTTCTCGTCAGATACCAACACAATCTATCCACCGGTATTAGAAGTAAGATGGGATGGTGATTCATTCGATACGGGTGCACTATCCGCGCTGAGTGGTGATGATATCATACTATATGTTAAGAATTTGTCAACTGAGTATAAAGAAAGTTCCAAAGCCAAGATTAGAGTCTATGGTAGAGAACGTTTTCCGGCACGTACATTTTCATCAACATCAAATTACAAATTGGTTAAATACCTACCAGCTACCTCATACTACTCGGTAGTTGATGCTGAAACAGAACAGGTAATTATTCCGTTCGACACTACTTATACTAAGGTGGGTTGTGACTCCGAAGGTAACTATTTTAACTTTTGGTTTAATGGACTTCAACCGGAACGATTCTATAAGTTTATATTTAGGGTAGACCAGAATAGTACAACAAAATATTATGATGATAACTTCTATTTTAAGGTGGTTAGATAATGAATAAACGTGGCGTAAGACGTAATGGTAGAGGTCAGATAATCTCATACGAGATTGATGGCGCATCCGATTCTAATGTAGATTCACAAATATATGGTGATGTTACACTTACATCGGATGATAATAATTATAGTAGTACTATAAAGCATGACTTGATACAAAGGTCAAGTCGGCCATTTTTTAATTCAGACCAGCAGCCAATATCTGTTTCGTATGAAACGTATACTGATGTTGAATTTTCTGATGAGTTTATAAATGAAGTAGATATTAAGGAACCACGTGATGTGTTTGCTGTATTTACGTTCCAATCTTTAGTAAGAAATATAAATGAAGGTGTGGTAGGCCCAACGGCAGGTCCAACCGGCCCACAAGGTACGACAGGTCCAACAACAGGTTTTGGTTCAACAACTCCAACGACAGGTTTTGGCTCAACCGGTCCAGGCCGACCATCCCCAACACCGTCACCAAGCGGACCTTCGGGTGGTGGATTTAAAGGCGGACTATAATATATGTCATTGGATAGATTTAAAAATAAAGAAGAAGTTGTTGGGTTCGTTCCAACCTATGGAAACACATTTAACGATGGTGTCGATGGTACTCTTAGACCATTAACTGTAAATGATGTTGATGGTACACTTGCGCCCGGAGTTTTATCAAAACTCAGACCCAACATGGAACGTCATGTATATTCTGGTGAAAACTTATTAAAGTCAACATACAAACTACCAATACCATATTCTGAAAATGGTAACACGTATCCACTAATAACATTACAGCCTGAGAAAGATATCCGTGATGATGGATACTTACAAGGAGTTTATAGTATAGTTTACAACTTCATGCATAAATTAAATGATGGTGTAAAAGTTAAAGCTATTGGTGGTGATAGGACTGAAGTATTACTTACTGTAAAAGACCCATACCAAATTTCGGAAGCGTCTATCATTAATGGGAACGTGGGTTCAAGTATTAACAAGCCAGTTATCACTTCTAATGGAAATCCGGTGGTTGCCAATGCATTGTCAGCGAAATCACTCATGACCGCGTTTCAGTTACCATCCGGACCTATTAATATCAACCCCAATCCACTTCCTCGTGATTTTGAAACACTAAAAGACTTATACTTCCAGCGAGCAAACACTGATTCTACCTTTACACAAAATAGACCTGACTTTGTATTGAACTTAGGTGATAACAATATAATTGATATTGCAAGTGTGTATTTTGACCAAACACGTGTAGGGTTAGAGTTGACTGAGAAATCATATCCAAATCGTGGTGGTAGATATAACCACGATGGTGGTGGTTTGATTTCAACCACGTATGTACCATTCGATAGACTATCAGAAAAGTTAGGTGTATTTACTGAATTTTTAGAAATATACACACCAGCTATCGGTGAACCAACCAAGGTGACTGATGAAAACGGAAATACATTCAATGCTGCTGGGCGCATGACAGGTCGATGGAGAAGATTTTCACTATACTATGATGACAATAACCAACTTCAATGGAATGGGGCTAGAACATTTGACATCAATCAAGGTGACTCTAATTTACCAGCAGTAACCCAAGCCCGAAGTGTAAGGGTTATTGAAACTGGCAAAAAAACTAATACTGATTTAAGTAAACTATACTTAACATACAAAAAATATAATACTGATTTTGCATTTGATGTGAAGGATATTGTTGTTAAGTTAGCATCACCATTACCCGATAATATAGTTGTTAATAATTTAGTAGAATTAGATGCACGTATTAAAGAAAGTTGGGTAGAGAAGTTAGTTATATTTCCAAGTATAGCTAATGTAAGTAGACCTAACTTTTCACAACCCAACTTTGAGTTAGATATGTCTGATGTTAAAAGTGCGGGTGGTACAGAATGGCAGAATTGGAACTCGTTGTTAGACGTAAACGCAACAACGTCACAACAATTAATAAATAAATATTTTAGTGGGTCGTTGGGTTCTATTGACTTAAACATAGACTATTCTGATTTTAAAAATTATGTACATTTTTCATCCGCAACTGAACGTGTAGATAATTTCTTATACAAATTACAGCAAATCGAAGCTTACGATTCACGAATAAACACATTACTTAACGTTAGTGGTTCTGAAGCTATAACCAATATATCTCAATCAATGGTCCGAAGAGATACGTTGATTGGTGGTTTCGATGGATTTGAAAACCACTTGTATTATTCTGAACAACAAAGTAACTATACCCACTGGTCGTCATCAATATATACTATTAAACCATACCCTAAACAATCAACATTTCCTCATGTGTTAAAACCAACTACATCTGTTGAAGGTACAACTTGGTATCAAAACACATACGCTAGCGCATCGTTGTTTGATGAATTTAATGATGCTTCTCTTAGAAATTCGATACCAATTTACCTAAAAGCAGACCCTCGTAATACAGAGTATATCACATTCGTAGATATGATTGGCCAACACTTTGATATTCAGTGGACATATATCAACGCATTAACGAGTATAAATGAACGAGAAGAACACTTCAATGATGGTATGCCTGATGAGGTACTAAAGTCGGTAGCAGACTCTCTTGGGTGGAAATTGTCAACAGGATATTCAGACGTATCTCTTTGGAAATATGCATTGGGTGTTAATGCGGATGGAACTAAATCACAAACCGGTACGTTGGAATCTAAGCCACGTGAGCAAATAACACATGAGATTTGGAGACGTATTGTAAATACAATTCCCATGTTGTACAAGACGAAGGGGACTGCTCGTTCAATTAAAGCACTACTATCCACATACGGAATCCCACAGGCATTCTTGAAGATTCGTGAGTGGGGTGGTCCTACGATATCCACTCGTAAAAGTGTTTATGAGCAAGAACGATTTGTAAACAAACTACAAGCGTCACCATCTAAATATATTTCAAATCCATGGGATGATATACAGTCTGATAGACCAAACTCAATTGAGGTTATTGGTAAAATGCCTAAAGGTAATTATCATATCTTACGATTGAGTGATACATCTGATAATGTAGATTTATTTTGGGACTACTTAAATGAAACCGCAAGGCTTAGGTTACGTGTAAATAGTACTGATATCATATCATCATCATATGTTCCTTATAAAGAACGTAGAGAAGTTGCGATATCTTTGAATTCAAGTTCAATTGACATCAACGCTGCGTGGGTTGATGATTGGGGTGAACTACTCGCAAACCCAACAGCAACATTAAGTGGTGGTAACTCAACATTCAATAGTGTATGGACCTCAACGGGAACAGTTCAAGTACCTGGTCCTACAACGGATACAAATGTAAACTCATATGAGACCGCAAGTATTCAAGAGATTAGATATTTCAGAGATACTATCTCAAATGAAATCATAACCGAACACGCTAAGAATAGAGAAGCATATTTTAGTGATGACAACACAACTGATTTAGATATTGATACTTCATTCGATAAGTTGATGTATCGAATATTTCCAGATAGTGGATTCAAAACCAATAGTGGTTCTATAAGCTCCATACACCCAAATCAAAGATTTACATCATCTGATACTGGATTAGTGTTGTCAGCATCATTAGTAAATATGAAGCCATCTGATTTAGTTGGTGAAGTTGATACTCAGTATGTTACCATACCATCAATGGGTGCATTAAATCTGATGAACAACAAAATTAGAATTGAATCATCTTCATTAAAAGGTCCATTGAGTATAGATAAATCAAATGAGGTATCTCAGTTCGATTATGCTCCAGTTGATTCTAATTTATTAGGTACTTACTTCTCAACAACCGACACTGTAAACTCGGACATATATAATTCTGAGGGATATTTCGAAGCTGATGATTGGGTGGGTGATACTGATAAGAGATATAATGAGGATTACCCATTACTAAAGTATAGAGCTAAGAATTATTTCCAAAAATACACTACGGGTACTTCATTGGATTTGATTATGGATATGTTATCTCGTTATGATATGTCTGTATTCGACCAAATAAAACAACTAATTCCAGCACGTGTGGATTGGCATAAGGGTATATTGATAGAACCTCATGTGTTTGAACGTAATAAGTTTCAGAGAGAACGTGGTGTGTCTATATCTAGCCATTATTATGAAGGTACTATATCAGTAGGTGATGGTATAATTACAGCAAGTAGAAACGATTATGGTTTAAGTAGTGGGTCATCTCGTCCAGATGGGGTTGTGAGTCTATATGATTACGAACCATCTACTTATAAATTTGACATTGCTACTTTGAGTGGGGATACCTACGTAACACGATATAATGGTTATTGGGAGTACTCCCCAACCGGTTCCACTATTTTAGAGGCTCGACCTTCTAAAATATATTTAGAACCAAAATACTTCTTCGCTACTAATGAAGATGCTGTGACAATGACACCGAATTCAACTTCGTTTCATTATACGGATGTACAAGACACTAGACTACCACTTTCATTTCAAAACCTATTTTATAATGGTTGTAAGGTAAGTAGTGATTCGTTAACCACGGATTCACAAGACACACCCGATGGTGGGCCGGTAGTTGAAATAACAAAAGTAGACCCGAACGTTATAGTATTCTCTGGTCAAACTGGAGATGTGTTAGCTAACGAACAAAAAACAAAACCAAAATTAGTTAGTATCATGCCGGCTGACGCATTGATTTCGGTTAAAAAAGAAAACGATAAACTAAAACGACAATTACCATCCGCTGACCTTGAAAGGCAATCGTTAAAACCACTACCATTTGTAGTGAAATTGCCAAAACCTAAGTTTAGATTTAAAGAAAATACAGAAAATAAATTACTAAAAGGTATACTAAAAAGGTTTAATCGGAGATGATATGGTTAAATAAAATAAAAAACCATATTTATATACAAATAATAGGAAAGAGAACATGGGATTTTTAGACAATTCATCAGTAACAGTAGACGCTATTCTGACCAAAAAGGGTAGAGAGTTATTAGCAGAGGGACGTGACAAGTTCCAAATCACCCAATTCGCATTAGCGGATGATGAGGTTGATTACGAACTATGGAATCCAGCACACTCGTTGGGTTCTGACTACTATGGTATCATCATTGAGAATATGCCTGTAATAGAGGCAATCACTGATGAAAACTATGCAATGAAATACAAATTACTTTCATTACCAAAAACGACCACAAGGTTACCATTTATATCAGTGTCACCATCAACTATCACTTTAGATGAAGGTGTAAACAATACTATCATGTCGGTGGTAACTAAAAATGGTGGTAACGAAAACTTAGGTTATACAGCAATTCTACTTAACAAAGATGCTGGTAGTATTAGTGGTAATGCTGGTGTTCCTGGAAACATAACTCCAATCATAAATGTTGGTACATACAATACCAATCAATCACAAACTGTTGTGGGTAAAAATCAATTTACATTCCAATCGGCGGCTAATCTACCAAACGATACCGCAATTTCAACTCGTGTAGTTATCATAGGTAATGAAACTGGTGGTAGAACTGAGATTGACATAACTGTTAATCCGGTGACTGACGCACAAACAGCAGTAGTGGTTGTAAATAATAATTTAGCTTAAAAAATAGGATAATAAAATGGCAGTACAATCGATAGGTAATACAGGTGGTGGAGGTGGTGGCAACCGCGGAAACCAAGGACCATCTGCTGGCCCAAGCGGTACATCAGGTGGTAATAGGGGTGGTTCTCAAAGACCTTCTATTAGTAGGGGAAATCTTCCTGGTCTTGCTCAAGCAGAAACTCTTGCTCAAATTCAAGCAATAGATACAGTAGAAAACCAAACTCCGGTAATCCCTGCAGGTGCATATGATTATGGTAGTGGTAAAGTATATACTGCTTTTACTGTCGAAGACATTGTAGAGGGAAATACACAAAGAATCACACGTGGTTTATGGAGTGGTAAGGTCGGTGAACTAATAACATTCGCTACCTCATCGTTTCAATCGGATACTCAAAAACAATACTACCATGAGATATATAATGGAGACCCAACGGATTCAACGAAAGAATCTCAGTTCTCAGTTGCATATGGGCACTACGCTGGTAGTGGTTCATCTAATGATGGTTCTAATGAAGATTCACCATCAAACGCAATGTACTCACAATTTCAACAAGTATTGTTACCATCTAACCAAACACGATTTACATTTAACGATGTAACTCAAGATGACGTTTACATCCTAACAATTAATAGAGCCAGAATTAAAGATAAATTAGATCCTGGAAATTGGGAACTTGTATTATCGGGTTCTAATGGTGAGACCCTTAGACTTATTGATAATAGTGGTGACACTAATCAATTAGGAAACTCAAACAAAAATAAATACAACATCGTATCGGGTTCTTTAACTGATGGTGTACTTACCGAGGATGAGGTCTTTGGAGAAGTATATCCTCAATTTGGTGTAATTGTATTATCAGCCGCAGCATTAGACGCTTCAGCATCATTTGGTACTATCAGAACAACTAACACTGATGCACAAAACCATAATAAATTGTTTACAGCAATTAGTGGAGCTGCATTTGAGAATCCAGCAAACGGATTCCAAGCTAGAAGTGAAGAAGAAGTTAAATCAACATTCTTCTTTGTTAGAGCTAAAAATGGTGAATATAATTACTCAAACAACCCATCGTATGTTACGGGTTCAGTTGGTAAGTTAAGACAACAAACATTTGTAGGTGACCCTAAGTCATACATTACTTCAGTTGGGTTGTATAACAATGACAATGAACTTTTAGCAATTGCAAAGTTATCTAAACCTTTATTGAAATCATTCTCTAATGAAATTCTGATTAAGGTTAAGCTAGACTTTTAACGATGGTCACTCATGGGAATAGCATTAAAAAAAATATTCAATGGTGGTATTCAGAGAAGACCATTTAAAGCTCATAAAAGATATGAAGTTACGAATGTAAACCACTCATCATCTTTTGAGATTTCTGTACTTAGGGGTATTTCGGATAATGGTACATTAACCGAAGTATCAACGTCAGTGTCGGGTGAAATTGGTGTAGATACATTTTTGACATCATCTCATGGTGTAACTGATGAATTAAATTCTATACCACAATATATTGTATGGAATTCAATAAACTCCACATTCTTTAAAAGAAGAACTGATATTAAACTATACGATACAGCTTCAATAGTATCGATTCCACAAAATAAATTTGGTGATGGTATAAAGCCGGGTTCTATTTCTATTATTGACAACTCAAATTACCCAGCATCGGCTATACGACTTTATGACCAAAAAGTTGATGATGAATATGGATTACTAATCGCAAGTGAACAAACTGGATCGTCATATATTAAGTCAACCGATACTTTAGTTTATTTGGATTTTGAATCAGACACAAGTGATAAATCTAACTTTGTAAATAGAATTGTGTAATGGGTGTATTTAAAATAAACATAACAAATGATTCAGCTAATACCAAAGTTACAAGTGGAGCAAGCCCTTTTACATCTGCGATAGTAACCAAAGAGGTATCAAATGGTATCAATGGTACTATATTATATCTGACATTTTACGTTCACCCAAATTCAGATTACTACTTTGACAACTTCACCGACTTAACCTATACAATTGGTGGTACTGGTTATACAGCCGCAAGTAATGGTTCTGTATATAGTTCTGGCAATACATCATTGTCAGTATCTATGGTAAATGGGTCTATACGAGTTGATGGTATTCACCAAATTGAGCCTGGAGTAACATTAAACCTAACTTTAGGTGGTGGTGCAATATCATTATCATCAGACCCACCATCCGATGGAGATTCTATTGCAGCTGGCAGTGATTCGGCTATCTCGTCAAATCCGGTATCTGGTATTGGTAACACATATAACTTTGAACAAACACGTAGTATTCAAATCAAACATCAAAGTCATTTTAATATATTAAATAAAAATGATGATTGGGCAGTTTCATTTGGAGCAACCATCCCACCATCACAATCAATTGCAGGTAGACGAGAGTTTAGCTTAGTTCAAAAACGAAATACACTATCCACCATAGGTGATGATGGATTGGAGACCACAAAAGCCGATGGGTCTGGTCAGTACCCATTTGACATATCATTCTACTCAGAAAACCACCCAACAAGTCCTGGTCATATATTTGTAAAAGCCTCAGATGGTAATATTACAATGAACTTTTCCTCATCCACAGCATACGCTGATGGAACACATCACAAATATGTACTCAATAAAAAAGACGACCTCATCTACTTATACGTTGATGGTATTGTTGACACATCAGCATCTTATTCGTTTAAGACAAATGTAAACAATGATAGGGATATACTTATAGGCAGTCGTGATGTTGAAAATACTGAAGCAAACTTTAGTGGTTCTATATCACAATTTAGAATATCAAAAACCGCATTAACTGATGATAATATAATATCGCTAGCAGATACTTCTCCAAGTGGGTCTGCTCTACAAAGAAAAGAAGTGGGTTATGTATTTTATAAACAAGGTATGATTATTACGTCAGACCCAAGGTATAGATATCAGAATATATTTTTAGGAAATAACAATGGTGATTATACAAATCGTGATTATGAATTAAAGTATAGGTCTACTAAAACAATCGAAGAAGTTTCTGTATTATGTGAGATAAATAGAAACGAATACAATGTGTCATCAAACCCATCGCTTCGAGTTGGCGGCACCGCTGATGATAACCGATTAATAAATATGGTCACAGGTTCAGACTTTAGACCATACATTACTCAGCTTGGATTATATAACGACACTGGTGACTTATTAGCAATAGCAAAGTTAGGTTCACCATTGAAAAAGAGACAAGACGTTGACGTGACAATCAACGTTAAATTTGATATAGACTAAAAAGTTATGGCAAAAGGAAATTGGTCCCACATCCAAAAGATGAAGGGTCATAAAAGTGGTTTGGAGACTCGTATAGATGAGCAACTTAAATTACAAGGTATTGATGGTGAGTACGAGAAGCATGAATTCGGATATACAATTCCAGCAACTAATCATACTTACAAACCAGACTTTAGATTACCTAATGGTATATTCATAGAGTCGAAGGGGTGGTTCTTGCCCGATGATAGGAAGAAACATCTTTTAATCAAAGAGCAAAATCCTAACGTTGATTTACGATTCGTTTTACAATCTCCCAATGGTAAAATTTACAAAGGTTCAAAGACCACTTACGCACAATGGTGTGAGAAGAATGGATTCAAATGGGCCAAGAAAGAAATACCCCAAGAGTGGATTGATGAAAAACCTTCCGCTGATTTCTTTGATTATTCAAAATAATTTCGTATATTAGTAGTTATGGAAGAAAGACTACTTGAATTATTAGAGTCCGTACTTGGGTCATCCAAGAAAACGAGTGGGGATAATTATGCATTCTATTCACCATTTGTTGACCATTACAAACCAAAGTTAGAGATTAATATACGAATTAATTCTAAAGGAAACAACCCGTGGCATTGTTGGATTTCTGATGAGAAGGGTAGAAGTATCAAGACACTCTTCAAGAAACTTCGCGTATCCAAGTCAACTTGGGATGAGTACAACTCGATATTCAGTAAGGTAAATCGTTATAGAAGTGAATACGATAATGTAGACGTTGTAGAGCAAGTAGAGCTTCCCAAAGAATTCCAACCACTTTATAACCCATCAAACTCTTACAAACGGAAACACGCACTAAACTATTTGTTAGGTCGTGGTGTTAGGCCTGAAGACATTGTAAAGTATAATATTGGGTTTTGTGATGAGGGTGAATATAGAGATAAGATTATAATTCCATCGTATGATGAACGTGGTAAATTAAACTTCTTTGTTGGTAGGTCATTCTATCAGACTCAATACAAACATAAAAACCCAAAGGTATCTAAGGACATTGTGGGTTTTGAATTACTTATCAATTGGGATACACCACTGGTGTTATGTGAAGGTGCATTTGATGCATTATCAATACGAAGAAACGCAATACCATTATTTGGTAAAGCTATACAATCTGAATTAGAGAAGAAAATAATTGGAAATAAAGTAAAAAAGTTGTATATTGTATTAGATTCAGATGCTATAAAGAATGCTCTGCGTCTTACAAAGAAGTTTATGTCGTATGGAATTGAGACTCACCTTGTAGACTTAGGTGACCAAGACCCATCAGATATGGGCTATGAAAATGTTAATGAATTAATTTATAATACTCCACCAATGGACCTTAGAAAGTTGGTTGAGTATGAACTATATAGAGTATGAAACGACTCAAAAAAATTAAAGTCGGTATAGAAAAGGTAAACAAAGTTTATCATATCGCAGATGTACATATAAGAAACCTCAAGCGACACAAAGAGTATCGTGATGTATTTTCCCAACTTTATGGATATATTCTATCCACAATGGATGAAAATGACATCATATACATTGCAGGTGATATTGTTCATGCTAAGACTGATATGTCACCCGAAGTGGTAGACTTGACTCAAGAGTTCTTTACTCGATTAGCAGACTTACTACCAACAATTGTCATTCCTGGTAATCACGATGCTAATCTAAACAACACGTCAAGGTTGGATGCATTGTCACCAATTATTAACGCATTGAAACACCCAAACCTATTCTACCTAAAAGATACAGGTGCTTGGTCATTGGGTGACCTCACAATAGTACACCAATCAGTTTGGGATAAGTCTCCAGGATTTCCACCATCGGTTGATTACAAAGGTGATACTAAGATTGCAGTATTTCATGGACCGGTTGATAAGATTGAGACTGAACATGGATTTGCTATCGAGAATAAGAACATCAATGTAGGAAACTTTGATGGGTATGATATGGTGATGTTGGGTGATATCCATAAACCAAATAATGCAGTTCAAGGTGTTGATACAATAAAGTACGCAGGTTCACTTATAGTTCAGAATCATGGTGAGGCAAAATATCCAGACCATGGTATTTTAGTTTGGGATGTTCTAACTCGTACAAGTGAGTTTGTAAGAATTCCAAATGACTATGGTTATGTAACCGTTGATATTGAAGAGGGTAAGATTGTATCAAGTATGCCAATTCCTCAAAAACCACGAATGAGAGTTCGTGTAAAAGATACTAAGGCATCTGAACTAAACAAGATTATAGCAGACTTAAAGAAGGGTAGGCAGGTTCAAGAATTAACGATACAAAAAGTAATTACTCGTAAAAGTGGTAGTGATAGTGAAAAGATTGTTCTTCAGAATGTACGTGATACTGCTTTCCAAAATAAATTGATTGAAGATTTCTTAAATGAAAACGAACACCTCACCGAACAGCAACTTGAAGTTGTTAAAGGTATTAATAACGACATCAACTCAAAGTTGGGAATCCACCGAGCAATTACCAACACCACTTGGATACCAAAGAAGTTTGAATTCTCGAATATGTTCTCGTATGGTCCTAACAATGTTGTAGACTTTAGTCAAATGAAAGGAGCATATGGTATCTTTGCTCCAAACGCAAGTGGTAAATCAACCTTATGGGATGCTCTTTCATTTTGTATATTCGATAAATGTTCTCGTACTTCTAAAGCAGAAGACGTTATGAACTATTCTAAGATGTCATTTAATTGTTCATTTACTTTTGAATTAAATGGTGTTGATTATACAATTGAACGTACCGCAAAAAAATCACCAAAGCGTGGTACTGTGAAGGTTAATACTGACTTTTATAGAATTATAGATGGTCAGAAAGAATCTTTAAATGGTGAACAGCGTAGAGATACAAATGTAAATATAAGAGAATATGTTGGAACATACGAGGATTTCATCCTTACAGCCATGTCAACCCAATCGAACAATAGTGGGTTCATCGAAAAGTCTCAGAAGGAACGAAAAGAACTCCTCGCCCAATTCTTGGACATGGATGTCTTTGAAGGGTTATACCAAATCGCAAGTGAGGAGATTAAAGAATTATCAGCTCTTTTAAAAGATTACAAAAACCAAGACCTACCAACACAACTTGCAGAGGCAGAAGATACATTGACATCAATTACTGGCTCATTGACCGACCTACAAGATAGACGTTCGGAGTTGGAGACAAAATGTGATAACACAAACATTAAAATAGAATTTGAAATGGGCGCACTCAAGCCTGTTGAAGATTTAGGTGATGTTTCTGATTTAGAAGATAAGCTCGAACTACAACAAGAGTACATTAACAAACAACAAATGTCATGTGATGGGGTATCGGTATCTATTAAAAAAACAAATACTGATATAAAGAATATTCAGTCTAAACTATCTAAGTTTAACGAGAGTGAATTAATTGAGTCAGATAAACAATACAAGATACTCGATAATAAATTTAATCAGATGGGTGTTGAGTTAACCAAATTAGAATCAGAAATGGTTCATTCAAAAAAACACTTAGATGGTATTGGGTCATTGACCTTTGATGAAACTTGTGAACATTGTGTAAAAAATCAAAACACTCCGTTTGCTAAACAAGCACAAACACTTGAGGTTGGGTTAGAACGATTAGGTAAAGAATACTCAACGTTAGTTTCAAGTAGGTTAGATGTAATGACTGAACGAGATACCCATGATGTATCAGCTAAACTAAAAGTATATAATGAGTTAGTATTAGATTCTAAAGAGTTACATAGTGAGTTAAGTAAGTATGAATCTGAGTATGATGGGTGTATTCTTCGTGTTGATAATATGACCTTAGAGATGGAATCTTTAAAAGAAAAGGTAACTCGTGCTAAAAATCAACAAGAAGCTGTAACCCATAATGCTCAAATACAAGAAAAGGTAAAATCTTTTAAAATCACACGAGATAAACTTAAAGATGAGATTCGTGATATTACCACCGAGATTATGGATGTTAATTCGGATATTAAGTTAGCCGAAAAAACAATAGATATGGTAAATACGTCAATCGATAAACTTCGTGATATGGAAGTTCGTTTTGATGGTTATGAATATTATCTTAAATGTGTAAAGAGAGATGGTATACCATATAATCTTATTTCAGATGTCTTACCTAAGTTAGAGGTTGAGATTAACAACATACTACAACCAATAGTAGACTTTCAAGTACTACTAAATACTGATGGTAAGAATATCAACTCATACATTGCATATGGTACTGAGGAATATTGGCCATTAGAACTTACAAGTGGTATGGAAAAGTTCATATCGTCAATTGCAATTAGAACCGCATTGATTAATGTATCGAATCTACCAAGACCAAACTTCATTGCTATTGATGAGGGATTTGGTTCATTAGACACGGATAACTTTAATTCTTTATATTTATTATTTGACTACCTAAAGACACAATTTGATTTTATCATAACAATATCACACATTGATAAGACTAGAGATATGGTTGACCAAATAATTGATATAAATAAAGTTAGGGGATTCTCTAAGGTGTCATATTTATAAGAAAGTAATGGAGTCCGTTAATGGGATTAGAACTAAAACGAAGGTCTAAGCAATTTTTAAGTAAAATATCAAACGCTCTTGATTTAGATGATAAAGAGGCAGTTAGGGTATTTGGTATCAGAAACTTTCCAGAATTTTTTGGAGAGGGTAAGAACTCGTTTAGAATAAAACCACAACCACGCTCGATTGTTACTAATACTCAAATTGACGTTGAGGTATTGGATAGTAATGGCAATACGATATATTGGGAAGCTCCCAAGTATAAGGATGACGATAAATCTCAACTGATTACTGTTTGGGTTTACTCTGACGATAACGATAGGTATCATACTCCTGATGGAATATGTACGGTAACAATCGTAGCAAATACCACGGAAGGTCCTATCAGATACACTCGTGAAGTAAATGTTGTAAAAAATCAAAAATCAATATCTGATATTGTTTTCGTAGATACTCCGAATGGAGAGGTGTCAGCCTCAGTTGATTCATTTACAGAACTACCCCAAACAAATGGTGTACTATCAAAGGTTTCAGTAAATGGTGAGTTTACTTACAAGAAGTCTATATATGGTGACGATGTTTCGTTTGAGGTATCTACACCCATAATAAATGGTGAAATGCTGGGTGGTACTCTTGAATTAGATTTATCATCTACCACTTTATTTCCACGATTGACTGGCGGCCAACCACAACCGACACACGTTACTTCAAGTATTACTGAAGTTATAACAAACAATATATTTAGAGTTGGGTTACCAATTACATCAAGCGATAATCGTAGTGATGGTTCAATTCATACATATGAATATTCCAACGACACTATAACCGGTACAATACGATATCAGTCAACTGGTTCGTTAAATACAACTCAAAATCAAGTAGCAGTTGCAAATATTACATTATCAAATGTAAATCCGGTATCGGGTAGAATTAGCTCTGTAAATACCTTGATTAAATCACAAGGGTTACCAAACTCTGATTTTGAGATAATATCAAATACTGACGTTCCAAACGAACCTGATATTTCATATAAAGTTGTAATACCAACCGAACAATTAAACGACCCTAAAACTTTAAAGATTCAATTCTTAAATAAGAATGGTAATGTATCTAATACTGAAATATTAATTGAAGGTATTATATTTGAGGGTGGTAACGTTTATATAGGTGGGTCAGAATCCATAATTACTGGTTCTATATTCGTATCAAATGCTATTGGTAGTGGTTTAGAAATAGGCGGTCATTCAAGTGGTTTTCTAAAATCAGTAGGATATGATGGCCAAATTTCGGCATCGGAAGGTAAAGGACCTGGTGGATTCATACTATATAGTGGTAGTAACGCATTACAAATGGGTAGTGATGTACTACGTGGTGTTGGTATGCAGTTTGTTGGTGACAATGACGATAGACACTTAATATTTACAACAGCCGATGGTGGGTTGTTGGATGTCAAAACTGATAAGTTTTTTATTGGTACAACCAACACTCAATTTATAAGTGGGTCTGATTCTAATATAGAAATCAGTTCTTCACTATTTCACTTAGACCCCAAGAATGACCGATTAGTAATTGGTGCTGACGCTATTATAGAAGCAGACTTATCAGCAAACAATATTCGTACTCCTGCAACAATTGGTGGTAATCAATCCACCGACTTAAATGCAAGTTCATCTATAACACAAGATGGGTTCGCTCGATTTGTATCCGCAAGTATTGGTGGTTGGAACGTAGACACTGGTTCAATCTTTAGTGATAATTTAGAGATAAATTCAACAGGTAAGATAAAAACGAGAGATTACATATCAGATACTAAAGGGTGGTTAATTGATGAGACTGGTATAGCTGAATTCGCTAATGTTAAGATTCGTGGTACTCTTGCAACTACAACCTTTGAGAAGGAAAGTGTAAACGCAGTAGGTGGTCAACTATATGTTGCTAATTCTACTACTTTGAGTGGGTCATATAGTTCAAGTATAACGCCAGTACCTTCGAGTGGGGTAACATCGTCTACATCACTACCAACTGAGTTTGGTGATAATAGTACGGATAAGATTGAATTTCCACAATTTACTCCATATCAATTAGTATCTGTTGAAGATTCCACAAAGTTTACTATTGATACACCAATCTTCGCAAATGGTGGTACTGCATTTTTGTATTATAGTTCAAGTAACGCATTTGGTTCACAAGTCTCGGCAAGTGAAGAAGTTACAGTAAGTACAACAATACCATATTCAGCATCGTTCTTAAATCGGACTGGTGTTATTAATGGTCAGAGTACCTTTGAATACACTGACTTTGTTGTACAAACGCCATTACCACCCACGGGCCAAGAAGACCATTTTGTAGATGAAGTATGTACTATTACGGAAATGAATGGGGCAATCGTATTTAGTAATAGTAGTGATACAGCCACCGCTACGTTGACCTCTTTAGGCCCTCCAACTGAAATTACACTTGAACCTGGAGTTACATTTAACGGAGCTTATAGTGGTCAAACTTTAGAATTCGCATTATCATTTACAAACTCTACGAGTGTAACTGAACACCAAGCAACTAATATTGTTTATAAGAAAGTTGGAATTTGGCCAGCTTCAATTGTAGATGATGGTGAGATTACATTTGACGATGGTGGTGGTAGTCATACGTTCGATATCCTCGAACGTGTTAGTGATACACAACTAAAAATAGACACATCATCACATAAACCAAATACCAGCGCGTCGTTTGTAGGCGCATCTGGTAACTATTCACAATCATTATCCGACACACGAACTATAAGCGCTGGTACAACTACAACAACACAATTTATTTACGATAACATATCACCATCTTCAAGTAGATTTATAGTAGAAAATGTAACAGGCTTCGCAGAAGGTGAAATACTAACTTTAAAAAAAGTAAATAATACTGGATTTACAACTGAGTACGTTAGAGTACATAGTTCAACACGATTGGATGGTAGTAGTGATACCGACCTAACAGGTATATTAGACGTTACACGTTCATATGGTAGTGGTACGACCGGAGATACTGCCTCACTTGGGGATATTGCATCGGTAGCACAAGAATACGATACTGGTCAGGTGGTGGTATCTACTGGTAAAATCGGAAGTGGTTACATTAGAATTAACGCGAATCCAAATGACCCATCTACACCATATATTGATATTGTAGAAAGAACGGGTAGTGGTTTATATGATGTAGACCTTAAAGCACGTTTGGGTGACCTTAGTGGGTTAGCCGGTAGTAATATGGTATTGGGTAATAATACTCCTGGTTTTGGTTTAGCTACTGATAATGTATTCCTTCAAGGTGGTATCATTGCAACCTTTGGTGAAATCGGTGGGTTTGGTATAAACGCCACTACAATATCATCATCAAACAATAATCTTATTTTAAGAAGTAATGGTCAGATAACCGGTTCAGCTGCATTATTAAGTGGTAGTGATGTTGTGATTGACGTAGAAGACTTTACTTTAAACTCAACAAACTTCAAAGTAAATTCTGCTGGTGATATTACTGGCTCTAATGTGTTATTCGATGGTGGCACTATTGGTGGATTTGAATTAGGGTCTAATATTATATCATCATCAAATGGCGATTTAGTTTTAAAATCGAATGGTGAAATTACCGGCTCTAATGTATTATTTAACAACGGAATAGTCGGTGGTTTTGAAATAGGAAGTAATCAGATATCATCATCTAATTCAGCATTAATTCTAAAGAATAATGGGCATATTACAGGATCAGCAGTACGTTTAACCACAACAGTTGGTAGTCAGTTGTACGAAGTCCTTGACACCACTAAGGGTATAATTGATGCTAAGAATGTTGGTAGACAACTATACATGAGTTCCGATGAGCATATACTCCAAAACTCAAATAGTAATTCAGGAAAAACAGTATCATCTGATAAAATTACAATTATATGGCAGGGGTTTAGACACGAAACGCGTGTTAATATTTCATTTCAGGGGTTATTCGAAAAACATGGCACTGGAAAAGCGATAGGTGGATTTCAAGGTTCGTTATACACTGCAATATCAGGCTCTGATAATTCTGCTGACACTTATTATGATAATTGGCAATCGTTACGTACTAATCAAGGTATGGCTGTATTTGGAACTACTGGCACAAATACACCCTATTCTGCATCGGAATCGAATATTGGTCCTGACGCTTTTACGTTTGAAATTGATAATTACACCGATGGGTTAAGTACATATAATCACGAAAAATATCAAACACAATTATTTAAACTTGAACTACAACCATATGTTCAGAACCTCATAACAACAACAGGAACTTCAAGAGTTAAAATAAAAAATATATCAGTTTGGACATCACGTGGATTAGCTAGTACATTTGAGGCACTTCCAGTTCAACCGAACAATGGTGGGTTTGGTCTTCCATAATTGGAATTTAAAAATAATTTAGGATACTTATTAGTATGGGAAAATTAATAAACGAATGGGTAACGGAATCAATCCTTACCGAAGACATTAAAAAAACAGTGGTAACTTACGTAGGTAGGTTTCATCCATTCCATTCTGGCCATAACGCAACATACCAACACTTAGTTAAAAAGTTTGGTAAAGATAATGTGTATATAGGTACGTCTGATAAGGTACAATTACCAAAGTCACCATTCACTTTCAAAGAGAAAGTTAAGATAATGACTACTATGTTTGGTATTCCCAAAAATAAAATAGTAAAGGTAAAAAACCCATATTCACCAAAAGAGATTCTACAATCATTTTCAGAAGAGACTACTGCATTTATCACAGTAGTTGGTGAGAAGGACAAGAGTAGATTGGGTGGTAAATACTTTGAACCATATAAGGGTAAGGTAGAAAAGGGTTATGCTGATGTCGGTTACGTTTATGTAGCACCATCACAAGGAAACGGAATATCTGGTACTCAAGTACGTAAGGGTATGTCTGATTCGGATGAGAAATCTCGTATTAAGTTTTTCAAGTCAGTATACCCAAAGTTCAACCAAAAGATTTATGATTTAGTTTCAGGTCGTTTAATAAAAGTAGAATCCGTAATGGAATCGTTCTTACAAACATTTGATATTAATGAAATGTTATCCGAAGCTTCATCATTACCACCAAGTGGTAAGGGTATAGTAGATGATGGTCCTGGCGCTTTCTATGGTAATATGAAAACTTTTAAGAAAGAGATGAATGATGTAACTTCTACATTAGGCTGGCAAATTATATCATACCTAATGGATGATGATTCCATGGAGTCATTTGATACATCATACCCTAATGGGTCTGGTAGATATCCGGTATCATTTTTTCCAAGTGGTGATACCATGGATGGTCAGAAAATGAGATATGGAACGGATGTAACCGGCAGACCGGGATATAAAAAGTGGGCTAAACATATTAAGAAAGTTGCCCTTCGTTTGGGTATGGAATTCGTTAAGTTTGCTGAACCAAAGGATATTGAAAATCTTACTTCTAAAATTGATAATGAAAAAACTAAAGATAAAAAAAATAATCTAAAAGAAGGTATTCTTAATGAAGGTGGTGCATATGGTCATATGAATCACCCATTTGATATTGAGTTAGGCCTTACATTTGGTGATTTAAAAATAATAATAGATAACGCTCTAAATGGTAAGTTAGAATTTACACGAGAAAAAACCGATGGACAAGCACTTGCTATATCATATAGAAGTGACAAAGGTATCATCGCTGCAAGAAATAAATCACATCTAAAAGATAAAGGACTTAATGCATTAGACATTAAGGGTGTTTCAGATAAATTTGCTAATAGAGGTGGTTTGACCGATGCGTATAATTTCGCTATGAGAGATTTGGAATCTGCGATTTCAAAACTATCAAAAGCACAAAAAGAAAAAGTCTTCAAGAATGGTTCAAAGTTTATGAACATCGAAGTCATCTGGCCGGAGTCAGTAAACGTAGTACCATATGGTCAACCCCTATTAGTATTTCATGGAACTATGGAATACAACGAAAAAGGTGAAGCTATTGGAGCAGACACCTCTGATGCAAGAATCTTAGCCGGTATGATTAAACAAGTAAATGCGGATGTACAAGATGCATATACAATACAAGGCCCTCCGGTTGTAACTCTCCCAAAGAATCAAGAACTATCAAAAATGAAATCAAAGTTCTTTAGTCAATTATCTAAAGTTCAAAAAGAATTTAAACTTAAAGATAGTGATGGTGTAGCTGAATACCATCAACGTTGGTGGGAACAGTATGTTGATAAAAACTCACCATCTTCATTAGACAACAAAACCAAAATGGGTCTTGTTAAACGTTGGGCATTTTATGATAAGGGATTCCGTTTGGATAAGAAAAACATTTCTGATTCTAAAACATTAGATTGGGCAAAGAAGACTGATAAAATAGACCAAATTAAAATATCCAAACAAAACATACGTAAGTTTGAAGATATATTCTTAGGTGTAGGTGCCGAGGTATTATCCTTTATGTCATCAGCTTTAACTGTAAATCCAGACAAAGCTCTTCGTGCAATGCAAAAACGACTCGACCAAACCATCAAAGACGTTAGGAAATCGGGCGACCCAAAAAAGATTGAAAAATTAAAATTAGAATTAGAAAGACTAAAAGCCGTAGGTGGTAGAGATAAGATTGTTCCAAATGAGGGATTGGTATTCGCATATAAAGGATACACCATGAAACTTACAGGTACATTTGCATCACTCAACCAAATCCTTGGTTTAATGTATTTTTAACATACTTATAGTAATAAAAGTTATATATAAAAAGTTATGTCAAAATTAAACAACATCAAGGCAGTCAAAGAAATGATTGCTGGAAACCACCGAACACAAACAAAGAACACGGTGGCATTTGATGCACATAAAGAGTTCGTCAAACGAGAAGTTGGTGACCAGTGGATTGATGATGATGGAAATACATGGGAGCAGAAGAAAGGATACAAAGTAAAACTTGGTAAACTTTCGGAATTGAGAAACACACTCAAGGACTTTCCTAATTGTAAAAAAGATACGTGTACATCGCATACGAATCCAACTCGTAACGATATTAAGATGCAGGCCATTCATGGTATGTGTCTAAATTGTGTTATTAGTATGGAACATCAAATGAAAATTGATGGTACGTATAGTGAGTATGAACGTAAAAAGAAGCTAGAAAACGCAAAAGCTTGGTTAGCCCAAGCTGAGTTGGAAAAGGATACTATAAAGTTAGCTATGAAAGCTAGGTTTGTGAATGAAGATGGGTCACTTGAAGATTGGGATGGTGGTTCATGGGAAGAGATTGAAGAAAAGATAGAAACTGAGTTTCAAAATTTTAAAGAAACCTTTATCCAAAAATTGGAGAAATAAATTGAAAACATTTATTAAAGAAACATATAAATTCTACACCGAAGATGGTATACCTCATACATTAGCTATGGAGTATACCATTTCCGATGTTTACGAACGACTATGTACTGAAGGTGTAATGACTGAAGATTTACGTAAGTGGTTTGGTAAAGGTAAGACTGGTTCATCAGATGGTGGTGGATGGGATAGATATAGTTCTGATGGTAAGAAGTTAGGTAAATGTGGTGATGGTAAAGAGGGTGGTGCATACGCTGCATGTTTATCAAAAGAAAAGGCTGCAAAACTTGGACCAAAGGGTAGAGCAACTTTCGTGAATAGAAAGAGACGTGCTCAAAAGAAGAGTGGCGATTCAAAAAAAGGTGGAAATCGGACTAAAGGAAAAAAACCAACAAACTCAAAGACTGGGGCATAAGATATGATTAAGTTAAAACAATTACTAAACGAGAGTGATTACAAGATATATCACAAATCATTTACTGCAGCATCTGAAGAAGCAAGGAAGCTTGCTGAAAAACGTGGATTCGAAATCGATGAAGACGATTGGCAGTCTCAGATTGTAATGGGTGGTCGTAACAAACGCTCAAGACCAAGTGAAGGTAAAACTACTGAGTTCACAATTAGATTACTTAAAGGTGGTAAACCACAACGTAAGTCTCTTCAAATCCAAGTATATGGTATGAAGAAGGGTTATGAACTAAACGCATACATCAACTAAGGGGTATTATGAATACTAAACTAAATAAATCGGTTAAGAAGTTTTTAGATGATTATCTAAAAGATGAAAAAAAGAATTCGCCAGAACATCAAGAATCGGTTATGCTGATTATGAGAGGCGCCTTAACTGACGCTAACTTTCATAGTGAAGCAAAACAATTAGGTAAATACTTTCCAAAAGCAGGTAAGAAATACATTGGTACACCAATGGAAGATGTGATTGAAAGTAAGGGTATTGCTATTGCTAAAGCTGCAAAGTGGGATGGTCATGATATCATTGACGCATTTGCATTTTACCTAAGTATGTCAATTGGTGGTTCATTCGGAAATAGATTGATGTCACTAAAAGAATCAATTGAAGAGTCATTAGTTGAAGAGGGTGAAAAGTTAGACGAGAAGAATGTACCAACTAACCCATCTAAATGGGCTTACTATAAAGCACAAGCAAAGAAGAAGTTTGACGTATACCCATCAGCATATGCAAATGGTTGGGCTTCAAAACAATACAAAAAAGCTGGTGGTGGTTGGAAGACTGAATCAGTAAACGAAGGTATGGTAAGTCCAAGTAAAGGGCATGCTTACTATAAGTTGAGTAAAGACACCCCAATCAAATATGTATCAGGTCATTATGGAGTCGGATTAAAAGTTCCTGGTGTATTACTTCATAACGAATATGATACAATCAAAGGTCAGAAGGGTGCTTACATTATCAATTACTTCAATCAACATTTCTATGTGGATATTAAAAACAAATTTGCATCAAGAATTGCCCATCCAGATAATAAAGAGCAAAATAAAGATTTGAAAAAAAATATGCAGTTCTCGGCAGTTGCACCTGACCACAAAGATTGGAAGAAATATGTGAAGGAATCAGTAAACGAAGGTTATGGTAAATTCATTAAAGCTAAAAACCTTACTGATATCATTAAATTATCAAAGCAAAAGAAAAACGCAACATTCTATGTAACTGATGATAACAATTCTCGTATTGGTGCATTTTATTTAAAGAATGGTAAGTTTGCTAAAGCAACTACTGCAAACCCTAGCTATGATTTACAAAATAACAAAACTAAGTTAAGAGATAGAAGTGATGTAATCTACAAGTATAAAGTAGACGAATCAGTAAACGAAGCTAAGGATAAAGTATTTGTAGTGATGTTTAAGGTCAAAAAAGATTTACCCAATAGAAGTGTAAAACCATCTTCAGCTGTATATGCAAAAGAAGCTGATGCTAAGAAATTCTTAAAATCGGTTGAGAAAGATGGTGGTAAGGGAATGATTGTAAAGTCTAATAAACCCGTTGGTGTAAAGGTAAATGAAGCTGCAACAAGAACTGCTGTGGAAATTGGTGGTTTGACCGGTGTGAATAAAGATGCTATCCAAAAGTTTGTTGATGATAACAAATTAGACATTGAGAAAGTATACCAATTCGTTAAGAAAGGTAAACTTGCTGATAGAATGAAGTTAGTATCTGCAATCGCAGGTAAACCTAATAACCCAGTTCAAAAGAAGATGGTTAAACAATTCGGTGAAGGTATCATCAAAGAAGCAAAAGTAAGATTGGGTAAAGACTCAGTAAACTTCAAAGTGATGGGTGACTCAAAGGGATTGACCCTAATCGCTGCAAGTGGTAATGACTTAGATGGTCTTCAAGATGCAATTGAAAATAATGTTGATGTGAAAGAAGAATTGAGAAAGACACTTGAGAAACAACTTAAAGTTCCAGTTGAAGTGGATAGAGATTACGATGGTGCTGGTTTTAGATTCAACATTGACTTTTACTCATTGGCTAAAAAGGTAAAGTAAGATGACTAAAACACAACTCAAGGAATTAATCAGAGAAGAATACCATAACGTAAAAGACTTTATGGAAGATAAGTATGGTTTTACTCCTGAGCTGGGTAAGGTCATTGACAACCCATATGTATCATCATTTAAAAATGAAGCTACATATTCAAGTGGATTATATATGATACTTGACAAAGATGGTAAAGTCGTTGATAAGGGTCTTGAAAGTAATATGTGGTATTCCTTTGAAAAATATAGAGGTAAAGGAACACACTATATCGTATCAAAGAAAAACCTAAGTAAAGCACAATCACTTATCAAAAAATATCAGTCAGACCTTAGTAATACTAAGTTCAGAGATTCGATGTTTAAATTGTACAAGGAATCAGTATCAACTGAAGCGTTATCAGATTATGAAAAAGATGGTGCTGACTACGAACAATTATACAAAGATTACTTATACTCTAAGAAGAGAAAAACCGAAGGTGATGAAGTAATCGATGAGTATGATGTTGATACTATTGAAGAGACGACTGATTTCATAAACTTTATGAAAGAATACTCTCAGATGTTAAATTTACATAAAGAGCAGAATAGTGATATCTACGCACTAAACCCAACACTTGATGAAGCAGAGTATCAAGGTCGTGACGTAAAACTTGGTAAACCAATGCAAGGTGATGTTAAGAAGTTTAAAGTATACGTAAAGAATCCAAAGGGAAATGTTGTAAAGGTAAACTTCGGACATGGTGGAACATCTGCAAAGGGTAAAACAATGTCTATCAAAAAGAATGACCCTGCGAGACGTAAGGCATTTAGAGCAAGACATAATTGTGATAATCCTGGACCACGACATAAAGCTAGATATTGGTCTTGTCGTAAGTGGTAACTTAATTAACTCCGAGTTACATACTTATATAAACAAGTAAGTTTAACAAAAGAGAGAATTATGACAAAACTTAAAAATTGGTTCATCGGTCTATGGAATAGATTATTGAACAAAACTACCATTGATGAACAAATCATGGAAACAGTAGCAGATGCAAAGGAAAAGCTAGAATCAGTTAAAGAAGAGTTTGCTGATGTAGCAGAAGAACTTAAAGACGTAATGTCGGCCATTAAGGGAAAGGTTACTAAAAGTAAACTTCGTTCGATGACAAAAGTACAAATGCTTGAAGCTGCTAAAAAAGACCACAATGTTGATTTGGATTCTAAACTAAACAAGACGAATCTAATTAATAAAGTTTACGAACTTTACAACAAGTAATTTGTGAGAAATTATTTCGGAGATATCAAGACCCTTCTGATAGTAGTATTAGGAGTTATTATATTTTTGACACGTGGTTGTCAGAACGGGTCTGATATTACCGAACCACAAGTTATTACTGAAGTAGTCACAAAATGGGATACTGTACAAATTGAAAAAACCAAGTACATCCCAAAGGTAGTGGAGAAGGTAGTAGTTAATATTGATACATTTACTACACCAATTGATACATTATCAGTATTAAAAGATTATTACGCAAAATACTTTTATACTGACACTATTATTATAGATTCGCTAGGTTATGTTACTATTAACGATACGATAACACGTAACCTAATTTCATTTAGAGATGTTCAATCCGAAATACTCATCCCAACAACTACAATTACTAATACTGTTTACATCAACAAACGTGAACTCTATGTGGGTACTACGTTAAATGGTGACCGAACTCAATTATATAACTTGAGCGGTAATCTTTTATACAAAACAAAAAAACGTAATGTATATAATATTGGGGTAGGTGTAGATAGTGACTTCAAGCCCGTTTACACAATTGGTATGTATTGGAAGTTTGGTAAATAATAGGTGATATGCCAAAAGATATAAAAACACTAATCAGGGAAGAGTGGGTTAAGTGTGCTAAGGATCCAGTATATTTCTTCAAGAAGTATTGTTATATCCAACACCCCCACCGAGGTAAGATTTTATTTAATCTTTACCCATTTCAAGAAGACTTAATGACAAGTGTAAATGAGGAACGATTCAACGTAATCCTCAAGTCACGTCAGTTGGGTATCTCAACACTATCAGCCGGGTATTCACTATGGTTGATGTTGTTTCATGAAGATAAAAACATTCTTGTAATTGCTACCAAACAAGAGGTAGCTAAGAATCTTGTTACTAAGGTAAGATTCATGCATGATAATTTACCAACGTGGCTAAAGGGTCAGACTGAAGAAGATAACAAACTATCCTTACGATTACGAAATGGTTCTCAAATTAAAGCAACATCTGCCGCAGGTGATGCTGGTCGTTCTGAAGCATTATCAATGTTGATTATCGATGAGGCTGCATTCATTAACAATGTAGAAGAGATTTGGACTTCGGCACAATCTACACTTTCTACCGGTGGTGGTGCTATTGTATTATCTACTCCAAATGGTGTGGGTAATTGGTTTCACAAGATTTGGGTTCAAGGTCAACAAGGAGACCAGTGGAATCCAACCGAATTACATTGGACGGTACATCCTGAGAGAAATCAATTGTGGAGAGATGAACAAGAGAAATTATTAGGAGCTAAGGGCGCAGCACAAGAGTGTGATTGTGACTTTATCAGTTCTGGCCATACGGTAGTTGAAGGTGCTACATTACAATGGTACGAAGAAACGTATGTAAAAGACCCAATTGAAAAACGTGGGTTTGATGGTAACTATTGGTTATGGGACTATCCAAATTATTCTCGTGATTATGTAGTAGTTGCCGATGTCGCAAGAGGTGACTCATCCGATTATTCAGCATTCCATGTATTCGATGTAGAGACTGTTGAACAAGTAGCAGAATACAAAGGTAAGATTGATACTAAACAATATGGTGCAATGTTAACTTCGGTAGCGGCGGAATGGAACAACGCAATGTTGGTGATTGAAAACGCAAATATTGGTTGGGCAGTGATACAAGAAGTAATTGATAGAAACTATGATAATCTATATTATTCATATAGAGATGTAGGTTACATAGATGATGATATACATCTCAGAAAAGGTTTTGACTTAAAACGTAAAGAGGATATGGTTCCTGGATTTTCTATGACAAGTAGAACTCGACCATTAGTAATATCTAAGTTAGATATGTATATGAGAGAGAGGACCCCTATAATCCATTCTAAGAGACTTATAGACGAATTGTTTGTATTCATATGGAATGGTAGTAGAGCTGAAGCACAACGTGGTTATAATGATGACTTGGTGATATCATTCTCCACCGGTCTTTGGGTACGTGATACGGCATTAAAATTAAGACAACAGGGTATGGATTTAACGAGAACTACATTAGGGCATATGGGTAAGTCAAGTACCGGTGTTTATTCTAACCGTAACCTCGGCCAAGACCCATGGAAACAAAAAGACCAACATGGAAAGGACCAAGATTTAACTTGGTTACTTTAAATTTGGTACTTTAATTTATTTTTTGTATATTTATAACTTGTAGAAGTATATACTTTTAGTTAGAGACGAAATTATGGCAGATAAATCACTATTTAATAGGTTAGGAAAATTATTCAACACTCAAGTTGTTGTCCGTAGGATTGGTAAGGGTCGTACCCAAACTATCGATACTCAAAGACTACAATCTCAGGGTAACCTCCGTGGTTCATCTTATTACGATAGGTTTGGTAGAATGCATACCTCTCGTAGAAATTGGGAAACGTATAACAATCAATTTAATTATCATTCAAATAAATTAGAACTATATACTGATTACGAAGCAATGGATAAAGATTCCATTCTAAACTCAGTATTAGATATATACGCCGATGAGTGTACTCTAAAAAATGACATGGGTGATGTTCTTAGAATTAAAACTAATGACGAGAACGTAAAAAAGATTCTTCACAACCTATTTTACGATGTAATGAATATTGAGTTCAATCTTTGGGCTTGGATTCGTGGTATGAATAAATATGGTGACTACTTCCTACATCTTGATATTGAAGAAGGTGTTGGTATTGTAAACGTATCACCAATGTCAGCATACGAAGTAGAAAGAGAAGAAGGGTTTAATCCCGAAAACCCATACGAAGTAAGATTTAAATTAGGTTCAATGGGTGCTGCTCATGGTGCAAGTGTAAACAAGAACGCTGATTACTTTGAGTTCTATCAAATCGCACATTTCCGTTTATTAGCAGATACAAACTTCCTTCCATATGGTCGTTCGTTGCTAGAAGGTGCAAGAAAGACTTGGAAGCAGTTGACTCTTATGGAAGATGCTATGATGATTCATAGAATTATGAGAGCACCTGAAAGACGTACATTTAAAATTGATGTAGGTAACATTCCACCTGGTGAAGTTGATAACCACATGAGAGGTATCATTGACCAAATGAAGAAAGTACCATATCTTGACCAAAATACTGGTGACTACAATCTCAAGTTTAATCTAATGAATATGTTAGATGATTACTACCTACCAGTTCGTGGTGGTCAAAGTGGTACTGAGATAGATACACTAAGTGGTATGGAATTCGGTGGTATTGATGATATAGAATACCTAAGAAATAGAATGATGGCTGCACTAAAAGTACCAAAAGCATTTATTGGGTACGATGAGTCAGTTGAAGGTAAGGCAACTCTTGCACAAGAGGACATCAGATTCGCACGTTCAGTTGAGAGAATCCAAAAGATTGTTCTTTCTGAATTAACTAAGATTGCAATTGTTCACTTATATTCACAAGGTTACGAAAACGAAGACCTTGTTAACTTTGAGTTGGAACTTACAAACCCATCTATCATATACGAACAAGAGAAAGCTGCATTGTGGTCTGAGAAGGTATCATTGGTATCTGATATGAAAGACCTCAAAATGGTTTCTCAAGAATGGATGTATAAGAACATATTCAATATGAGTGATGATGAGTGGGCTCTTGAACAAGGTAAAGTTATTGGAGATTTAAAACTCGGATTTAGACAAGCTCAAATTGAAGATGAAGGTAATGATCCAGTTAAAACTGGCGAGTCATTTGGCACACCACACGATTTGGCACAAATGCATCAAACACCTAACGATGATGGTGGTTCTCCTGAAGGTGGGTTTGATGGCGCTGGTAGACCATCAACATCAGGTAACTATAAAACGGATGATAGTGCATTTGGCAGAGACCCACTTGGTCAAAAGACCGATATTAAACCAGCCGCAACATATCATAAGTATAAAAATTCACCACTTGCTTACGAGCAAACACAAGCTTTGAAATCATCTTTGAAAAACGTTAAACGCAAAACAACTAAGATTCTAAATGAATCTTTATTAGAAGATGAAAAGGCTGAATCGGGTTTATTAGATGAGAGAAATCTTATCGATGACACGATTTGATGAGTTTTTACATATTTATAAATTGGAATAGTAATAGATAAGGTTTACAATGGCCAAATTAAAACACAGCAAGTTTAAAAATACGGGTATTCTATTTGAATTACTCGTAAAGCAAATCGCATCCGATACACTTGCGAACAAAGATTCTCTTGCCTTGGAAATAATAAAGAAACATTTCAAAAGAGGTACTGAATTAAACAAAGAGTTAAAATTGTATCAATCTTTAACTAAAGAAAACTTCGATAACCAATATCAGGCTCAGGAGTTTTTAAATATTGTATTGGAAGAACGTGGTAGTTTAAATGAGGGTATTCTTCGTAGACAAAAGTATAATTTGATTAAATCAATCAAAGAGTCATTTGTTATGGAGGACTTCTTTAAATATCGTGTTACTAATTATCGTGAAATGGCATCGGTTTACAAAATGTTTGAAAATACAAGTTTGACATCTCCAAAAGAGTACGTTACTTGTAAAAATACAATACTCGAAGTAATCACTAAATCAAATGTTGAGATTGTAACTGAATCTGATAATACTGAGTATAACAACCAATCTAAAGAAGTTAGGTTGTTGGCTTATAAGTTCTTGGTTGAATCATTTAACTCAAAGTACACAACTTTATCAGAAGAACAAAAGATGATTTTAAAGAATTATATCAACAACGTTGATAATTCAACTAAATTAAAGTCATTTGTTATAACTGAAGTTAAGAAACTAAAGAAAAGTTTCAAAGCAGTAGATGTATCGGATAAAGTAGCACAAATAAAACTAAATGAAACTGTAAATCTTATTGATAACATTACAAATTCTAAAATAATCAATGAGAATCAGATTTTATCTCTTCTAAGATATCATGAACTTTTACAAGAGTTACGGAGGGTTTCAAATGTCTAAATTCTTACTAGAACAATTGGAAGGTAAGTTTGAAGAGCTGGAGTCAATCGAAACTCTTAAAGAGGAAGAGGTAGATGAGGCTAATGTAACATCTAATATGGATGGGGGAGCAGGCCCACCTAAAACTCCTAACGCATTTGCAAAGAGTGAAGATGAAGATGATTTGGATACTGACCACATAGAGGTACTTGGTTATAAAAAACCAAAGAAAACAAAAAAGATAAATACGGAGTCTAAAACTATGAAGAAATTAGAAGATAAGCTAGAACGTATAATCGAAGCTACTTATAGAGATTACAAAAAAGATGACTCTATGAAGGCACATCAAAAAGTAAATAAATCTATCAAAGAGATTAATCGAATGATGTACGAAGTTGAAAAGATTGTAAATCAGAACACTAAGTTAAAAAATGAAATGGGTGTATCTAATGAACAATATTGGAAGTCTACACAAAAAAGATTCGGTAAGATTTCAGAAAGAATGTTAAAAGTTGCTCGTAACTTAAAAGAATTGAGCGCATAGTATGTCGTGTGGGTGTAATAAAAATAAATTAAACGAAGACCTCGAAGTACAAGACCTCGAAGATATCAGACTATTGATACGTAGAGAACTTGCAAGAGTGTTCTTTGATTTATATCGTAAGAAAAAGGTGTGGGAAAACTAAGATGAAACAACTACTTGTAGATACAATGATATTTGAAGTAACACCTACTATGTTACAAGAAGCAAAGGACCAGACTGGTCGTTTCTTAGTAAATGGTGTGTTACAACGTGCTGATGCTAAAAACCAAAATGGTAGAGTGTATCCACGTAACATCTTAGAACGTGAAGTAAAGAAATACCAAGGACGTGAAATCAAAGAGAATCGTGCTTATGGTGAATTGGACCATCCTGAAAGTGGTGTAGTCGAATTAAAGAACACATCACACATTATCCGTGAAGTATCATGGAATGGTGATGATGTTGTTGGAACAGTTGAAATACTAAATACACCAGCTGGAAAGATTTTACAAGAATTAGTAAAAGCTGGGTGTACTGTTGGTATCTCGTCAAGAGGTATGGGTTCCGTAAAACAAATTGGTGAAGACACCGTCGCAGTAGAACAAGACTTTGATTTGATATGTTGGGACTTTGTTTCTAACCCATCAACTCATGGAGCATTTCTCTCACCAACAAACGAGGGTACGATAAACGAATCGGTTACTGTTAAAAAGAATACTTATAAATACAATAAAGCTAACAATATGATGAGAGACATCATGTGTGAGGTTGGTGGATATTGTGAATGTGATTTTGGAGTATAATGAAAAATTTAAAAGAACTACTAAACGAATCTACATACAAACGTATGAAGATAAACGATGAAGAAACCCAAAAGGGAATGACTAACGAAGAAAAGCGTGAATTCCTTAAAGCTGTTTCTGAATACAAGAAATTCGGTGAGTCAATCTATCGTTCAGGTAATTTGGGAGAAGTATACGAATCTATTAAAGGTATCGTAGAGACTGCACACAAGGTAACTCTTGAGGAAACTGGAGATTGGTTTGACAAGGTAACTGTTGGTAGACACATGAAGTCTATGAATGAGTCATTCAAAGTATTTACTAATACAATCAAAGAAGTAAATACCCTACAACAAAGACTTGAGTCTTGTTACGATGAGATGGGTGAAGTTCTTGGTAAGTATTACGAAATCAAAGAAGGTAACGAATTCGGCGCTGCAAGAGCGAAAGCAATTGCTAATGGTGATGATGAGTTCGAAGTAGATGGTAAAGAATTTCCAGTAAAAGACGTTGATAAGGACGACAAGGAAAACGCTAAAGAATTCGCTAAAGAATCTGTAAATGAAGAATCGTCAATGAAGCTAACTGATATACTAAGTGAAAACAAATACTCAATCATAGACCCAAAGGGAAACCAAAAGGGTATTGGTACCAAAGACCAAGCAAATAAACTACAAAAGAAATTAGGTGGTTCTAAAAAAGGATACTTTGTAGTTGCTGCTAAATCGGCATTGAAAGCCAGAAGAGCAATGGAAAAGTATCAGTTTGATTTTAAAAACCCTAAACTTCAAGATAAGATGTCTGACCTTTACTTTGAATCAGTAACCGAAGATATTATTGGAGAAGGTGCTTCTAGCGAAGAAAAAAGAATTGTGATGTTGGCAGTTCGTAAAATATCAAAATATCGTCAAGTACCAATTAATATATCAGTTGTAGATGTATTAAGAGCTGCAGAAGAACTTGAAAGAGATATCAAAAAAGGTAAGGTTAAGAAATAATGAATCGTGATTTAGAACGACTTCAAGAAATAAGTGTTGATTTTTCATCATTTATCAAAAAGAACCTTAAAAAGATTAAGAGGTTACCAGCCGATAAACAAAAAGAATTTGGAAATCTTATATCTGATTTTAAAGATGGTTTAGATAAAATGTCTTAATTAACTTTACAAACACTATTTATAGACACCTATCGTTAGTTCGATGGGTGTTTTTTGTTTATTAAATAAAATATATGTCATACAAACGAGAAAAAAAAGTAAGAAAAGAACGTGAGGAGTTATTCCTATATGGTCATGCTAATGGTGTAAGGGTTATTAATAATAACATTGAAGCAGCACTTAGAAAGTGGAAACGTATTATGAAAGATAATGGTGTAATTGACCTTATCAAGCAAAATAGGGAATACACTAAACCGACTACACGTAAACGTAAACAAATGAATGATGCTAGACGAGCTGATTGGGTCCGTAGACAACAAGAAGCAAGATAATAGTAAACACTTTATCGTTTATTGTAAAATTTACATACTTATTGTAAATTAATATCACTCCAATCTAATGAGTGATTCATATTATATTATTATATTCTATTAAGATTTAAAATAATCTTATTATCCAAAAGTTTAATTTAGGAGGTAACAAATGAAATCAGATTTGTTAAAAGAAGCAATCGCCGATGCTAAAGCCGTAAAAGAAACTGCATTAGCAAACGCAAAAATGGCTCTCGAAGAGGCATTTACTCCAAAACTCCAATCTATGCTTTCTCATAAACTAGCTGAAGAGTTAGATGAAGAAGAAATCGAAGAAGACGAAATGGAAGAAATGATGAAATCCGAAACGGATGACGAAGTTTCTGAAATGGAAGATGAAATGAAATCTGAAGAGGAAGAAATGGAAGAAGAGTTAGAATCAGATGAAGAAGAAGAGGTAGCTGATATCGCTTCTGACGAAATCGATTCTCACGAAGAGGAAATGCATTCTGAAGAAGAAGCTGACGAAGAAGCTGACGAAGAAGCTGAAGACGAAGCTCAAGTAGAAGATGAAGTAGAAGAGATGATGGATGAAGAGGAAGAAGATGAACTCGACCTTGAATCAGTAATCGCTGAACTTGAAGCTGCTATGGAAGGTGAAGATTTAGACGAAGAAGAAGTTGAAGAAACTGAAGAAGTTGAAGAAACTGAAAAAGTTGAAGAAGTAATGGAATCAGAAGAAGAAGTTGAAGAGTCGGAAGAACTTGACGAAGAACTTTCTTTGGAAGAAATCATTTCTACTTTGAAAGAAATGTCTGAAGAAGAAGAAGTTGAAGAAACTTACGAATCGGAAGAAGTTGAAGAAGTAGAAGAATCAACGGAATTGGAAGAAGCATACGCTACTATCGAGTCGTTGAGAGGTACTATCAATGAGGTAAACTTATTGAATGCTAAACTTCTTTACACTAACAAGTTGTTCAGAACATTCGACTTGAACGAAGGTCAGAAGATGAAAGTCATCGAAAACTTCGATAGAGCTGAATCTTTGAGAGAAGTAAAATTGGTATTCGCTACATTGGGTGAAAACTTGAATGTTGCAAGAAAACCAAAAACAGTTGTAAAAGAATCACTAGCGTCTAAGCCTATGGCATCGACTGCACCTAAGAAAGAAATCATTTCTGAAGGTAATGCTGTTGCTGATAGATTTAAGAAGCTTGCTGGTTTAATTAAATAATTAAAAAACTAAAAGAAAAGGATTAATAAGATGAACACAAATTCTCTATTAAACGAATCTGCTGGTTTCAACAAAAAAATGAGCGAAGAGGCTAAAGGCCTTGTAGCCAAGTGGGAAAAAACTGGTCTTTTGGAAGGCGTTGACGCTGACTTCGAAAGAGCAAGTATTGCTACATTGTTGGAAAACCAAGCAAAGCAATTAGTATCTGAAGCATCAAGCACAGGTACTGCTGCAAACTCTGAAGAGTGGGCCGGTGTCGCTCTTCCATTAGTAAGACGTATCTTCAGCGAAATCGCTGCAAAAGAATTCGTCTCAGTACAACCAATGAACCTACCTTCAGGTCTTGTATTCTATCTTGACTTCAAGTATGGTACTCCTCAGCCGGGTTTCGAAACTGGTGCTGGTAAGAATTCACAAACTGATTCAGTATTCGGTGTTACCGAAGTTGCTGGTGACGTTTCTGAAGGTCTTTATGGTGCAGGTCGTTTCGGATACTCTATCAATGAAGATGAGTCTGCTGCACAAGAGTTGGAAGCTGCTGTTGGAACAAACGATTACGCTACTGCATCGTTGGCAATGTCTGACATCAACTACGATTCAGCATTCTCTCAATCAGTATGGGCTGTTCACGATACTGACCTCGTAACTGTTGCTATTCAAACTGCGTCTATCGCAAACTTCGATAGTGAAGGTGTACGTGCATTCTCACTCGAAGGTGTTGACGAGTACTACGCTGAGTACACTCGTTTAGCTGGTGAAAACATCGTATTCGTTGCTCGTGATACTGCATTTGGTAATGTAACTGTTAAATATCAGAAACAACCAACTGACATCACTCGTGGTGACTTCGAAGACAAAACTGGTGCTGACATAGGTATTCCAGAATTGAACGTAGAGCTACGCTCTGTACCAATCGTTGCTAAGACTCGTAAGTTGAAAGCACAATGGACGCCGGAATTCGCTCAAGATTTGAACGCATACCACTCAATCGATGCTGAAGCTGAATTGACTTCAATGTTGTCTGAATACGTATCTCAAGAAATCGACCTCGAAATCTTAGATATGTTGATGGAAAACGCATTGACTGAAGGTCACTGGTCTGCTAAAGTAGGTTCTTCATGGAATGGTTCAGCATTTACTGCACCTGCAGCAAATGACGTACAACGTTACACTCAACAACAATGGTTCCAAACTCTTGGTACTGTTCTTCAGAGAGTATCTAACCAAATTCATGCTAAGACCATGAGAGGTGGAGCTAACTTTATGGTAGTTTCTCCTGACGTTGCAACTATCTTGGAATCAATCCCAGGATTTGCTGCTAATGGTACTGGTGCTGATATGCAATTCGCAATGGGTGTATCTCAAGTAGGTTCATTCGCGAATCGTTACCAAGTATACAAAAACCCATATTTGACATCTAATGTCGTATTGATGGGCTTCAAGGGTGCTCAATTCTTGGAAACTGGCGCAGTTTACGCTCCATACATTCCATTAATCATGACTCCGTTGGTATATGACCCAACAAACTTCACTCCAAGAAAAGGTGTAATGACACGTTACGCTAAGCAAATGGTAAGAGGTGAGTTCTACGGTAAGGTATACGTTAATGGTTTAGAAACACTCGCATAGTAGTACGTTTTTAAATTAAAACCAAATTAAGGGGGACTTCGGTCCCCCTTTTTTATTGCCCAAGTCATACTTATACTAAAGTAATTGTTATATTAGTAAAGGACATCGAGTATGCCAGAGAATACAGAAAAGAGAGTTCCGAAGGGGAATATAAAATTTTCAATAACGTTATCAGACGAGCAAAAGTTAACAAAGTCTGAGATTAGAAAACACCCATTTAGTTTTGTTTTAGGAAAGGCTGGTAGTGGTAAAACATTAGTGGCAGTCCAAATAGCTTTAGATTCGTTCTTTAAACGGGAAGTAAATAAGATAGTAATAACACGACCAACTGTTTCCAATGAGGATAATGGATTTCTACCAGGTTCACTCGAAGAAAAGATGGAACCTTGGTTAGTACCAATTCGTTCCAATATGAGAAAGGTTTATAACAAACCAGCCATTTTAGAAAAGATGGAAAAGGATGAGAGTATTGAGTTGGTATCACTATCACACTTTAGAGGTAGAACATTTGACAACGCAATTGTTATAGTAGATGAGTTTCAAAACTTAACCAAACAACAACTTGGTATGGTATTAGGTAGATTGGGTAAAAACTCTCGAATGATATTATGTGGAGATGGTCAGCAAATTGATTTAAAATTCAATAACGACTCTGCTATTCATGATGTACCAAAACTAAAAGAATCTACATTTGTACACACTGTTACCTTGAAAGATAATCATAGACACGAATCGTTAGATGAAGTTTTAAGATTATTATACTCTATTCAATAGTTCTAATCAATTTGTTACTATTTATATATTGAGGAAACGGATAATTATCGGAGATTTATATGTCATTTGACTACACAGGTTCATTTAGTGGTTCATTTTATGGAGTTATTTCAGCATCCAGCCAGGTTAGCTATACACAAATAACTAATAAACCTACTACTATTTCAGCATTTCAAAAAAATGCTATAACCGCTAATAATAGGTTTAGAGAAGTAACATATCCAAATGATTCGGCATCATTCGATAGCAGAATTAATACATTGGAAAATTTAACCGATGATACTGGTTCTGATTCTCAAACTCTTTCGTTTAATCAAGCAAGTAATGAGTTAACAATCACCGAAGGTAATACAGTTGACTTATCCTCACTTTCTGGTGGAGGTGGAGGTGGTGGTTCATCCATATGGACCACTGTGGATGGTAAATACAAAGTAAGTGCAAATTTAGATGTAACTGGCTCTATTATCGCAACTTCATTTACAGGTTCGATTGATACATCAAGTATCACAAACTTTGATACCGAAGTATCTCGTTCTGCTGCTGCAAGTGGGTTTGGTACTGGTGGTGGTACATCTGATTTTACACAACTTACTAATGTTCCAAGTGGGTTAATTAGTAGTTCAACCCAAATCACATCAGCTGATTTAGACATGGGTGGTAATAAAGTCCTCTTTGGGAATGTTTATTCTCAATTATCTGACTTACCAAACGCTGCAAGTTACCATGGTATGTTTGCTCACGTTCACGCAACTGGTAAAGCATATTTTGCTCATGGTGGTAATTGGGTTGAATTAGCAAACGCAAGTGGTAATATATCATCATCTACACAAGTAGAAGCAATCATAGACAATGTATACATTTCAGCATCTGCTGCCGCAAGTGGATTCGGTGCAGGTGGTGGTGAGACTTATGCCGAAGGTTTGGGCATAGACATTGTATCTGAAGTAATATCAATTGATACAGCATCCGCACATTTTAGAATAGCAGTATCTCAATCAGCAGCCAGCTACGGATTTGGTTCCGGTGGAGGTGGTGGAGGTGGTTCATTCGGTGACCCTCCTGTAATTATATCTCATGGATTTACTATACCTGAATTCACAGGCAGTAACGCATTTATTGGTCAACTCATAGCAACAGATGTCACTCCTGGTGATACACAAACTTGGGCAGTTCAAGATTCGTATAGTGATAACTTCTTTGAGGTATCTACTACTGGTGTAGTTAGAGCTACGGCTTCTTCGAGTAGAGCTATGAATACTGATAATACTCCAGGATCAGGTTCACATCCATTCTTAATTAAAGTAACCGATGGCCAAAATAATGTAGTTGAAAAAACTATATACATTCGTGTAACCCCAAACTCAGCACCATCTTTTAGAATTGATGGTGTAAGTGGAAATACAATTACGGCATTTACCGCATCTTTGGATGAATCATCATCTGCTGAAACTAAAACTCAATATAGAGTCTATGTTACGGATGCTGATAGTGATGCACTAACAATTAGAACAGGTAGTTTAGGAACTGACCACTTCTCATTTACAATTGGTACGACTGGAGTATCAAAATATATAGACCTTGTTCAAGTAACAAGTTCTTTAGATTACGAGAGTTTAACGTCATACTCATTTATAATCACCGCATCAGATGCAAATTATGAATTAGGTTACGATGTCGCAAATATAACACACCTACCATTCAGAGTAGAGGTAGTTGATAACTTAGGTCCAGGAATACAAAATCAATCGTTATCAGGTTTAAACGAAAACTCATCGGATGGTACTTCTGTTGGTAGTATTACTGCTACTGATAATAGTAATCCTGCTAATACAATATTGTATAAGGACTTTACATTGGTATCGGCCCATTCTGGAAGTGACATTTCAAATCCAAATATCACTTCATCACTTGGGGGTACTACATTAACCGACCCTACCGCAGACCCATTCCAAATGAATATTGCAGGGGCTGTTACTCGTAAGTCTTCAGTATTCTTAAACTCAGATATCGCAAATAGGTATGTGTATAGAGTAAATGTCGGAGATGCTTATAACATAGATTCTGCAAGTGCATTGATTACAATTCCAATCGCAGACGATGCTGCTTCAAGTATTGGTGTAAATGGTGGTACTTACTATGTCCACGAAGGTGCATTGACTGGAAAAAATTTAACAACCAATTCAAATGGATACGCTTCAGGTGATATAACATTTACTTCAGCTGTATCTCAAATGTGGGAAGTTAATAGTGTACCAAGTGGATATGTTAGATTCCAACAAAATAGCGCAACAAGTTATACGGGTTCAAGTGTAACTCTTGAAGTGGATACTGCTATTAGTGGTAACTTACACTTCGCAGATAGTGACACTGTGGCTATACAAATCACTGCATCTGAAACTTCATTTGAAACTACAAAACAATATAGAGACCATACTCTAACGATTACCGATAATAAACCATACGCAATTGTATTTACTGATACATCTGCTAATCTAAACACAAATGGTGCTAGACCATCAAATATATTAAGTGTAATTTCATTCACGGAACCTCAATTTGGTATTGGTGATACTATTGACCATAGTCAATTCTCATTTACTGACCCAAGTGGTCAATTAACTGCATCACGAAATAGTGATGCTTATGAAGTAAGTGCTTTAACCAATTTGAGTGGGTCTACTACTTACGAGTTTACTGCAAGTATCGCTGATAGTTATGGTAATATCTCAACATCGGGTTCTTCATTTACAATCGTTGAAGCGGGACTTGGTACTCCTGGTGCAAATGGTGTATTTTATGTAATCGAATCGGCTGAAACTGGCGATAGTGTTGTTACTAACTCAAATGGTAGAACTGGAACTCAGGCTAAGTTGTCAGTAACATACTCACCACAATATAATTCAGCAGCAGTTGCATCATTCACATCATCGAATGCACAACTTAGTGTCGCGAGTAATGGTAATGTGAGTGTTGGGACTAACATTAGTGGTAGTGGTGATGACTATCCAGGAACAATTAGTTCAAATATTACTTATAGAGACCAATTTGATAACATAGGTAGTGGTTCAGTTAGTATTACTCTAACAATCAATAACGCCCCTACAGCCGCAGAACTTACTTCTACAAATAGAAATACCAATCAGGCAACTAATGGTAATCTATTATCCACTATAAAGTGGACTGATACTGAAGGTGATGCATTGAATGTATCTTCATTCACTTTAACAGGCACTGGCGCTTCTAACTTATCAAGTTCATATGATGGGTCTAATAACTTTGGATTATATGCAAATGGTGACCAATCAGCAGGAACTATCTCGTTTACGGCGAGCATAGAGGATGTACACGGATTCAGAACGGGTGTTTATAAAGATGATATTACAATCGCACAAGCTGACAATGGTACTCTAACATCTCCTGGTAATTTGTTTATTATTGAATCTGCTACAAATGGTGATGGTATTACAAATACCACAACTGGTATTGGTACTGCTAAAACTTTGAGTGTAACGTATTCACCAAGTTATGGGTCGCCGGTTGCACAAAACTTTACTTCAGACAACCCATTTATCTCAGTTGGTTCATCGACTGGTGTACTGACAGTTGGAAATAATATTAGTGGTAGTAGTAATGTAGATGGTTCCACTATTACATCGACCATCGGATGGTCAGACCAATATGGTAATCCAAATTCACAACCAATCACAATAAGCGTTACTCCGAATAACGCACCAAGTGTAACAAGTGATACACAAACCACTGCTAATTTAAATACAAACTTAGCGATTGATGATGCATTATTAACCACATTAACATGGGGTGATGTTGAGAGTGATTCTTTAAATATCAACACATTTAATTTAAGTGGTACTAACGCATCGAGTCTTTCGTCATCTTATATTGGTGGTAACTCATTTGAGATTCGTGCAAACGGAGCATTAGCAGCAGGAACATACAATTATAACGCAAATGTTAAAGATGTACATGGATTTAACCAAGGAGTATACTCTGACGCAATTACCATATCACAAGCAGGTGGTGGTAGTTTAAGTGTAAGTTCATTTAACATAATAGAATCCGCACTAAGTGGTTCTAATATCACAACTGATACTGATGGAATAGGTTCAGCCGCACAACTATCTGTAAATTATTCTCCAGATTATGGAAGTCAATCCGAGCAAAATTTTGCAACTGTTAGTTCGCTTGTACACGTAACTTCAACTGGTATATTAACTATTGAAGATAATGTAAGTGGTTCATACGCAAATGGAGCAAACTTCACGGCACCTATAACATGGACTGACCAATATGGAAACGCAGGAGCAGAGACTATAACAATTGAAGTTAGAAATAATGTAAACCCAAGTGTAACATTTGCTAGTAATGAAACTGTAAACGCACCTCTTTCGGCCGGTACTAAGTTGGGGTCATTTACTATAAGTGATACTGAAAACGATACACCATTTAGCGCGTCTATTAGTGGTAGAGACGCATCTAAGGTAGCATTGGACTCACAAAATGTAAACTCATCTTCATACTTTATTAACGCCGCTGACAATTCAGTTACAAGTCAAGCTGATTTACATTACATGGTCTCAGTTAACGATGCATATGGTGAGGATTTTGTCCACACCCCAAGAACATCATCAATTGGAGCAGTTCCAGCAGCAGCCCCAATTGTTTATATTTATGATATTGGGTTGTCTTCTACAAACTACAATAATACTCTTGGATATTCAGCCGCAACAAACGTAGTTCCTTCAACATTATCAACCGCTACTGTATATAGTGGATTCGGATTTGCTGATATAATACAATCAAGTTTGGGTGGAACAAGTCTATCTTATAGTTTTGGTAGTTCTTATACAGCAACTTTGTTGAATTCCAAATCAATGACTGACTTATATGATATTAGCGAATCCTTTGGTAGAATGAATAAGAATTCAGGACACCGTGTCGCTATAATTATCCCAAGTGGGTCTTCGATGAGTAATGTACCTACAATTATGGGCGATGGTTACAATTCAAATGGTTATTCTAACTTAGAGGTAGCTGTTGACAACGCAAATATAGGTAGTGGATTAGGTACTACTGAACAAAGTTATATACACAAGATAACCTTAGATTCAGCAGTAAATGGATTTGATGATTATATTATAATATCAACAGTAAATCCAGTAGCCGGTTCATCAAATATATTATTAGACATTAGACCTGATAATTCTACACCATAATAGGAGATAATTAAATGCCAGCAATTACAAGTAAATTAGTCTTATCATCAGCCGCCCAATCAGCAAATACTGTATTAGCTGATATTGGTTTAATAAAAGGTGCGTTATATGGTGTAAGTACTTTTAGCGATTTGGGAAACATTCACTCTAACTATGTTGAAGATGGGCAGTTGATGTTTGTCCAAGATGTATCAAAATTTTATTCGTTAACAATCACTGCGGCAAATCCACCAGTTACATTTACTGATACCTTTACTTGGAATGAAGTAACACTCGGAGCAAGTGGAGCACTTACCGCAGATGATACGGGTTCGTTTATTCTAGCATCACAAACTGGCTCATTCTTAACTTCCGCAGATACGGGATCGTTTATTCTAGCATCACAAACCTCATCAATGTCGGTTGCTACATCATCATTTATTTCAGATTCATTCATATCAGCATCTGCTGCAAGAAGTGGGTTTGGTTCTGGTGGTAGTGGTGGTAGTGGAATATTCACACAAGTAGGTTCCGATTATACAACAACTAATAATCTTCAAATTACTGGATCTGTAACTGTAAATAATGGGTTATTTAAATTAACGGAGTTCACAACACTACCAAATGTAGAAGAAGGTGCAATGGCATATTCAGCATCTAATTTTTACTTTGGTATTGGTGATGTTTAAAATAATAAAAACATACTTATAATAAGAAAATAAATTTTAAAAAAGTTACATCGATATATCAATTAATTGTATTAATACAAAAACAAAGGAAAATTAATTATGGCAACATGGAAAAAGGTCATTGTATCCGGTAGTAATATCTCGGATTTAAAAAATGACTCAAATTATTTATCAAGCGCAGGTGATGGAATTATATCAGCATCATCTGTAAGTTCTACCGCTCAAGGTGAGTTTACCTCATCATTCAATGGTGTACTAACTGAACTTAACTTAGGATTAACATCAACTGATGATGTTCAATTCAACTCTGTAACTGCATCAATTCAAGGTAATGTTGTTGGTGATGTAGTTGGTAATCTAACTGGTACTGCATCTTATGTAGATGGTGATGATGTTAACTTCGATGCGACTGGTAATGGTCAAACTGCAACTGAGTTCTCTGCATCTATCTCAGGTCGTATCTTAGGTCTTGAACAAGGACAATATGACTTAGAGTTCTCTGGTTCGACTGGAGATGGTACAATTACTGATGCTGAACACCTTAGTATCTTAGGTGGTACAAACGTAGATACAGTAGCAGCCGGTAACAGCCTTACTATTAACTTGGATGATACTATTAGTCTAAGTCAAGTAACTGCATCTATCGTATCTGCAAGTAATGGGTTTATTGGTGACTTAACAGGTGATGTAACGGGTAATGCTGACACTGCGACTACCTCATCTTATGTAGCTGCATCTTCACCATCACAAGGTACAGTAACAATTACTGGTAACGACATTGACTTGGGTCTTCAAGTAGCTGATTCGCCTGTATTCGCCGATTTAAGACTTACGGGTAATCTTACAGTTGAAGGTACAAGAACTGAATTGAACGTAGCAAACTTGAACGTAGAAGACGCATTCATTTTATTGAATTCTGGTTCAGCTAGTGGTGATACCGGTATCATTTTCGGTGGTGCTAACACTACTAATATCAATACTGGTTCAGCTATATTCTATGATGATAGTGATTCAGTATTTTCTTACGCTGCAGATGTTGAAGCGGGTGACGTTACAGCAACAGCTGCATCTAAATTAGGTAACATCCAAGTAATGGCTGGTGCTGGTTCTCATAATATGGCCGCAGCAACATTCCAAGGTGTGGGTACTATCGCTGTAGATAATGGTGAGTGTATTTGGATTCAAACAGCGTAATTTATTAATGTTGAAAAGGTTATATATGAGTTTACATAAAAAGTTGGGATTGTCCAACAATAAAACTCAAAATGATAAAGAGGGAACCCTCAAGCTCACTAAGGGTGAGCTTGAGTCCCTTCTTATCGGATTGGGTGAAGCTTCATTTAAAGGTAAGCAAGTTGAGTCAGTATTCAAACTAGCTATGAAGATTCAAAACGAAATTAAAAAATTAAGTTAATTTAATTATGAAAAGTTACGAAGGATTAAATGCAAGTGATTGGAAGATAGTCCAAATTGCATTAAACAAAATGGAAATTCGTGGTAAGGAAGCGCCTATAATCACAGGTATAATGGCAAAAGTTCAAATGGAACTTGAATTATTAGAATTACCCGTAAGTGAACGCCCTAAAAAGGGTGACATCATTACAAAGGAATAATTTAAGAATCCTCTACAAAAGTAGGGGATTTTTTTATTATAAACCAATCTACTACCAAATCTGAATTATCTATGTGGTTTTTATTTTATAGTAAACTATTTATAAGAGATTAATCAAACATAAACCTGGTTGTTGGCTCGAAAGAGAAGTGGGCATGAAAATGTTACCAACCGCAAATTAGGAAAAGGATATGCCGAATTGGAAAAAAGTCATCACTTCCGGTAGTGATGCAATTTTAAATCAAATTACATCATCAGGTGGAATAAACTCCACCGATATTACAATCAATGATTGGGGAAGTGTATCAGCTTCATTAGCATCATTGGATACATTAACCTATGGTGATTCTGATGTCAAACTCAAATTAAATACTGAAGGTGTACTTAGTGGGTCTACATTCTCATCACCATCTCAAGGTACTGTTAGAGCTACCATAAATGGTGTTAATTCTGATGTAGATACTGGCTTACAATCCGCAGATTCACCTACATTTGATAGTTTAACATTAACAGGTGACCTTACAGTATTAGGTAGTAAAGTAGACCTACAAGTAGCTGAACTTAATGTTCAAGATAAATTTATAAAAATAGCAAGTGGGTCAGCTAATCCTACGGCCGCTAACGGTGCAGGTATTTATATTGATGGGGCTGATGTGTCTTTACATTGGTCTAGTACCAATAGTAGATTTCAATTTGACGATGACCTACATACAGCAGCAACTCTTAACATTGGTAACGTAAACCACGCAACAACTGATACTGACAAGTTTTTGGTATTAGACTCTAATGGTGACGTAGACTATCGTACCGGCACTGAGGTCCTTTCAGATATTGGTGGTACTGGTGCTTCTAACCTTAGTGGTGCAGCAACTGAGATTCCATTCTTTAGTTCAACAAGTGCTATAACGAGTTCAGTTCGGTTAAAGTTAAATAAAAATATAACTACCGGTGATGTGTTAGTACACCATGGTCAGTTTAATGTAATCAATGACCCAAGTGTTTCGGGAACATCTGCAATGCAGATTATTGTGGGTTCTGGTTCAAGTGGTGATGTTTCAAATCCACAATATGATTCGTTCCTATCAATGGAACAAGAAAGTGCTACCATAGTAGGTCTTAGAGCACATGGTACAACACCAACATCAGCTCAAATTAAAATGAGAACTGATGTTAGTGATGCTTATTCGATTGGTAGACTAACAAACCCATATGGTGCAAATACTCTTAGAATAAAACCAGCTATTATTGCTGAAGGTGGTCTTTCTATAACTGGATCATTAACTATATCGGGTTCTAATACATTAAAAAATATCGGACCAGCACAATTTAGTGGTTCGGTTAATATTAAAACAGATAAGCAAGTACAAGCAACAACTGATACTGACAAGTTTGTTGTATTGGATGGTGACCAACTTAAATATAGAAGTGGTACGCAATTATATGATGATATAGGTGTTACTTCACTATCATCATCAATTGCAAGTGATATTGCTGGGCTTGATGCTGCTAGTGGTAATTACGTTATAAATGATACTGGAGCATCATCTAATAGATTAGCTATTTGGTCTAATACTGCCCGAATTAAAGGTGATTCTGCTTTTAAAATCCTCGAAAATAAATATGGTCAAGGTTTTCAATTTGACCAATGGGGTGGTAACCAAGTTGATACACTTAAATCACCGGCCTTCAAAGGGAATGGTTTGGAACTTGGAGATAATATCCCTGGAACCCCAGCACCATTCACAGCGTCTCTCACAATTCATACAAATCACGGAAACACTAGCAACTCAGTAGAAAAAACAGCTGAAGGTCATCAGTATGGAGTAGGCACTCATGTAATTTATCAAAAAGTGGGTTCGTCTTTCCATATACATTACAATATTTCAGAGGGTAGTGCAATGCGTTCTGGACAATTAACTATTGTTGTTAGTGGTAACGAGGTAGCGATGACCGAATATAGTACAACTGATATTGGAACTGGAAGTTCAAGTCCAGCTCAATTCTCAGCAACAGCATCTAACGGTGTGTTAACATTATCGATAACATCCGCCGGTGGTGGAACTATTTTGTTTAACGTAGAACGTATGTATAGTATATAAAATAAATTAAATCCTAAGTTTGGAAAGTGAAAAACACGAGGAAATAAAATGTCAAATAAATTTGTAATAAAGAATGGACTTAAAGTACAATCAGGTGGTATAAACACCACTGGTGATTTATCTATTACAGGTTCATTAGTAGTAACTGGAACACTAACGGCTGAGTCTTATATAGTAAGTTCCTCTGTAACACATAAGACTACCACATTTAGTAGTGGGTCAACCCAATTTGGTGATACTTCTAATGATACCCATGGATTTACCGGGTCAATGGATGTAACTCAACAAATTACTACACCGGATATAAAATTAACTGGATTAAGTAATGCAGGTGTTGATACTGATAAGTTCTTAGTATTAGACTCAAATAGTAATGTAGATTTTAGAACTGGTACTCAAGTACGTTCTGATATAGGTGCTGTAGCTATTGGTAATGAAATCCACCCAATACAATTGACAATAGATACGAAAAATTCACCTTTTGGTTATGTCGCATTTTCAGGATTATCTGATATACAATCACTCCCTAATAGAGCATTCACTACCTTTATAGCACCATGTACTGGTTACATCGAAGATATAATTGTATCACCCGAACAAACTAATTCAGTTCAGGACGATTGTGATATTTCACTATATAATGGTGGTTCGCAACAATCCTCTACAAATACGGAAACGTTACAAAGTGCAGGTACTAATGTAACCTTTAACTTTGGGGCTTCAAATTACTCATTTAGTAACGGAGATAGATTGAGTCTTGAATTTGATAAAAAAACTAATACTTCTGAATTGTACAATATGATGATTGTACTTAGGTTAACAAGTTAAGGGATAAAGTAATATGGAATTAATACACGGTTTACATAAAGATACCTTAATAGACATCAATGGGAGTCTCCAAAATATTGGTGACATACAACCGGGTGACGTAGTAAAAGGTTTTGAAATAAAAAGTGGTGTCGTAAGAGACAATAAAGTTGTTTGGGTAAAAACATCAACAATCGGCTCTTACATTGAATTCACCCTTTCAGATGGTTCTAACGTAAAATCATCAGTTGATGCTAAAATCTTAACCCTAATGGGTGAGTGGGTTTCACCAATAAATGCATTCAACAAACAAAAAGAATTACACAACGACCTACACATTACCTCATTAAGGTATGTAGAAGAATCGTTAGATATTATAAGTATAGAGGTAGAGCCTGACCACAATTACTATGTAGGTAAATTACTATTCCACAATACGGGTCCAACTGGTCCAGCTGGTCTAAAGGGTCAAAAAGGAGAAGCTGGTAATAAAGGTGTTACTGGAGCTCAAGGACCTCAAGGTGCACAGGGTCAAAAGGGAGCTACTGGTTCACAAGGACCTGGTGGTTCTACCGGCCCAACCGGACCTCAAGGCCCAACTGGTAACAATGGTGTAACTGGTCCTAAAGGTGCAACTGGCCCAACCGGCCCCAAAGGTTCAACAGGCCCTCAAGGTGGAACAGGCCCTCAAGGTGCTAAAGGTGTAAACGGACCTACTGGTTTAACTGGCCCTCAAGGTGCTCAAGGGAATGCCGGTCCTAAAGGTCAAAAAGGAGCTACTGGCTCACAAGGTGGAACTGGTGCTACAGGTGGAAAGGGTTCCACTGGTTCAAAAGGACCACAAGGTGCTGATGGCCCTCAAGGTGCTAAAGGCCCACAAGGTGCTACTGGCCCACAAGGTGATAAAGGTCAAAAAGGTGCAACTGGCTCAACCGGTCCTCAAGGTGGAGTAGGTCCACAGGGTGGAGCAGGCCCACAAGGTGCTACTGGCCCACAAGGTGGAACTGGTCCAACAGGCCCTAAAGGTCAAAAAGGAGCTACCGGCTCACAAGGTGGAACTGGCGCAACAGGTCCTCAAGGTGCTGATGGTCCTCAAGGTGCAACTGGCCCTAAAGGTGCTACTGGCCCACAAGGTGCTACTGGCCCACAAGGTGGAAAAGGTCAAAAAGGAGCTACCGGCTCACAAGGTGGAAAAGGTTCACAAGGTGCTAAAGGTGTAAACGGACCTACTGGTTTAACTGGCCCTCAAGGTGCTCAAGGAAATCCCGGCCCTAAAGGTGCAACAGGAGCTACTGGCTCACAAGGTGGAACTGGTGCTCAAGGTGGAAAAGGTTCTACTGGCTCAACTGGCCCACAAGGTGCTGCTGGCCCACAAGGTGCTAAAGGCCCACAAGGTGCTACTGGCCCACAAGGTGGAAAAGGTCAAAAAGGTGCAACTGGTTCAACCGGTCCTCAAGGTGGGGTAGGTCCTCAAGGTGGAGCAGGCCCACAAGGTGCTACTGGCCCACAAGGTGATACTGGCCCAACAGGCCCTAAAGGTCAAAAAGGAGCTACCGGCTCACAAGGTGCAACTGGCCCAACAGGACCTCAAGGTGCTGATGGTCCTCAAGGTGTAACTGGCCCTCAAGGTGCTACTGGCCCTCAAGGTGCTACTGGCCCACAAGGTGGAAAGGGTCAAAAAGGAGCTACCGGCTCACAAGGTGGAAAAGGTTCACAAGGTGCTAAAGGTATAAACGGACCTACTGGTTTAACTGGCCCTCAAGGTGCTCAAGGAAATCCTGGCCCTAAAGGTCAAAAAGGAGCTACTGGCTCACAAGGTGGAACTGGTGCTCAAGGTGGAAAAGGTTCTACTGGCTCAACTGGCCCACAAGGTGCTGCTGGCCCACAAGGTGATAAAGGTCCACAAGGTGCTACTGGCCCACAAGGTGATAAAGGTCAAAAAGGTGGAACTGGCTCAACAGGCCCTCAAGGTGGAGTGGGTCCTCAGGGTGGAGCAGGCCCACAAGGTGCTACTGGCCCACAAGGTGATACTGGCCCAACCGGTCCTAAAGGTCAAAAAGGAGCTACTGGCTCACAAGGTGCAACTGGTCCAACAGGACCTCAAGGTGCTGATGGTCCTCAAGGTGCAACTGGCCCTCAAGGTGCTACTGGCCCTCAAGGTGCTACTGGCCCACAAGGTGGAAAGGGTCAAAAAGGAGCTACCGGCTCACAAGGTGGAAAAGGTTCACAAGGTGCTAAAGGTGTAAACGGACCTACTGGTTTAACTGGCCCTCAAGGTGCTCAAGGAAATCCCGGCCCTAAAGGTGCAACAGGAGCTACTGGCTCACAAGGTGGGACTGGTGCTCAAGGTGGAAAAGGTTCTACTGGCTCAACTGGCCCACAAGGTGCTGCTGGCCCACAAGGTGCTAAAGGTCCACAAGGTGCTACTGGCCCACAAGGTGATAAAGGTCAAAAAGGTGGAACTGGCTCAACAGGCCCTCAAGGTGTAGTAGGTCCTCAAGGTCAAACAGGCCCTCAAGGTGGGACAGGCCCACAAGGTGATACTGGCCCAACAGGCCCTAAAGGTCAAAAAGGAGCTACTGGCTCACAAGGTGCAACTGGCGCAACCGGTCCTCAAGGTGATACCGGCCCACAAGGTGCGGTAGGTCCAACCGGTCCAACTCAACCAAAAGGTCAAAAGGGAGCTACTGGCTCACAAGGTGCAACTGGTCCAACAGGACCTCAAGGTGCTGATGGCCCTCAAGGTGCAACTGGCCCACAAGGTGATAAAGGCCCACAAGGTGCTACTGGCCCACAAGGTGATAAAGGTCAAAAAGGTGGAACAGGCGCAGATGGTGGTAAAGGTCAACAAGGTGACCAAGGTGCTCAAGGTTTAACAGGTGGAACAGGCCCACAAGGTGACCAAGGTGCTCAAGGTGATACCGGCCCTCAAGGTGATAAAGGTCAAAAAGGTCAAACTGGCCCTCAAGGTGCTGATGGCCCTCAAGGTGCTGATGGCCCTCAAGGTGCTACTGGCCCACAAGGTGATAAAGGTCCTCAAGGTGTAACTGGCCCACAAGGTGATAAAGGTCAAAAAGGTCAAACCGGCCCAGATGGTGAAAAGGGTCAACAAGGTGACCAAGGTGCAACTGGTCCAACTGGTGGAACAGGCCCACAAGGTGACCAAGGTGCTCAAGGTGATACCGGCCCTCAAGGTGATAAAGGTCAAAAAGGTCAAACTGGCCCTCAAGGTGCTGATGGCCCTCAAGGTGCTGATGGCCCTCAAGGTGCTACTGGCCCACAAGGTGATAAAGGTCCTCAAGGTGTAACTGGCCCACAAGGTGATAAAGGTCAAAAAGGTCAAACCGGCTCAGATGGTGAAAAGGGTCAACAAGGTGACCAAGGTGCAACTGGTCCAACTGGTGGAACAGGCCCACAAGGTGACCAAGGTGCTCAAGGTGATACCGGCCCTCAAGGTGATAAAGGTCAAAAAGGTATAACTGGCCCTCAAGGTGTTGCTGGCCCTCAAGGTGATACTGGTTCCCAAGGTAATGTGGGTCCTCAAGGTGATAAAGGTCAAAAAGGTCAAACTGGATTTGAAGGTGCTAAAGGTCAAAAAGGTCAAACCGGCCTACAAGGCTCTAAAGGTCAAAAAGGTATTTCTGCTCTTGGTACACTAATTAGTGGTGTATCACCTGGATTGACGTGGGATACTACAAGAGGTGTACTTAAATTTAATAATGGTGGTAGTACTTATGTACTTCATATGTACGTAAGTGGTTCATACTAATATAGATAAACAAGTAATATGGCAGGATTAAATACACAACTCGTAAGATTACCAAATAGTTCATCAGTTACGATTAACACTCTACAAAGTGGGTCATCAGTAAGTGGTGTTGTATTACCAGGTTTAGGTTTAAATGAACAAGACTTTAGAAATTGGTCTTCTACTGATATATCTTCAACCTCACTTGGCGTAGCCAGTGTTGTATTTGAAGCAACCCATAGTGGTAGTGTCATCGAATTCAATAGTGGTGACCTTACAGTATCACAACATCAAAAAATCTTAATTAAAGATTCGAGTGGTTCGTATTACTTTACACCTGCTAATACTGTTAATTTAAATTCTGATTATTTAGTAAAGTACACCGATAGTGGTATAGTTGAAGAACTAATCACTTCAGCATACGAAATACAAAACCAATCCATACATACCATTGCTATTGAAGACATTGACGTTTACTTAGCAGATGGATACATAGTTCATAATCCACCTGGATATAATATTTTCAGTTGTGACCCAGCTACCGGCTATATGTACTATGGTGATAGATTTATGCTTGATGTAGATCCTGGCCCAAACTCTTTGCTTTGTTACGAGGCTGTATTCGATGAAGTAGGTACTATTCCAGATAGAGCTCCCGACAATTGTGTATTTACAGGCAACCCTGTCGAGGAAGCTTCCTTTGGTATCGTTCTTGCAGAACAATGTGGTGATTCTCCTTTTGGCGATACGGATACTTCACCGGGTCCTGCCGGTCTAGCAGGACAAAAGGGTCAAAAAGGTAATGATAATAAGGGGTATAAAGGTAGTACTGGTGGTCAAGGTCCTAATGGATTAGAAGGAGCAAAAGGTTCAACTGGCGCACAAGGTCCTACTGGTGGACAAGGTCCTACTGGTCCCCAAGGTGCATCAGGTTCAACGGGACCTCAAGGGCCAAAAGGTTCAGCCGGCCCATCTCCTGGTGGTGACCAAGGTGCAACTGGCCCCACCGGTCCTCAAGGTAATTCCGGAAACCAAGGTCCTAAAGGTGTTCAAGGCCCACAAGGTGCAGTTGGTCCATCACCTGCAGGTCAAAAAGGTGCAACTGGCCCACAAGGTGCTCAAGGACCATCTGGTGGTGTCGGAGACGTTGGTGCAGCTGGTTCTAAAGGTGTTCAAGGCCCACAAGGTGATGAAGGTGCAGTAGGTGCATCACCAAAAGGTGCTGCTGGTCAAAAGGGAGCTACTGGTTCAACCGGCCCTAAAGGTGTTCAAGGTCCTAAAGGTGTACAAGGCCCTAAAGGTGTTCAAGGTCCTAAAGGTGTAAATGGACCATCGCCAGCAGGTCAAAAAGGAGCTACCGGGTCCAAAGGAGATACTGGCCCTCAAGGCCCTAAAGGTATTCAAGGTCCTAAAGGTGTTCAAGGCCCACAAGGTGATGAAGGTGCCGTAGGTGCATCACCTAAAGGTCAAAAAGGTGAAACTGGTGCTACTGGCTCTAAAGGAGATACTGGCCCACAAGGTAATTCAGGAAATCAAGGTCCTAAAGGTGTTCAAGGCCCACAAGGTGCAGTTGGTCCATCACCTGCAGGCCAAAAAGGTGCAACTGGCCCACAAGGTGCTGAAGGACCATCTGGTGCCAATGGTGATAAAGGTGTTCAAGGTCCTAAAGGTGTTCAAGGTGGAGTAGGTGATGAAGGTGCCGTAGGCGCATCACCTAAAGGTGCTGCTGGTCAAAAGGGAGCTACTGGTTCAACCGGCCCTAAAGGTGTTCAAGGTCCTAAAGGCGTTCAAGGCCCTAAAGGTGTTCAAGGTCCTAAAGGTAAAAATGGAGCATCACCAGCAGGTCAAAAAGGTGCTACTGGCCCTAAAGGAGATACTGGCCCTCAAGGCCCTAAAGGTATTCAAGGTCCCAAGGGTGTTCAAGGCCCACAAGGTGATGAAGGTGCAGTAGGTGCATCACCTAAAGGTCAAAAAGGTGAAACTGGTGCTACTGGCTCTAAAGGAGATACTGGCCCACAAGGTAATTCAGGAAATCAAGGTCCTAAAGGTGTTCAAGGCCCACAAGGTGCAGTTGGTCCATCACCTGCAGGCCAAAAAGGTGCAACTGGCCCACAAGGTGCTGAAGGACCATCTGGTGCCAATGGTGATAAAGGTGTTCAAGGTCCTAAAGGTGTTCAAGGTGGAGTAGGTGATGAAGGTGCCGTAGGCGCATCACCTAAAGGTGCTGCTGGTCAAAAGGGAGCTACTGGCCTTCAAGGTCCTGTTGGTGGTCAAGGTGAAGATGGTGTTCAAGGCCCTAAAGGTGTTCAAGGTCCTAAAGGTGTAAATGGTCCATCACCAGCAGGTCAAAAAGGAGCTACTGGCCCTAAAGGAGATACTGGCCCTCAAGGCCCACTTGGTGACCAAGGTCCTAAAGGTATAACTGGCCCACAAGGTTCATCTGCTCCTGGTCAAAAAGGAGCTACTGGTCCTAAAGGAGATACTGGCCCGCAAGGCCCTAAAGGTGTTCAAGGCCCTAAAGGTGTTCAAGGTGGAGTAGGTGATGAAGGTGCAGTAGGTGAATCACCTAAAGGTCAAAAAGGTGAAACGGGTGCTCAAGGACCATCGGGTATTTCAGGTGATAGTGGAAATAAAGGTATTCAAGGTTCTAAAGGTGTTCAAGGTCCTAAAGGTATAAAAGGTATAATTGGATTATCACCTAAAGGTCAAAAAGGTGAAACTGGCGGTCAAGGTCCTAAAGGTGTTCAAGGTCCTAAAGGCGTTCAAGGCCCTAAAGGTGTTCAAGGTGGAGTAGGTGATGAAGGTGCAGTAGGTGAATCACCTAAAGGTCAAAAAGGTGAAACGGGTGCTCAAGGACCATCAGGTATTTCAGGTGATAGTGG